TCTATATATTTTTACTCTGCGCTGTCTCGGCCAGGCAGTACCCAGGCGCCTCGAACATTTCCTGTTTGACAATTCAACTGTAGCACCCTTTAGTTGATATGCATTCTGGTACTGCCGCATGAACTCAAGCATCGGCTTTTTTTCAATTATGGTGTTGTTCAGCCTTTGGGCATACGACTCGATAACCTTAACTTTTGAATTTCCCGTCCCAACGTTGCTCATGTATTTCATTTGTAACCCCCCTTAATGTTTAGTATTCTATGCATGATTCAACAAGCATCGGCTCTGTAATGGCCCATAGGTCCTCGGGTAAAAATGCCGGCTCAAAAGTATGTGTCCTGCCGATCATACCCTTTGCAACATGCTGGACTGTTATTTTAACGAGAAAATTTTCCTGGAATTCAACGTCTATAAATGAGTCTGCCCAACACCCAAGTTGTTCTGATTTAATGCTTTTTTTAAATGCGAAGATTCTTGTTTTTTTCATTTTATCCTCCGTTTTTTTGTTGTGTTAAACTTAGTATCGGCCATCTGAAAATATACTTTAGCTTTTTTTTTATTTTTTTGTCAAGCTTTTTTTTGCACCATTAAGAAAGTTTTTGTGATACTATGTTCACATGCCTTATAAAAACGACACAGGATACCCATCGAGCACAGAAATTCTGTCTCCGTGGATAGACAAGGATTATTTCAAGCCTATCCATTCTGAGCGAGGAATGTCTGTCCATGGACAATGTGCTGCGAACCTATTAAATCTACCGGTATTGCCTCAGCATCGATGGCCTACATATTATGAATCATTCCTAAAGCTTAGGCCTCATATATTGGAGGTATACGTCGTTGAGATCAGATATGTTGATGAAGATCTTGGATTCTGTGGTCAGCCGGATCTTATCGCCAGGATGGACGAAACATATAACAATTGGACTATTCTTTGGGATTGGAAAACATCCCAGGCACGTTATAAGTATTGGGGTCCTCAAACGGCCAGCTATAAACACCTGGTCGAGACAAATACGGGGCTACCTATTGATCGATGCGCGACGGCCAGGCTTCGCGGACCAAATAATAATCCGCACCTTCCACCGCTTATTGATATTTTTCAGCCGGAGCAGACAGAATTCCATTGGCAGGTATTCTGTAACGCTCTGATAAACCATAACTTTTTTGGAGGTAAATATGGATATTGATTTAAGCGTGACAAAAAAACCAGAAAGACACGATCTTGTTGTCCTGAAAATGGCCGATATTGTCGTGGATGACGCTGATTTCTCGATCAAGAATTTGGCTGTTTTCGGGAAAAAAATCATGCTCAAGATTGAAGCCATGCAGGAAGAGGCCAATTCATTTCGGGCTACCTCTGCAAACAAAGACGATGCCACAGAGAGAGGTGCACAGGCAAAAAAGCTTGCAACCCTATTCGACAAAAAACGACAGGCGTATAAAGAGCCATATCTTAGACATGGCAAAGAGATCGATTCGGTTTTAATGCCTATCGTTAAGGCGCTCAAGGATATCGAAAAAACCATGGGCTCCAAATTATCGAAGGTCCTTCATAAAGAGGCAGAGAAAAAACGCCAGGAGGAAGCGGCAGCCAGGGCTGCTGAGCAGGAAGCAGCCAGGGAGGTTGCAAGAATCACGAAACAAAAGATCGCCCCGCCTGTGGCCTCTCAGCCGGCCTACGCAATTCCGCAAAGGGTCCAGGCAGAGACTGGGTCCGCTGGATTGAAATACAAGCCAGAGTTTATTGTTGTGGATTCTCTGTCTGACGTCGATCCTGCGTACCTGCAGTTGAATGAACGTGCATTGGCAGACGCCTACCGAAATGGTATGCGCGGGAAAGATATCAAAGGGATTATGATTAACGAGATCCCTGTAACCAGTTTCGCAAATAAAAGGAGCTAAAAATGTCAGAAAAAAATTTACCGGCAATCCCGGTCGAAAAAGGCGAGATAGCCCCTAATGACATAGAGGGTCTTTGGTGGCTTGCAAATAGATTTTCAAACTCCGGAATGGTGCCAAAGGCATATATAAATTCTCCGGAAAAGGTTATCGTCGCCTGGGACATGGGCCTTTCCCTCGGACTAAACCGGACTGCAGCCCTTCAGAATATCGCGGTTATAAACGGCATGCCATCCGTTTGGGGTGACGCTGCCCTCGGGCTCGTTCAGAATTGTGATGAGTTTGAGGACTGCATCGAAACCTTCGCCGGAGAAATGTGGGCTGGCGATAAGATCAATAAGAATTTCAAGGCTATATGCCGCATAAAGCTGAAGAACCGCGAAGATGTTGTTAGGGAATTCTCTATCGGCGAGGCGATATTGGCCGACTTGTGGGGGAAAGATATCTGGAAAAAATATCCGAAAAGAATGCTTCAAATGAGGGCCAGGTCCTGGGCTATCCGCGACGCCTTACCTGGAGCCCTTAAAGGTTTGAAAGTCGCCGAGGAAGCAATGGATTATGACGTCGACCTTGTGAAAGCATCCGACGGAACATTCATTCCGGAATCCACCGAAATGACAGATGATGATCTCGCCGAGGCCATAAAAGCAAGATATGATACTGATACCCCTGTTGATTTTATCCGGTATTTAATAGACACAATGCACGCGAATGATGCGACAGCAAAAGATTTCCTCGATTATATCGAGAACCATGGCGCAGAATTACTCGCGGGGTATAACGCGAACGTTGTCGACGCTGATTTCCAACCACCGGAAGAACCGGAAACTTCTGAGCCAGAGGCCGTTGAACCCGAGGCCGTTGAACCCGAGGTGGTTGAACCAGAGGTGGTTGAACCAGAGGTGGTTGAACCCGAACAGGAAGAGGTTATAGCTGACGGGTGGATAGCCCCCGGGTGGGCAGCGGAAAACGTCGATCTTATCAATCTTGCATGTAAATTTAAAGCGTCGCTTAAAAATGTCGTCGATTGGATAGAAATTATTTGCGATCGCCAAAATCTTGGGCCTGGTGATGTCGTCGTGTATATCGAAAAACACATGGACAGGGCAGAGAAAACATTCGGCGAATATATCGAAGAAAATCGCCGTGATGCATCCGTAGCCGGCGAAGAGGTCGCCGAGGATACCGACGTCGCAAAAGAAGAACCAGACCAGGAGAAGGCGCCAATGTCGCCGGCCGCCGAGGTCAGGATGTTCAACCATATGTCCGCGGCAGATCTTGAAGTATGGGTAAACGAAAACCTCGATACTGTCAAGGTGTTTTCAGATGAATCCCGCCAAAAGCTGGTTGACAAATGGAATCGCCTGGTAAAGAAGCCTTTCCCTGGGAGCCAGGAAGAGCCTAAAAAGGCAGAGCCGGACAGGGAAGTAAACGATAATGGTCCGGACCTTAATGAGATCGAGGACAGGAAGAAAGAAAAGATCAGGACCAGGCTCGTTTATTTGCGTAAAACATATCCGAATACCTGTGAAGAGATCAGGGAGAAACACGGATTCGGCCAGATGGTTAGCAGCGACGACGCAGCAAGAATATGGGTTGATGATGTGCTCGACCTGCTATCGAAGAAAAAATCTGAGGGAAAGGAATTGAACTGATGAAACGCCTACCGGATGAATCCTTCGAGGATTATAAGAAGCGCAGGAAGCTCGCGAATGAGGAAACAAAAGCAAGGCTAAAGGGTAGAAGGGTGTTCGAGTCAACATACCTGTCCCTTGAGAAGGACCCCGAAACAGGTGACGAGAAAGTAGTTATAAAAACAAAGACTTACCAGCGCGGAAAGAATGGCCTATCCATGTCTCAGGCAGACAAAAACAGATATGATGCTTTGCTAAGAAAGGCAGAAAGGAAAGCGAAAAATGCAGATGAAAATACCAAACATTAAATTCGATTTGGACGGATGCCTTATTGATTGGTCCTCATATTTCAGGGCATTAATGAACAATATGGGATTTACTGTCAGAGATACCGGTGGGTTTTATTGGGATCTATACAATGAAAAAGGGCAAAAATTAAGCTATGAAGATGCCTCTTATTTTGTTTATGCGTCCATGGAGCATGTCGAAGAATTTCACCCAATGCCTGGAGCCAGATCGTTTCTGACATGGTTTTACGAATTTACAAACCGTCCGGTACAGGTGATAACCCATAGGCCATACCAGGTAGCAGGGTACACTCACCAGGTTTTTGAGAGGCTATTCCCAGGGGTCCCGTTCACAATTTCCTTTGTTTTAAATACGTCTGACAAGCCGTTGTTTATGGGCGATTCAATTATTTTTTATGAAGATCGCCGCAAGACGGCAGTCGAAATGGCCGAGCTCGGGTTCACAGTTTTTATGCCAATGCGTGACTATAATTGGCCGATATCAGAGTGCACAGTACCGGTCGTCGAGCTTAATAAACTCGACCCAAAAATAGAATACCAGGGTGGTCCTTGGCTTAAGGATGGTGGCAGGATTATAGCCGTGTATTCAATACTGGACCTGCAGGACAAGCGGGTGGTGAACCTTCTATTCAAATAGCCCATGCCGGAAAAAGAACGGGGGAGCGTGGGCGGCTCCCCCAAACATTTATTCTGGCTTTTTCTTCAAGCTCTTTACAATATCTATCGCCGGCTGAGCGGTCTTTTCAATCGACCGGCCGACAATGTACCCACCAAGGCCATACTTCAAAAGCGTGAATACTTCAACAAGAACAGACTCCGTTATGTATTCTGGCTTTATCCCAAACCATGTCAGGAATAAAAGGAATAGAAATCCGAGCATGGTTATCGGGCGCCAGGACCTCGTAAGCCACGACTCTGAATTCGCCTCAGCCATTATGATATCGCGCTGTGCGGCAATCGTGGCCATCAATTCCTGGTGGTTCATCCCCATTACTGTCAAGGATATTTCCTGCTTCAACTTCTCGGCGAGGTCCTTATCTGGAACTGCCTTGTCGATAACCCCTATCACCTTATCAAGGATCTTGCCGACAACTGGAAGCGCGGCTAAAATTGGGAATGCCATTATACCCCCCTCCGCATAATATCAGAAAGCTCTATCGCCCTTACACCAACCTGCTCGGCCCATTTTGAGTCAAGCATTTCAATGGCAGCAATGTGAAAATCCTCACCCTGCATGGCGGCGATAAACTTTTTGAATTTGCTCAATTTTGTATATCCGAGATTAAACATCATATTGAATAGAACCTCCTGGCGCTTTTCATTAAGATGATATAATCCGTTTACAGATATAAACTTTTCATGATCTTCGAGGACGATGGAAAGGTCATAAGAAAGAATAGACTCCCAAATATGATCCGGAAGCTTCGAACCCTCATGAAAGGCATGACCATAACCACCAGTAGGCACCCCGACGGTATCGATGTAAATACTATCGCGGTATCCCTCGTGGCGCATTATATCCTGTTTAACTTTTTTCCAATTCATTGTAACCCCCCAATATTATTATTCTTTATTTTTCATTTGTATCAACAGGGTCTTTACCTCGCTGACCTTGTCTCCAACTCGATCGATCTTATTTTCAAGCTGTATCTGTCTTGTGTTGACCTCTTTTATATCCTCAGCGATATGTCTCTCGTGGGCGTCCATCCTTTCCTTGGACTCTATCTTTGTCTGGTATGTCTCCGGAAAATTAGCAACCCGCTCGAATTGCCAGGCTCCAAGGAAGCTGAGGATTCCGACAAAGCACATTAGGACAAGGGATATCCACCAGCTATTTCGCTCAAAAGTACCTCTAACTTTATCGACCATTATTCAAATTCCCCATTTCGCCTTTAATCCATTTATATTATTTGTTATTGGCTCATTGTAATTATATGCAATAAATTCCATTATATACATTGTTTTCCTATTGTTTGTATCCCAATTTGCTGCAAGGGTAAGCCCACCCATTATCTGCGTTCCAACATTCGCCTGAGAATAATTAGAACCATCAATATTTATGAAGGAAAAAGTTGTGTTGAATTTCACAGACATGACATGTATATTTGTATCCATAAGTACGTTTTGATCATATATTGCACCTGCGTACAGTTTTATTTCGTTGCCCTCAAGATATGCGTATTGCCTCCACGAGCCTGACCCCATTCCAGAAAACATAGCTCCGTCTGTCAGATTCGCAAACTTAAAAACCATGAAATATGTAGCAGGCTGTATAACGTCTGGCCAATCATATCTTAGATAGTTATTGTCAAAATAAACGGCCGGCAACGATCCTTGGATATTCGTTTTAAAAACAGGAGACGATCCAGTAAGGTGATACCCGTTACCCGACAAGTCTGTCCATGAATTTACGCTGTCGTTATTATTAAGGGAAAGCTGGCTTGCATCGTACCATCCATATGGCGTACCTGATGGAACGAATGGTGCGCCAGCCTCTTCGCCGGATATCTTCGAAATATTTCCGACTGCCTTTTTATTTATATCAGAGACAGACCCATAAGCTGCTGTATTTATTTCTGAAATAGACATTAGGCAACCTCTATAAACGTTTTGTCTGGATCAAAAAATATGATATCTGCAGACATCGCATACCCGATAACCCTTACTATTTCGCCGGACCCTGATGGAGCGGTCTCTGTTATATCCCCGGCATCGGTATCCGCATACAACGGGGCGCCTACCGTCCAATTCCAGGAATCTTGCCTCATGAATCCTCTTGTCAAAACCTTCTTTACGCCGGTGCCTGATTCCATGGCCATTACAAGCATGCTTGAACATGTGGCCTCTGCATCAGCATCTGCATCCCCGAAATTCCCGTCAGACTCAAGATGGAGAAGGCCGCCTATCCCGATTGTGTTCGCGTCAACGGTTACACGGATCATGTCGCCGGATCCGGTTTCGTCTGTGTTCGGCGTCGGGTCTACTTCGAAGCAACCACCACCAGTTAAAAGGACGCCGTCAATAGTAGTCGCGAGCCTTGGGTAGCCGGCCCAATAAAGAGCAGAACCTCCGCTCGGATCGAAGTCTGCGACCGTTACGGTACCAAATCCACTCTGGACTGCTGTTAGCTCGATATGGTCATCATCTTGCAATGCCCTTATAACAAGCTTGTCAGGTAATCTTCCAGTCACCATGCCAACGCCAGATGGCACATCGTCATATACTACTAAGCTGCCGCCGTCTGCCTCTGCGATCAGATCTGCCCTTGTCTCACCAGATCCAGGGTCTATTACACCAATATTTGAGGCGGTACCGTCCGAATAAAAATATGAAACAAGTCCGATTGTATCTGGAGTGTATTCTGCTCCAAAATAGAAACCGTTATCATCCTTTGTCCCAATCATTATTGGGATATCGCCTACTGGTGCATACTCTGCAAACCGGAAGCATCCATTACCGTTTAACGTTATATCAACAACCCCGCCGGCACCGGTATCGACAACCTCTACGCTCGAATCATCGGCTTCTATTTTAGAGAGGTCAAGCGCAGCAATGGCGTCGTCTACTATTTGCTGCAAAAGCTCCTCTGTATTCCACCTTCCTATTCTCCAACCACCCATGGTATTACCTCCGGATTATTGCATTGCCACCCATGCATTTATAACGGCCGGTGCCTCTGCCGTTTCTGTGAATATAAATTTAATCTTTCTGGATAGCTTAGGGTTGATATCGAACAGAGCATTCCCGTCTGTACCTGGACCACTCGCTTCTGTGAATGCTTCCGCAATAACGCCGGCGGCTTCCTGGTCTATCCAAACGGGATTCTGGTCCATATTGGTCAATTCATAGGATATGTCTACCTCTGCATCAGCCCCTGTAATTGCGACCTGCAGAGAGAAAATACCCTCGAGATTGAACCGCTCAAAATCTATTATATATTCGACTGTCCCTAATGCGGGGAGTGCCTTATCGCCGAATATTTGTATTGCTGATGTGGGTGTACTCATTGTAACCTCCTGATTTTATTTCTTATCTTCATATAACTTCATGACGTTCCGGACAATCTCGTTCTTCTGTCCGGTCCACCTGTCAATTTTTTCCTTCTTTTCGTCACCGTCCATAGTATCGCTAAGCCAGGCTTTGCGTATTTTTTTGTTTAGATCTGTGAGCCGGCTTCTTTCCTTATGGAATCTCTTCCGCATTGAAAGCTTTTTCCGGTGCTTTTCCTTGATCGCCTTGGCAGCCTCATAATCGCCTATCATATTAAGATGTTTGACGTCTGCGAAAAGCTGGTCTGCCTCTTTTGTTATTTCATATAACCTACTAATATATTTGGTGTAACGGGGATTGTCGGCCTGGCGCAAGAACCTACCGATCATTGGGTAGTCGTCTACCCTCTTTGTCGGTCGCTCAGGGTAATCCATCAACCACCTGGCGGCCGGATCCGTAAAGAAGAGAGCAAGGTTGACATATGTCGCGAAATACCCCTTTACGAACTCCTCCGCTCTTTTTGGCGGTATCCCGGCTATCTCACCAAGGGCCTTGAATGTTTCAGAGGTCCATGGCTCTGCCCTAAGCCCTGGAGATAATTTGCCAATCCGCTCTCCCTCGATTTGTCGGCCGGTGAACATGCTCTTGTTAAAGATCTGTTCTGCAATCGGTATGGCCGCCTGTGGGACCGGATTGAAAGCGAACGTATCCATTACTGCGTGGCCCATCGTTTTTAATATGTACGTCCACGACTCATTGCCGACAGCGGAGTCTGCTGCAGCGGTCCATAGGGTTGATCCTATGACACCAGTCTCAAAAGGCTTCGGTATACGGATATGCCAATCTCCTATCCAAAAATTATAGTATTGCCATTTCTCCCAATCCTCAAGCTCTTTATATCTTTCGTCGTCTGCGAACGCTGCCCAGGCAGCCAAAGACAGGGCGGCCAGCGCAAGGGTTTTGCCGGCGAAAACCTTCGGATTCTCTTTTGCCGCTCGGCCCATTTTATACAGGCCCTGGATCCTTGCATTAAGGAATGGAACGACTGCTGTAAAGAATGCAAGGTTGTCAGATGTTCCAGACATCTGGAAGTCCATTATATCCCGGGCGCCGAATGCGGCTTCAAGCTGTGTCTTTCCTTTTTTGCGAAGGTTGCTGTATAGCTGTACCCTTGCAGCGTTCTCTGAGGCCTCTCCTATTTCAGCCCAAAGCCTCCATGGCGCGGCGAGAACATTCCATACCTTTCCGCGCATCTTCTTTTCAGAGACACCTTTGAGGTATTTAGAAACAGCCTTAGGATCATCTGCCCTTACATAAGAGCCAGCGAACGCATGTCCGGAAGCAAGATATTCTATGTAGTCCTTATCCTTAAATACGATCTTCGCGACACCCTTTATTGAGTCAAGGAATGGTATAAAGTCGTTTGATATCATCCCGGTATGCAGCGTGTCCCTCAGGAAGTTTGCAGCCTTGAACGCAGGGCCAAAGGTGGCTCCCATTGTAAGCCATCTTTTTGGATATCTCAGGGCGTTCACGAGCATATTGTCTGCCCTGATTGATCTCATCAAACTCATTGCTGAAAATAGCTCCGGATCATTTACCCTGAAAAACCTGGTCTTTCCCTTATCCTTGAACCCGAGCACCGGCTCACCTGTTTTCTGCTCGATAAAGGTAGCCTTTCCAACACCCTTGAATCTAACGGTATCTGACCATTTGACCTCTTCGATAAGGGGCTTTTCAATTTCATTACCATCATCATCGAGTGCCATGTATCCACTCGGAAGGCCAAGGTCGACAGCATTCCGGAACGCATCACCTCGAGCTTTGTTCTTGACACTCTCGACGATAAGATGATTCCAGTTTTTCATAATATTTTCAAAGGGATCTCCGATTTTCTTTTCAGAACCTTTGAGCCGTTTTATCTGTGAGGACAAAAACTTTGACCCCTGCAATGGGCCTTTTATGAATTCATTAGATGATTCCTCATCCTCGAAAACGCGATAGAACGGGATATAGAATTCTTGCTGGAATAGCTTCCTGGAAGCCGGATCTATTAAACCGGCTTGCTGAGCTATATCAAGAATGGCATCGTTAAATCCCTGGAATTCTTTATTAATCTCATTCCATGATTTTTTACCCTTTGGGTCGCCTATCCATTTCATCAATATATCTCTGTCAGTTTTATCCAGAAGCTTCTCGCGGCCTTCTGCGTCCAGGGCCTCTGCCCTTTTGACAACCAGCCAATAGAAAAATTTCTCGCCATCTTTACCGAGGCTTTTAACCCATGGAATAAATCCCTCGTTTTTCGTATCGACAGTAAGCACATTCCCGTCCGCATTCCATTTTAATTTCCCATGCAAAAGCTGGCCGAGGACCGACGTCGGAGCACCAGGTATACCGCGGTGTAGCATGTAAATAATACCTTCCCCGAAGCGTGCCTTTATTGGTGCGAATCTGTCTGCAATCAGGGTTGCTCTATTTTTCCAGAATGATTTCCAGGACTTAGCAACCTTTTCCCGCATCGGGACATCGTCTCTTCCGATCTTCGCGTCTATGACAGCCTTCGCATCTTTTTCAATAATTTCAACTGTATCGAAGCCAGGGATTATCGGGACATCGTCAACCGTATTCATATCGTACCAGGTTTGATCGACGAAGTCCTTAAAGCTATCGTATCCGGAATCCTTCATTATTCCATCAAGGGTCGACAGGTCTGTATTGTCGTCATAGATAAAATCGTTCAACTCATCCATGGCGGCCTCGTATGCGCCGTCCCTTTGATCAGGATTCAAGATCTCCCTGTTTATCGTTTTTATAATAAGCTGTTCAGCGGAATCCGCAATTTGAGTCCGGTCCTCTCTGGTTGCATCCCAGGTAGCCGGCGCGATATCGTCAAGCCTCGAGTCGACGAACTCCTCGAATGATCCATACCCCTCGATAGCATCATCGACGATATCATCGAGTAGCTCTGAATTTGTTTCACCAGTTTTCACAAAATTATCAAGGGCTTCCTTCGCGGACTCCCATGTCTCAGGCGCCTTATCTGTGAATCCGAATTTATTATCGATCGCGGTTTTTATCGGGAAATAAAGCTCTTGAGCTATGTTCTCCCGCTCGAGCTCTGTGGCATCCTCAGGATAAAAGTCGAATTCGACCATTGGAGCGACACCAATTGGTCCGGCGACGACGATCATATTCTCGTGAGCACGATCACCTATGAATGCGCCCTTCTCTGTACCATCGAGGCTTTCATAAAAATATCTCGGCTCATCTTTTCTATTATCCCAGGACTTGGCTGTTATCCTGAACATCCTACCGGTTTGTTTCGACTTTACCTTTTGGCCAGGCTCAAATCTCCACCCATCATAGGCGGCAACTTTTTCCCGCATTTCAGCGACGCCGTCTGCTACCCGGGCGCGGATATCGGCAGCGAAGTCTCTCACAGGTTTTGTAATTAATTCTTCGACGTTGCTTGGAGAAACCTCGTCTTTTCTCGGAAGATCAGCAACACCAAATTTATCGTTTATTTCCTTCACCTCTTCATCGGTAAGGATTCTGTTGACCTTCATCTCACCGCTGATCAACCACTCTCCGACCATTGTCTGGTTTGTCTTGTAACGATAATGGCCGCCCTTTGGAACCTGGTCTGTTATATGCGCGGTCCTTGGTATGATCTTCCCTGCCTTGCTTACAGAGGCACGTTTGTTTGCCTCTGACTGCCAATCGACATCGTTCGATATCTCGACCTCAGCCCATACCTGGTTGTCTGGCCGGTAATTCGGCTTTGTCAAATTGGCGTCTGTCTTTCCTCCGATATGGGAAGCAACAGGCATATCTCCGGAATGCCACCCGGGGCGGTATGCAAGTTGCCCTATCTTCGACTTTACCTTTCCACCAACCATCGGTCCGACGTCAGCCGCAAGCCATTTCCCAACAGGTACGGTTTCATTTGCCCTGACAAACAGGGGATATAGCTTTCCATCCTTTTCTGTGAATAGCTTATAAGCCTTAACGGTCTTTTTTGGTATTAGCTTCGGATCTTCGATAACGTCAAACTCAGGATCTGCTGCGACCTGCTTCCCCTCTTCGTACTTTATTGTATTCTGGATCTCACCACCAGGAAGTAGGAAGGATTGAAATTTCCGAGCATCCTCAATCATCCCGAGCATGTTCGTTACCCAGGCATTTGCAGCGTCGACATTATCGACATACGTTATATCGTCTGGATAATGCAGATTTTTAATCGCGATCTTTTTAGAATCACCGCGAATGAATTTTTTGATATTGCCCCTAACAAGCTCAATAGATTTCTGCAGCCTTCCGATATAAACCTCACCGAGGCTTTTCGCCTTAGCACCTTTCCCGGTAACGAATACGGTCATGGATGTTAGATCTTTCGGTGCCTTCGGATCCATAATTTTCCATGGCTTCCCGTTTTTATCGATACCGTATTCGCTGAATGCCATAAAGCATCCTGACTCAGACAGGGCACATTGTTTGCAGCTAAAGAAATATGTGCGCTCTCCTGCGTCGCATGGGCATCCGGTCTTACGCATATTCTCTGGAAGGGCATCGTGTAGCTCATTGCTGGCGGCGAGGACAAGCTGCAGGGCGTCCTTATCCATCAATTCCTGCATTGCCTTTATCTCGCTCTTGTCTGTCATTAACCAGGCATTCGCGATACCGTGCTTTTTCATGTTCTCGGCGAGTTTTTTCGGCCCATAAAATTTGTAAAGATCTGCATCTATCGATCCCATTTTGATAAACGGGGCGTTTGGTTGCGACTTTAATTTTTTCAGCATATCATGGTGCCGGCTAAAAATATGAATAGGCCGGTCAAGCAATTTGGCCAATTCATTCATTCCCTCAACCTGTTCGTCAGTAACAAGGTCGCCGGATCCGAGCATCCTGACAAATGGGAGCTCGGTCTTATCCTTTGCCATAACCTCTGATGCAACGATCTTTGCCCATCCCTTAGGATCTGTCAAAATATGTATGGTGGATCTCAGCGCTTTTTTAACGGCGCTCATTCTAATCATCGAGGCAGCCGCATAGCACTCCTTGCATGGAGTTGTCGGATGGCATGTCGCGAGTAGGAAGTCGGCCGACATTCCAGCTTTACCATTATTTCCAAGGGTTTGCGTCTTTGATTCGGTATCATACATCTTGCCATTCCGGAGTCCATGCAGATGGTCAAGGAATTTTGTCCGCTCCTTTCCGCTGAGGCCTTTAGAGTCTGCAATCTGTTCGATCGTTTTTGTTTTATCCAATAGATTAGCGACCTGCCCGTCCTTAATCACCCGATAAATTTCATCCAATAAATCATAGGTGGTAATAGATCTTGTGAGCTCCCTCTTATTTTTCACATACTTTCCAGGGACTTGCACAGACTTCATGGTTGGGCCAAACAGCGTCTCGAACGCTTCAAGCTCTTTGCTGAGCCGGTTGTTGACTACACCAAACTCTTCATTCTCGAAGTCAACTTCCCACCCTCTTTCCTTAATATCAAATAAAATCTCAGGGTTACCAGCGGCTCCAACAGGAAGCCCGGGCGCACCAATATTCTGAGCAAGATCCGAATCCATCAGATCTGCCTTTGGTTTTGGGGCTTCTATTTTATCCAGGACTTCTTTAGCATAGACATCGAATTCGCCCATGCCGGATGTATATTCGCCGGCACGATATTGATTATACTGGCGAACCATTTTGGCCATAAGCTTTTGGGCAGTCTCGATCTCATCGAAATATACCCTTTGGAATTTTTTTGGCTGAGCCAGAAGGGCATCCCCCATTTTCTTGATAACGTCTGACACCATTTCGACGATTCTCTCAAAAAGGGTTTTGTCCTCTTTCATTACCTCGCCAAGGAATTTCTCATCGAACAGGGAGGATCCCAGGAATTCTTGAACGAATTCATCGAATACCGCGGCTTCGATATCCTTCTGTTTTAATTGATCAACCGGGGTACCAGTTTTTCTTGAAAGCTGCTTCGCGTAGAAGTTTCTCTTTTTATTAAGAAATCCGCTCCAATCGTTTTTATCCTTCATCTTCCATAGGATAGATTTTAACAGCCCGTATTTCTTTGGCATTGTCTTTTCTATCCTGTGGCCCATTTCATGGCCGGCAACCTGCAGCCCAGGGGTTTCGTTCCGGACATTTATAAATATGAATCCATTATCCCGATCGATATCCTTAATCGTTATTGTATTCCCATTCGTGTTATTCAGGAATTTATGGTCTGTTTTAAAGAACACAACATTATCGAATCCAAAAACAACCTTCATGAATTCGACAATCGCTTCTCCGTTTCTTGCATCCTTAGGCGCGACAATATCAAAATCGTCCTCGGTTAATTGCATTTCCTCTGGCCATCTTTGAGACATTTTGATGTAATGCTCTTTGATGTTCTCCGGAGTCTTTTTTACTGGAGCTTCGATAACTTCCTGGACAGGCTGAGGCTTTTTAGGATCTCCCTCTTTGAGCCATTTTTTAAATTCGTCAACAGACTTTTTGGTAACACGCATATTGTTAAAATCAAAGCCCTTTGGATAATGGGCTCTGTATGCCATCTGAGCCTGCTTCCTCGTTTTATACCCGAGCATTACCTTTGGTTCATCGAATGTACCATCCTCATTCAACTGATCGATAATGTAAACATTCGGGGAGGTTACATCTTCTCCGACGAATACATCGATATTGTCTCCGTCCTTTGATTTTCTACCTTTTTTGAAGTATCCATAAACCGCTTTCATCCGAACACGCCATGAGGGTTTTTTACCTGGAGGCACATTTTCTTTTCTGGTCGATCCCTTCGCGTTCTCAATTACAATAGGCATGCCATGGATCTCGGCTTCACCCTTCCTGTAGGTGCCATCCTTTATTGCCTGGTATGTAGGATTAGGATCTGTTATACTGGCTGCTTCATTAAGCTGCTTTGCCGTGGTGACTTTTTGTGGACCCTTTTGAACCGCGGGTCCAGCGCTCGGTGTTTCACGATAAATTCTTTTCCCGAATTTATCCACAAAGCCCTCCCGGGCCTCGCCAGACTCCATCATTTCACGCTGTTCAGGGGTGGCTTTATTGTAAATCTCACCGGACGTCGCACCGCTTATTCTGGTACCGTCTGGAAATTCGAAGAAATTCCTTTTCCCTGGAGGAGATATTCGCTCCGGCTTTTTCGCCGCTGGCTCTTCGGCGGCCTCACCCTCGATCATCTTTTGCCGCTTTACTGCCGCACGCTTTACCAGGTCAGGTGCTTCCTGTTCAACGTCAGCGGGAGTTGTGTCGATAACTGCCTGGGCCATTTGGGCCGGCGTAACCGGTGCTGCCTCTATGGCTGGCGCTTCTGCCGGCGCCGTGATGGGCTCAGCCGCTGGCTCTGGAGCAGGCTCTGTGACGACAGCCTCTTCCCCCATCGTCTGGTCAATCTGGCGTTGCCTGGCCTGTGCTGGTGTTTCCTGGCCCTGGATATATTGCTGCCTCTCAGCGGGGGTCCGCAATGGACCTTGTGGTGGTATTGGTGGCGGTACGTCTGGCCTATTCTCGGCGAACAGACCTGTCCCGGGGGCAACTGGCTCCTCGATAGCGGCGATATCCTCTGGAGTAATTTCCTGCCCAGGAATAACCCCGGCGCCTTCAACCGCTGGCTCAGGTATCGCTCCAGGTGTTTGCGCTGCCTGCGCTGCCTGGGCCTCCTTTATTCCCTTATCGAGAATTTCAGCCGCATCCCTCGAGGACTTAACCGTGGTGAGCTCACCAGATTCGTCACGCTTCCCGGTGAGCATATCGAATGCCTTCCTGAATTTGCCGGCTTCCTTTGTGCCCTTAGCATCTACCGGTTTAGCGTCAGCACCACCAAGTAATAGACCATACGGGGCGGCGGCCGCACCCTCGGGGAGAGCTTCCTTTATACCCTTCAAGGAAAGGTCCCAAACCATTCCGGCTTGATCTTCTATATTGGCATTTAGAAATTTCTTTCTATTTTCACCAATTGCAAAATGTCCGGTCAATTCATCAGGGACACCCTGCAGAGTTTCAGTAACGCCCTCTGTTAATGAGCTAACCAATCTCGAAGCGATAAACCTTTTTATACCTGCACCAAGTCCAGGCGCACGCATCATCCAACCGAATGATAACGCCTCCATTGGCGCCTGTATACCGGCGTTGATAAGCGCTGAAACCATAGCCTCTTTTGGAGAGGCTCCATTCGAAATATTTTCCTCGTATGCATTACCAGCAATATTTACAAACATCACGGCGCCTGAGAGGAACTTCCCGCCGGCCCTATGCGCGAGAATCTGCATTCCTATTTGTGGCGCCATCCCAACGGTGTTCTCAATCCATTGCTTGAACGAGTCTTTTTCTTCGAGGTCAAGGATGTATCTTAAATCCCTTTTTAAATTCTTTGACTCTGACGCCGCACCAATGGCGTCATAGGCCATATCGCCCAATGCGCCCACCGTACCTGTTGTCGCCGACGTTAATTTATCCCATAACCCATCTGATTTACTCGGTATTACGGAAGGCTTATCCCTATCGAATCCGGCTACATCCATAAATCCTTTTCCGAGCCATGGCGCAGAACGAGCAATATTCTTTGATGTTTCAATCATGGGACGCTCTAACTCAACGTCCTCGAGATATTCTGGCAGAATAGCCTTGATGGCCTTGCTTCTAAGATCCTGTCCACCGGTTATCTCAGATAGCGGTCGCACCCCTGAAATTGCTTCAATTGGTGCCCTTGCGAGGATTGGCAAGTTTTGCATTGCAGCGCTTATACCGATTTCCAATTTTGGCTTTGTCTGTATCCAAGGGACTTCGATATCGTCCCTGACATTGGCGACAAACTGGTCGTATGCATCTGGACCAGGTGGGGCAACTGGCGCATTTGATTCTGGTGTAGGGATCGCCCCCTCTGGAGGCATGGTAGGCAACTCTGGTGTAGGGGTGGGATCTTCGCGCAGATTATCTGCTACGAATTTATCATAGAAATCAGACATTTAAGTACCTCTCAGATTAGCTTAATAACCAGGGAATCTGGTCCTAAGCCCCTGTGCTATTTCTGCATCAGAAATCTTTGGGTTAGCACGCTTTAATGACCTCGCATACTCGAGCATTTGCGCTGGCGTTGGTTTCGCCTGTTGTGCCATTGCCATCCCGCCGGCTGTCGAATAGCCTGGCTCTGGAATGGCGGCTCCTGGAGGCGCTTCCTGGCCGTTTGTAATTTGAGAACCCTGGGCCGGAACCCTCGCCTTTGTTTCATTTATGGCGGCATCAAGTCCGTCCATATATTCTTTGTAATATTCTGCAGCACGCTGCATTAACTCGGCCGGTGCAAGATCGATACCATCTTCCTTTGCATCGGTCATTACCTCTTTGACCATGTCGTCCCAAATTTTATTTTTGTCTACCTCTCCTGCAGCCTTCTTGATTCTCTCCAGTTTTGTAACGTCTCCGGACTTTAACGCCTCAGATACGGATTCTTTTGAAAAGTTTTTTGTCAACTTATCAAACCTATCAAACCGATCGTCTGCCGCTTTCACAAGGGCCTCGTGGCGCTCCTTGACAAGCTTTTGGAATTGCTGTAGCTCCTTATCTGTCGCGGAATGCTTAGGCTTCCCGGGTGCAACCATTTCCCAAATATCGTCCAACTGTCCAGCGAGGGCCTCCTTTGCAACAACCAGGGGGTCTGCCAATGGATTGTTTAGATTAAACTTTTGCGAGGCTGGTGTTGGAGAAGCTGCTGGCTGTCCTGGACCACCGGCAAGATTGTCTCGTGTCAACCTCGGCGTCCGATCATCTATCTGGAATGCACCGTGCTGGTATTGACCACCTTGCATCCCGGCCATTTGCCTGGTAGGATCGTCTGTGAATGTAGGGGTCTGTCCTGCCTGTCGAGCAAGCTCGAGGTACTCCTTGATTGACTTTGGTTTCTCGAATACTTCTGGACCAGGGACAACACCACCACCGGCATCCGGCTGCTGAGGAATGGGCGAGATATCCCCCTTCGGCGAAGGCATCGTCAATCTTGGATCTGGCATCGCAACTGGTTCATGTGTTGCAACCAAATCTGTTGGCGGCGGTATTGCCGGCGCCCTGGATGCATCGTAACCTAAAGTAGATATTGGCGGGTAAAACTGTGCCACATCATACTCTTCTCCATGTGATGGTATTAAACGAGCCATGTAACCCTCCGGAATTATTAAGCTAATCTTAGTCCATACGCGATCCTACTATTTTGTGGCGTATCCTGGCCAACCCTTTGCGCGAGCGGTTGTGCCTGATAATTTGCAAGATCGATTGCGTATTCATCTCTGGCTGCCTGTGCTTCCTGCATCCAGTTTTGGACTAAGCTATTGACTTCATTCTTATAATTTATCATGGCCTCACCAGATAACACCGAATGTTTGGCGTTATAGATTGCCATGTCGTCTCTGCGCTTTTGCTGGCCTGCAGCCATAGCGGTTCTCGCTGAAGTATCATAAATACTACCGAGGGCCTGCCCGTAACCCTTTACAGATTCTCCGGCCAATTGCCGGCGAAGGGCTGGATTGTCAATAGATCTATTCTGTAGCATTTGCTCAGAGGTCGCCTGCCTAAGCTGTGCCGCCTGGTTGCCAACGAGCTCTTGCCTTTTCGCACGCTCATACCCCTTGTCCTCCTCCGGCGGCTTGTATTCCGGAGCAACATATTTTGGGACGTCCGGATACGGAGTCGCCTGGAACGTCGGCTTCTCAAGAGGCCTGTCAAGAATTACACCTGGACCTCCGGCGCTTCCAACGCTATACGATCTACTCGATGAGGATTGCCTCGACGGTTGCCGTAAGAATGCATATGGATCCGCTTGAGCTTGCCTGCTCGGCTGAGCTATAACCTGGGTCACATTCGACCCACCACCGGAAGTCTGCGGGGAGCTTTCCATAATAGCAAGGCCTGCAGCGGTTTTGCGATACCTGTCCGACATTTCATTCAAGGATCTATTGATATCGGCGTCGCTTCCACCACCACCGGCACGACTTACTAATCCGGAACCACCACCACCGGTAGGTCCCGGGATGGCGCCATATCTTTCTTCATTATCCATGATACCTCACATTTTGGTTAGAAATAGCCTATTTTATACACCATGTCAATATCATTGATACTGTGTAAAATCAAAGGCTTTTCCAGAAACCTCGGCTCTTTTTATGTCCGTCATGATTGACCTAATACTAACTTTTGTGAAATATCCCCATCCACAATTTGTATTATTGCAATCAATCATTGTGTTCATACCCTCCACCATGAACCTCGGATTCTTGTTTAATTCAAAGACTGCTACTCCAGATCCGCATTCAGGACACGTTCCATCTGTCGTCGCCCATACCGAGCTCTTCACAGGCATGACGTCTGTCATTCTTAATCCCTTTATTGCGTCCTCGACAATATGATATCCGTGCTCTTCGATATCTTCAATAAAATCAGTAAGTAATCTTAACATAGATTCCTTGCAAAATTTATGTGAACTCTTTAATCTCGCTATGCATCTCATACTTTATATACCCCCTGGTGAAATTGAGTGGTGAATGTGAGCCCTATCCTTGTGTATGTAGGAAACGCAGTCTTTGCATCATCAATTATCGTTTGGATCATTGCCTCGAATGCTGCCTTTCTGACATCTTCAAACGCACGATTTAATTGATTATTATGAATAAATCCAGTATGATCATAATAAAGATCGGCATAGCATTCTTCATAGAATGTCGGATTGCCGCCGCCGATATCTTCCACCTTATGATCAAAGGCTACAATGTGAATGAGGGAGTCCGGATTCTCCGGAGCGTCGAGAAGGTTATTATAAAAGTCGCTCGATATGGTAACGTTATTTCCAGACAAAAGGGATATATATCTGTCTGGAGTTTCAGCGCCAGAACCAAATGTATCCCCCTGGACGTCGATATACCATGAAACGTCTGACTGCAACCGAACAATTGTACCTGTGTCAACGCATGCACCACCAGATTCAACGTTTGCCTCAAACCACAAATCGACTGTTTCCATCATGAAAACCTGCTCATAAATATATTCTGTAACGCTATACCCATAAGCAAACTTTCCAGATCCGATATCTGATGGAACGGTAAGCAGCGGCTCGCTCCTCGTAATCGTCGTATAGCAATTCCCTATAACGACCGGCGGCGGTGCATCATTACAAAATGAGCAAATCACCTCGCATGATCCAGCGCTATCATAAAACTGAGATCCACCACAGCGCCAATAGACGACGTCTGTATAGTCGTCTCCGATACCATTTAGTCCGGTATCACACGCAGGTAGGACGTCCTGTGTAAACGCACAACTCCTTCCGATCGTAACATCCTTTGCTCCGATCGAAGGTACAAGACCACGCCAGTATGCGAGCGAGGCATCGAGCACGGGAAGAGTTAATGTGCCGCCGATACCATCAGGAATATCAAGCGGTATCTCTTCTCGCCACATATCCCAAACAAACGATCTCGTGTAAGTCCCAACGCCTGTGTTGACCGCAACCTTTATGTCAAGATAATGGCTCGGGCATTTTTCATCCTGGAAGGATGCTATATCTATATTAGCGACAGAGTCTCCAGGCACAGGATTTATAATCCCGCCTGGGTTGTCTGCCTCCATATAAGCCCGTATTCTCAATAGGTTATCCCATGCAATGTTGCCCGGGATCAGGACCTCTATATATCTTTTCGACGCTCCAGGGTACCTGAATCTCGTACCTGTCGGCGGCGAAACGAGCTCAACATTTACAACTTCATGTGTCGGCTGGAGGTCAATAAGAGTCCATGTCCCTGGGCAAACATCCTGAACAGCAGACCATTGTGGGTCAGAAGATATTGTAACGACAACCGGATCGATATCGAAAACAAATATGAATGGAAGCCCACCACCGATAGGCCCACCACCAGGGGTCGGCCATGGAACTCCTGGAGGCGGTACCCATCCAGGAGGCACAGAAGAAAACCCAGGAGGCGGCTCGAGCTCATATTCCATTTGCTCGTAACCCTTTGACTTATAAGGCTTTTTGTGCTCAGATTGCTTCAATAGATCGGAGCTCAAAGAATTGCTTTCAGCGGTGGGAATCTCGGGAGTGAACTCTGCCTGCTCTGGCAAGACCGTTGTTACGGCCGACCATTTCTCTTTTGCAGATGGCTGTCGCGCCTGGTCAGGGAACACCTGTGCCGGCACATACATGCGTTTTTCCCAATCTTTTTGGGCCATTATCTTTTCCCGAGCGCACCAAGATCGATCGAATAATCATATAACCATGTGTCGGTATCGACCTCATCGTTTTTAAGAACGATTGTCATATGAGTGACCTGAGTAGCGTTCACGACCAATCTGTGGCGCCTGACGTCGTCGCCTGCCTCTTCGGCTCCCATGTCAAGCTCAGCACCGTGGTCAGAATTTACGCGAGTATCCTCAAGGATATCAAAGGTTAATAAGGCATCGTCTATCGCAAGCATCCGGATCCATACTTCTCTTAAGTCCAAAAGGGCAGCCGCTGCATTCAATTCGAGATATGCCTCAGCGACTATCTCGTCGCCATTATCATTAAGCCCGTAATTAAATCTGCTGGCCCATGATTTGCTGTAATTCATTTGAATTACTGGCAATGGACCGCTTCCGGCCTCAACCTCGCCGACGGTTGTCGGGGCGTTTGCATCATCCTCGAATGTATCGAAAAGCCAATCGCCTGTCGTTAGGTCGTATACCGGGAATATGTTTGGTAATTCAGCATCTTCTCCGGAGCAAATTCCAAACCTGACAACCTCGCATGAGCTATCATAGGCCGCCCAGGCGAGCCCCTCTTTTCCCCTGGTTATGCACTCGGGGAACCTCGGGTCAAAGTAATTCTGGATATCCTGCGAGATCCTCTTTACTATCCGGCCGTCTGTCTGGTATATGCCATACCTGCTTATCCAATATGCTCGAGTCTGAGCCGTTTCATCAGTCCTTATTACCGCACCCTCTGGACCATCGATAACAGTAACGGCATCCTCGTTTAGGGCTCCAACCCTCGTTGACAGAACGAGTCGTCCGAATGTAGATGGACTGTAACCCTCGAATATTGTTGTGCATCCACCGTCCATGCCTCGCTCTTCCTGGTGGACAAGGAGCTCGTTATGAAACTTTTTCATGGATGTTATCTTATTTGGGCGGCCGTCGCCGGCTCGCAGGATAGCGAAATCTGTTCCTGACAAGACATTCGGACCTATGCTCGAGGAGACATAAAGGTAATGCGGGAACCGGTTAAAGGAATATGCACCGCGGTCCTTGAACGCAGCATTCGATATGCCTATCGCACCGAAGTCCTCTGAAACATTCGACATTATCGGCGCATAAGATATTGATATGCTTACCTGTTCAGAGAGGGTTGTCGCTATCGATAGCTCTATGCGATACCAGTATAAAGCGAAATTTGCATCATTGAACCTGTGCTTCTCGACAAGCTTCTCGGATGTATAAAGGGTTATCTGGCCCTTCTCTGTGAACGCTGAGCTACCGTCATTGAATGACAACGGGGCGAATGCGGCTCCTGTCCATGCATCAATATCTGTTATCGTTGCTGCATTTCCATTAGGATTCTCACCCGGGTCAATCTCGAAGAACTGAACCTTCTCAGGGGTACCGATATAAATTCTGTCGGCGCTGACAAGCTCATTAAGCACAACGGATCCTGCAGCATAAAGGAATGTCTTTCCCTCAGAGGCATCGTATACTTGCACCTCTGCCGGCAATCGCATAATACCGTCCCACAGATTGTCGGTCAAAGACACGAAACCCATGTTACCGTATGTGATACTCGAAATCCTAACAGTACTCCACGCCGCTCCGTTGGGTGTAATTCTGTACCAGTAACCGGTGATACCGGCGAAGGTGGCCGGGACCTCCGTTAGCGCTTTTGTGAATTTTATAGTACCGCTTTGGCCGAGCCCGTCTGATCCGTCAAGGGTTGTATCAGATAAGATAGTTGCGGCACTCCAGCCACTCGAATATCCCCTCCAATACGACACCCTTGTCGGTGATGCAACGGTCTGTCCGGTATCTATCTGGAAATTCAATATATCCGCAGGGGTCTGGCAGCATATCATGAGGCCGACGTCTGTCGACGCCAAACTTCCTACCAGGGCGCTTAGGCTGTCATTTCCGACTACCTGCTCCCAAATATCGTAACCCTCTGATAACACATTAAAATTTGTTCCATATGTTCCGTCGTCCCAATTTGCACCTTTTATCTTTTGCCTGTTTCCAGCCCACAACTGGTGCTGAGATACAGAATCAGAGAATAGCATTATTCCATCTATATCCGCATAACTTGCCGGATACAGTATGGTTTCACCAGAATCAAAAAATAGAGGGCCAAACGGACCAGCCGTGTATGCCGGTGGCGTGTTTGTCGCCTTCAACACAATACCGTCAGATAGCTGGACAAAAGTATGTCGCTCATAATCAGCGGTATCCGGATCCTCTTCCCAGGCTTTTGTGAATTGCCAATTCGAAATAGGGAACCGATCGATAGATGCGTACCCCGTCCACAATGGAATATCAGGGTGGCAAACAGGTGGGCTGTCGGCAGCGCCGAGCCGAGGGGCATATGCGTAAAGGGTGTTTGTCGGAGTCGGCGGGTCATTCAGGTAGTCAAAAGAGTAATTCATGAACATAATGCCCATTACCGTGCCAGGTCCATAAACTCCAGCGAGGACGTTGTTTATATACTGGATTCCATCGGTATTGAATTCGAAAATATATTCAACCCCCGGGACTCCGGATGGGACATAAATATCGTCAGATATCAGCAGGTAATTTGTGAAGTCATAGAATACGTCAGGGATATCAGATGCCAATGGTACCTGTGCCGTAACGTCTACCATGCAGATATCACCATAATTAAAATTTGGTGGACCGCCAAGTAGCGTGACGATATCGACTGCAGTCTCTATTCTTAGCTGTGCACCCGTTATTGTCTTTCCGACAAAATTGGATATATCGAACATCAGGATCGCCCTTGAATTCTGAGCGGCGAAGCCATAATCTACCGTATATATTGGAGAATCTTCAATTGTAGGATCTCCAGCAAGGATCCTCGAGGCTCCACCATTTCTGGCCTCAGCCCATGAATTCGCAGATGCTGTCCAAACAACATCCGAGAAATGCGCCGGGGAGCCATTCGCCGGGACATCCGTACCGCATTGCGATTCTTCGAATGAATCAAAGGCCTCGAGGTGTAGGGATTCCATCCCTCCGCGCTTCCTGATCCCAGGATAGTAATTTCTGAAGTTATTACAAACGCTTAATTCACCAAGGCTCAACTGAGCAGCCGGCCGGCGGGTTACTGTCCGAGCATGAAATTTATTGTAACCACCGACTTGAAAACGATCTTTTATGAATTTATCCATTTAGAATACCCAGGAGCTTCCGCGGGATCCTCCGAAATGCGGGAATTGAACCTGAGTAGTCCGACGGGTATAGCCCGATTGCTTTTTGCTCTTCGCCTCGGTAACCCACGAATCATATTCAGCCCCTTTAATCTTCCCGAGCTCTTCATTGGACCACGGTTTATTTGTGAGTTGCATTAGGTTAGCGGCTATCCCGATCCCGAGCTCAGTTTTATACTGCTTGTAAAAAAAGTCCGGAAATTCGATAGCTTCATGACCAGGCATCAATATCAATCTCGCCTCAATCCCATCTGGAGCGGAATCCAATTCTGGAGTCGGATAAAGTAATAAAGTCTCTTCGAGCTCATCGTAATAAAAATTTGTTGGCTCGCTTCCTGTGAAGTATTGCCATCCTCCGGAATTCTTTCCAGGTACGTTCTCAACCCACGCCCTGAGAGGAGGAAGGTCGCGGTATGAATCAGAATCCTCGCCATCTGACTTGTACTTTACACTCTCGACAAGGACTATATCTGCAGCGTCGTCGTCCGGCTCCTGAGGAATTAATGCGCTCAGTTTATAATAATTCGTCCCGGCGATAACATCGAACGATACATCGTACCACCACAAGGCAGTCCGCTTACAAAAGTCCCTCATGAGGTCGCGGATCTCGTCCAGCAATAGGGTCTGGTAATTCGCGTTATCTATCCCCTTGCAATATTTAGCGACCTCGTCTTGCCATCCGGCAAGGAATCCTATATTTGCCATATTAATCCTCGCTTCTGATGAATAGCTTTCCGTGCTTCGAGAGCTCTTCAATCATTAGGATCGCCTGCTCGCGGAGCTCCTGAAGATCATCCATCGGTATCAGGTTGACCTTGTATTTCTCCAGCATGTAGGCTTCCAGGGTATTCGGCTTTCTGAATTTATGAAGGCGCTTTATCTCATCCTCTGCCATCATGGCCTGTGTTTTCATGGCGTCCGAAATTTTTGTGCCTTCATCGGCCGGGGCAACAACCGATAGGATATCATTTTCCTCGAGATATCCATCATCGTCGATACCAATCTCACCGGCGACATCTTCCTGCGTTAAGGCTACTTCCGGATTCTCTTCGCCAGGTGGAAGGGTTTCGCTCTCACCGTCGTCCTTTATCAATCCGGTTTGAGCCACCTTTATCTCAAGATCTGGCTCCGCGGCCTCTGCTGCCGCGAGCTCCTCGATCTCTTTTTCCTCGTCTACACGCAGGCGAATTTTCCCACCGCGAGCGGCAATTTTCTTTTCGAGATCTCCCTCAAGCCATTTTTCATACTGCGCCGGAGACATCGGAAAGCAGTCTGCTCGCTGAGCAAGCCCGACAGTCCAGATATGTACCCGCTCACTCCCATTAGGCAATCTCTGCAAAAGATATTTAGCCCTGACAATTTGCTTTTCTTTCATGATAACCCCCCTTATTTATTATGTATTCGTTATTCGAGAACTGAAAAAATAAAGGGGAGGCAGCATGGCCACCACCCCTTTATAGGATGAAAATATAAATTAACGGCTTAGTTAATAAGCTCACCGCCGTATGGAACAAGGTTATTCGAAAACCCGTATACCTCGTTGTCCATAACCTGGAAGCCGAACATAAAAAGCTGCAGCTTCAGGGTATCCATTAAAGGATAATCCGTCTCTGCCAGGGTAAGGATCGTCAGGTCAATCGACGTATCGCCGATTGCAAGATACCCAGGAATCGCAGATACGGCGGGAGAAGCGGGAGACGGAGAAATAAAGCCGGCGTAATAAACGCCACCCAAATACAGATCTCCGGTGTCGACAAGAAACTGTGGGTTAGCGGTAACGTCACCGGCAACGTCTTTGATGATCAGATCATCCGTGTTATCTCCGAGGGCGAGAATATTTCCTTCCTCTGTCCCTGCATAATCGTCGTCGATAACAAAACCGGCATTCATGATCATGAAGCCACGCTTCACGTTGAAGATCTCGTATACATCCTCAGCGACGATCTCGGCGGGTACTGCATCAAGTCCGGTGGCCGGATTTACCAACTTGGTTTCTCCGGAAAGGACCTTGGCGAAGTCAAGGGTAACACGCTCGACATGGAATCCAAAGGCATCATAGGCATGATTTACTCCGCTGCCTTTAAAAGCATAGGTGCTCATATTGTAACCTCCTGAAAAGGGTAAAGATTTTAATTTGGGACGGAGCCATACTAACCGCTTTTAAGCCTGCGTTCTGGCTCCGGCCACGGGGGGGATGTTTAATCCCTCGGGATTAACTTGGATTAACCCTTCCGAACGTACATGTCGACCAGGGATTCCGGTTTCAGAACCTCGTAACCGTACACGTTCAGACCGCGCACCAGGGTACCAAAGGTACTTTCGGCTCGCAGGCTTTCCATTTTGGTCATTTGGGCGGCGAAAGAAATCGCGCTCTTATGACCGGCAATCGGATGATAGGCGCGGAATGCACCATCGGCCACGCTTGTCAGCAAGTTGCTGGCATAGATGGTGAACCGATCGATCATGCCGATCCGTCCATTTCGCAGGATGCTGGTGCCGTCGCCGGCCAGGGAAGCATCCTTAAGGTCGGACTTCAGAATCATACCGCACATCCACGGAGGCAGTACCATCCATCTGGAGTCCTCAGGAATATTCTGTTCGTCGAGGACAGTACCGACGTCCACGATGAAGTCCAGAATGTTGGCCTTGGTAATTGCAACCGGGGCACCGGTCACGCCAAGGTCGAAGGAAGCGGAGTCCGCACCCGCGGTGGCGCCTTGGTTGGCTGCGTCCGCATCGGCGTAAACGTCTCCCAGGAATTCACGATCGACGACGATCTTCATTTGCTGACCGGCGTCTCTGGACCAGGAGTCCATCAGGGCGATATCGGTTTGATGCTTGTCGATATCATCGCAGATCATATTGAAATACTTGGCTTTATCGATCAGGAGCTCTTTATTCGGAGCTTCGGGCCGTTGGATCTGCAGGCTCTGGCCTTTGTTATAATCACGGATGATGATGTCAGGCACAGTCCGGATAATGACTTTGTCGCCTTTATCCTTGATCTCACCTTCATAATCCGTATTCGAAATTGCAGCGATCACGGTCGCGGCGTAAAACTTAACGAGCAATTTGCCCGACCAAATCTCCGGAATAAAAGTACCGGAGTATTGCGGGGTACCAGGGGCGGCTGGAATCATTGTATTTCCTCCCAAAATTTAGAGAATTATTATTTGCGGTAGCGGGAGGATCAGAAAGGCCGGTCAAGCCTTATGAGACTAATCCTGCACCGATTGCCGCTTGAAAACGATTGCTTACCTTATCGAATTCGGCCTCGGTAATTTTTTGAGTCGTGAAGAGCTTCTTTGCTCTGTTAAACTCATCCCGGGTTGCATACTTGGTTTTATCCAGGGCTGCATTACCGGTTTCGTCACCTATCGCGCCTGTGGCGTCTGGCACCAGAAGGTGCGCTTTTTTATCCCTCGCGGGAGCCTTATTCGAAATATTCTGAGCCGGTGTAACCCCGCTCTCTTGCAGATATCTATTGAACACGGCGAGCACCCTTTGAGAATTTAACGAATGGGCACTCTGTAGCAATATCTGCTTTCGAGGATAGCCGGTCATTGGATCCGGCTGGTCGCACCATGCCAAAAACTTCGGATCATGGTTAATGGTCTGCCATTCAGGTAGCGCCGACGTAAGCTCATCAAAGTATTTGTCCGTTGCGGACTTGACTGTCAATTTCTCAACAGTCTCGAATCTTTGGAGAAACTCATCATCATGGCCTGCCGACTGTGCTGGCTGACCGGATCCCTCGAGCTTCGCGTAAAGCTGAGCGATCAAATCTGCCTGGCTGTTGAATCCCTGCGCCAGGCGAATAACCTCGTCACCGTATCCGTCCATTTCATCGAGATCGATCTTTGATGTAGCCTTTGCGACAAGGTCGCTTGCCGGCGCTGCAGCCCGTGGTGCTCTGGTCTGCTCATCAAGGATCTTCTCAAGACGCTCGATAACTTTCTGCGAGTTGTTAAGTTGACCCTGCATATCGATTTGCGCTGAGCGCATTTCGCTTATTTCACGATTATACTTACCCTGCAGGACCCTGTACTTCTGCTCCCAATCTCCCCCGGTGGCCGGAATGTCTGGAGTAGGAATTGCTTCCGCTCCAACCTCCTGACTCGTAACGCTTAAATCGATCTCCTTGTCCTGGGCAACCGGATCCTCTTCGGGATCGTCGGCCGGATCTGGATGAGTCGGCTTTAAAACTTTATCCGGCTCTATCTGCTGGTCATTTGGACCAGGCTCGAGGTCCTTTCCAGCAGCCTTTGCGATTAAAGCGTTTGCTGCAGCTTCCTGTGCGGATACTGCAGAGGGAATTTCGGGTTCATGAATCTTTTTTTTGGGCATTTTTGCCTCCTTTTGAGCCGCCGAAGCGGTATTCAAAGTCTATGACCGGAGCCAATTGGTATTCCGATCAAGGTTGAGGGAGATAGCCCAACCAAAAAATACAATAAATTCAACTACTTGAACTTAAAGAGATCCGCTATGCGGTCTTTGGTTGACCCCCCTTGCAACTACCTTATACATTACATATACCGTGTCAAGCAATATTTCCTTTTATTCCGACTGTTTAGACATGTCCTCGTCGCTTTCTTCAAACCGAGGATTCCTATCGGAAAGAAAGTAGTATCCCCACCCCATATATGGATCGAATAAAAGCCCAGGGACACCAACGGCTCCTGGGCATTTATCCTGCTCTGGATTAATATAAAGATCCATTTGTGTAAAACTCGTATCTTCTGGCGATATCATTCACGGAGATCTTTCCCATGAATAGGACTATCTCGCCGTTTTTATAGAGGTATGTCCCATTCCTGGAATCATCCTCAGCATTTGCTTTTGTCTCGACAACGACATTGTGCCTTTTAAGGATCTCGTCCCATTCGGCGCCGGCCTGCTCAGCGGTTAGCATCCTCTTCCGGAAGCTGTCCATCGTCTCCTCGATATCGATCGCTGTGCATTTCCGCAGGGCGATCCTGAGCATTTGCCCCTGGACACCAACGAGAACGGCTCTGGATTTATCCATAATCCGCTCTAATTCCAGGCTCATGAAGTTGTCGACATCCCTCGACTTTAGATCTTCCAGCCTGTCACCCATTATTCGGCCTCCCCATCTTTAGGAACTGAAATATCCTTTTGGGAATTATTATTCCCTTTTATCTGCGAGGATTTTTCCTTGGTAATGTAGCGGCATACAAGCCCGGGCTTTTGCTCTGTCCCGACAAAGGTTATGGATGGGATAAGAACGCACGAATGCTTTTTTAATACTGCCTGGATCTCCTCGAGGCACCTTCTCGCGTGAAGCTCTTTAACCATTTCCTGTGTTGCTTCTGGTACTTTTGATTCATCTGACATTTTGTAACCCCCCTATTTATTTAGATTTTATTTTACAACTTCCTGCCGAGAGCCAATAGTATCTGACTCGTAATGTATATCAAATTCAAGAAGAACTGGTCTTTCACCGGCTCCATTATTGGCCCAGGTATCGTCAGCGCCTGTATCGCTTCTGTAAATCCTGAGCATGATAATATGTGAAATAGTCAGACCTGTCCCGTCGACGACAACGCTTGAAGTAAGCTCATGCTGATGATTAACGCCAGAGCAAACGTCCTGTAGGTCTACAGTCGCGGATGCACCGAAAACACCATTTGGGTTTGCAATCGAATAATCAACCTTCCACCCTACAGATTTTCCGCTTTCTGTAACACCCCTGTCCTTCGGGGTCCAATGTATATGGAAGTTCAGGTCCGTTCCCTCTCTATATGAATGGGGCATTTGACAAGAAGCGAAAACCTCATCGTCAATATTAAACTCATAAACCTGGAATGTAGCGCCAGCACCACCAGGCTGCCAGCCAGTAAGGGTTGGATCAGATGAGCCAGCAAAGTCGAATGCGCCAGGGACTATCCTAAGATCATCCCAAACGCTCTCTTCTAAAACGGCTGTCTGGTTAGCGCCACAATCGATAGTAAGGTCGCCAGCGGTTTCAATCTCTGGAGTCGTCACCTTTCCGACGTTGACTCCGCTCGCCGCCTGGGTGGCACCGGATGACACGATAGCTGAGGCATCATCAGCGAGAACATCCCCGGTCAAATCTCCAGAAACATCCCCGTCGACATCCCCTGTCAAATCACCATTAAAGCCGCCTGCTCCCGCCGTAATTGTGCCAGCGTTTACCGAGCTATTCGCTATATCGGCGCCTGCTGTTATGATGGCCGCGGCATCGTCGGCGATAACATCACCATTATGGATACCAGCGAGATTTCCATTGAACCCGCCGGTTCCAGCGGTTATTGTCCCGGCCTCGACCGAGCTATTCTCAATATCGGCACCGCTCGAGACAATCGCCGCGGCGTCACCAGCGAGAACATTACCTGTTATATCGCCTGTAACATCACCCGATACATCCCCGGTCACGTTGCCTGAAAGGTCGCCGTTGAATCCACCAACGCCGGCCGTTATGGTCCCGGCCTCGACAGAACTGTTCGCTATGTCTGCCCCTATTGTGACGACGGGATTTTCGTCCGCGGCCAGAACACTCCCGAGTATATTCCCGACAAAGTATCCTGCTCCCATTATCTGGATGATACCCGCTGCTATTTCGCTCGTTTCCTGGTCTGGTCCAGATAAAACAACCGGCGAGCCATCCTCGGCCAATACATCGGCTGTCAAAAAGGCATCTGTCCCGTCCGTGCCATTGTCTAAAACCGTTAGTCCGTTCGCAGATAAAACATCACCCCTTAGGTCTGCTATTGCAAGGGCATCTGTCCCGTCCGTGCCGTGCTCGAACACAACGGTACCGTCCTCTGAAACTATATCGCCCTTGATATCAATTTCGATATATCCGTCTACTGCAGCGTCTGCCAGGATATTCAAATCATCTGCAGAAGCGACAACCAGAACGCCGAGATCGCCTACACCCTCACCGAGGAATAGACGAATTGCATGGGTATCTTTAAAGAATGCATCTTCGCGCCAACTCATTTAATTACCTCTCTTTATGGTACGGACGAGAACGTGACGCCGGCAGTCACATATTCGATGAATATGAGGTTATTCAGGAGATCCATCATTATCATCAAAACGTCACCGACGGCAGTAAAGGTCGCCCTGTTATTCACGCCACCGTTATCCCAGGTCAAACTTGCCAGGTCGATTGTCACAGGGTTATCGACATTCGCGGCATAAAACCGGTATCTCCAAAAAGGGGATGGTCCCTGTGCTAACACGAGGGACTCATCTATTAGGGCACTCATTGGTACACCGGATCCGTCAAGGATATTATTTGAATTTCCTACATCCATCGGAATAACTGGACCTGAAAGGATTCCAGGGCTGGCCGCATTTCCAGTTTCCAGGAATTGAGGACCACCGAAATTTGAGGCCCATAATGTTTCCTGCGGAGAAGCACCCCTTACAAATATCGGGCCACCATCTTCAGCATACATTTGACCTGCTGCTGGATTTATGAATGGAAGGCCCAACCCATCATAGATAACACCATCTTGATCGATAAAAGGGTCACCAGTTTGCCCATAAAACAACGATCCCCTGAACGTTGCATCTGTGCCATCCAGCCCTGTGTTAAGAACCTCTGTATCATCGTCTGCTACACCGGTTCCCTTCAGTATGGTGGCCTCAGGTGTTGCCAGGGCTGCATTTATTTCTGCGGCAGATACGGTTAAGCCTGTCCCAAGGTCGAGCAACACATCTGTTACCTCTTCTCCTAACTGGCCATTTCCAGGGCCAAGGAAAAACCTTTCAGCCCTTACTATTTTATATCCAACATCTTCGCCACCGACACTCATGGTATTACTCCTTTAACCATCTGAAATAATTATTTAAAGGGCCTCCGGATTTCTCCATCGGCCCATCGTTAGTTTATACTATTTATCACGGACCACCGCAACCGGATGCATCAACGCCAACCTCACCACCATCGACACCAGGATCAAGGATATTGACATATGTGACCGCGAATGCCATATTGACACCGTCGTTTATCCATACCTCAATATTCTGTATTCCGGAATTCACATCATCGAATGTGATTGTGGTATCCAGAGGGTCAGACTCCCACCCGGGAACTCCTGGAGGACCAGGCGCGCCTGCCCCTGCCGGAGCAATATAATATTCGAGAGCATCCTGATTATCCGGATCGCACCATACCGCCCTTAAAACATCGGCTGCGGATATTGTAGCAATCCAGTTACAATCAGGAGCGGATGGAGTACCGCTGAGCGTAGGGGCGACATTAAGGTTAATGATTGCAAGGGCCAAACCATCCCCTGGCGCGCCACCCTCCATTCCATCATGAATAAAATATCCCGGCCACCCAACAGGTGGATTGATAACAGCAGCGTCAATCTCTGCGGCCGTGCTTACCAAATTCGTCCCGAGGTCAGTCAATTTGTCTGTGACCTCTTCGCCGAGTTGGCCGTTATCATCACCCAGGAAAAGCCTGCTGATCCTTGTGATACCTAATTTAACATCTTCTCTAAAACTCATTATTACCTCCCAACCCCCTGGAAATATTGGTTAATCAACTAAAGACCGGCCCTCAGCTTTTTGCCTGAGGACTTCCATTTCATCTATCTTTGTGTATGTGCTCGGAGATTCGTCAAGTATACCCTTCATATGTTTAAAAGCGAATGTTATCCCCCGGGCAAACTCATTGCCATCAGAGACAAGCATCTCTTTTAATTGCTCATATGCACGATCGACATACCGGCTGAACCCGACTATCCCCGTCTCACCCATACGAGCACCGTATCCTATCTCACGGCCCTCTTTTGAATTGACTCCTGGTATTACCATAACAGCCCCCCGAACCCCCCGAATTTATTACATTTCGCTCGCTTCATCGAGCTTTTTCATATAGTCTTTCTTTGCCTTCCGACTGATATAGCCGACACCTTTTTTGCGCTCATCTGTCTGGCCGGCCTGGCGCATCGTTTCAGCGTTCGCCCTCTTTACCCTCGACTTTACGTCGCCACCCATCGGCGGGGCTGGAGTCTCAGTCGACTTTTGACCATCAACGGCATAACTTCCTTTACTTGTGTCCATTCGGGACCTCCTTTATATTCTTGCCATCTGCTCGAGTGGCGGTATTAATGGATTTTCTCCCGGGTCCCTGCCTGGCATGGAGCCACCACCACCACCCATAGGCAAACCCATCTGTGATTGCATCATGTTTTGCTGGATATTCATTTCGAGGTCAGCGTCCTCTGGAATGATTTCCTCCTGCATTTTCAGGGCCTTAACATTCTCCCTGAGGATCTTCGCCCTTCCACCGTAACCGATAATCGCCATGTCGACATCGTTATTGGTTAAGGCAAGGAATTCAGCCCTGCGAGCCTGTAGCTGCTCTGCCTGGATTAAGTATTCGCTGGCCCTGGCCACAACCTCTATATCCCCCCTGGCATCGATATCATCGAACAGTAGGATATGGGTCCACATCGATTTGACAATAGGCTTAATCACGTTCTGGTCTATCGCGACTATGGCATCCTTCATTATCTTTGAGGCCGCCGACATCAACATCGATAAACCATGTGCGGTCTGGCCGGCGCCGGATGCAGCGCTACCCACTCCTGATTCATATGCAGGGACGCCAAGTTGCTCCCCGGCCTGGTTAAAGAAGTATTGGTAAACCTGCATCAACATATCCGTCAGCGCATTCGGCTGATAGAAATGAATCGCCTTATTATTCTTGCCCATCGGATCCGACTTTGTTTTCCAGATCTTCCACGGATAGAGCTCTTCCAGGTTATCCCCGGGATCTATTCTATCCTTGTGCATTTCTACCTGGGGTCCGGAGGCGATTGCAAGGTTATTAATCATAGCCCTGGCAGTAGCGTTGCATACCCGCTGGCAATCTTCCATGTGCTCAGGTGGAGCAACTCCCCATATCGAATCATTCGATTGATCGAAGCTGGCTCCATAATATGGTTTGGTGCCAAGAGGGTTCTCGTTCAGTCTGGCCATTATCACATGGCGGCCCACCATAAGGCAAACACATGGTACCGGCTCGGCTGGATTCTCTATCTCGTTCTTATCCATTCCCCAATCGATAAGCAACTGCCCAGGGATTTCTCCATGATATTCGAGGGTTTCGATAACTGCCTGTGGATCCTCTTGCTCGTTTGGCCTGAATTCAATATTGGCTCTTTCCTGGTCTGTCCAAAGCCAATCCTGGAGCATTCCACCACGATATTCCATCAAGACATTATCGATTGCCTTGGTATCGAAGCCAGGGACTCCCTTCATTTTTACAAGGTCTGTCTCTCTAAGCCTCTGTCTTTCCAGGCAATATCCATCGTTTATATTTTTAGCGCCGGCTGCAAAGTACATATCGAACGGACTGATACATTTCCACGCTCGGTAATAGACCCAATCGACCTGAGGTATACGTTTTCCACCAGGGCCATCAACCCATTTAAGATCCTTCTTTCTTCGGATAAAAGGTCCCTTTAAAAAGGCTGTTGGGTATGTTGCGAAGTCCTTGATAAACTTGGCAATCTCACCGTAAAAGTCTCCCTGGTTGAATCCATCCTCGATAATGTCTGTTATTCTCTCAGCTTCCTGGGATGCCAGGGCACGGTCCTCGCGCTGTAATTCATTACGCAGATCCATCATGCGCTGATCAATCATATCTGGAGTAATTTCAGCATCTGGAACGGACTGCAGGATCATGGCTACTTCGGATTGAACCCTTTTGGTGAGCCGTATCTCTTGCTCGACGGGGAGGTCAGGGACGGGTGATGGCGATACACCCCATGGCTTTTCGCCGGCCGGCAACATAACGTCCTTAATCCAGGCTTCGATCGTCCTGCATTTAACGTTTGTCAGCATCATGAAGATTTGGGATCCACCAAACTTGCGGATATGGGCCAGGTCGTCGGGATCATATTTTCCCTTGCGCTGCCTAATGCATTTTAATAGGCGCTCCTCGACGAACCATTTGGTATTTTTTGCAGATTCCCAATGCTTTTTTATGTGATTTGCGAGTCCAATGATCTCTGGCTTATTCTGCATGGACTCGGCTGCCTTCTGATCCGATTCCATTTTGTTAAGCTGATCATTGTTTAAAACACGCAAGAGGCCACTCCGTTCCGGAATAGCCCCATAGGTGGATTGCGGTACCGCTGGTGCTGGCATATAATTTTCCCTCGTATTAGAGGGCTATCGTCATAACCCTCCGATTTCTTTAAACAAATATAGGCATGGCTCATCCCTCTTTACCATCACTCCGGAATTGCCACAACCGCATGGGTCCCACGCTCTGCCACCAAATATGTCGACAGCATCGACAGTCAATTGGTTTGGTGACAGTTTATCGCCACAAATTCGACACGTTATTTCTTTACCATTATCTGCCTCGTATTGATTCCAACCTTTTTTAATCATTCAGAATATACTCCATGTCAAGGTTTATGTCCACCCCTTAGGGCTTGCCATTTGTTTTTGTTTTTCGATTGCCTGCAGCGGAGCCTGTGGCGGCGGCTGAGGTACGGCGCCGGCTATCTCACCTTTGAGGGCGATCTCCTTAAATGCAGAGCATCCATGGCTGGCCCAATCATGCAGGATCTTCTCCCGGTAGCATCCGAGCTTATCATTCCATTCCTTTCGAAGCGAGTCCAGGCAATCTATACCACGCTCGCATTCCTCCTCGTCGAAATGGCATATCGGTAGAATCAATCGGACGGATTCTATTTGCATCGTCTCTGATACCTTAGGACCTATCTCGAATTGCACCCCGGCTTCCTTGCACAGCGCCCATACCGTCTTATTCAGCGCCCAAACATGCTGAGACAGGTCATGGGGTCCCTGCCATAGCCTGATCCTCGTATTGTGCTCCTTGGCCCATTCAATGGCATAATCCCGGTAATGCGGGAAGCCTTCTCCAGAGTTTTCGTAATAATGCACAAGATGGACCTGCCGGCCGACGACCTGGACAAACCATATGGCTGTTTCGTCATGGTATCCAATGTCCCAATAGGTATCTATCGGAAGGTGCTCGACCACAGGTACCTTGCCGATACGTCCCTGCTTCCTGGCTGACCTCATCTGCTTCTGGTAATATGCGCCCTCCATCGACTTAAAGAAAGCTTCATCCGGAGTCGACGGGTGCTCTTGGAGCATGAATTCGCCCTGGGTAGCCTCTGTCTGGACATACCACGCCTTTTGCTCTGGAGTAAGGTGGACCCTCTGCTTTAACTCGAGATCTTCAAAATACTTTTGCAGCCTCTCAGGGATAGCAGTCTGGCCCGGGTCAATCCTGTTCAGGTCATTCTCCGGCCATCCAAAAAAGAAAAACTTGTATTGCTTCTGGCCAAGTTGTGCACGCATTTCCTTCAACGCCCTGGCCTGCTTTACCATTTCGAAATATTTTCCCTCGCGGCCCTCCGCGGTCGATTCGATTGTCACGATATTGCCGGCATGGATCGCATTAAGGGTACCGGTGATAACCTCCTGTGCCTTCAATGGGTACCTGGCGCAGATCTTCCCGAGCTCAGAGATATGGATAAGCTGGTAGGTTCCAGACCGGCCAGAGGTTGTAACCCTGATCGAAGATCCATTCTTAAACGATAGGTGCTTACTCGATATCCGGCTGCCACCCAACTGATCTTTTAATTCTTCCGGTAGGTTATCGTAAGCAAACTTCACCTTTTTCTGGAAAAAGTCCTCGGCGTCGTCCTTATTGTGGGCTATAATAGCGGCATGGGTGTTCGAGTTGAACATGCAGATGTCCAAATATAACAGGCACATGAAGGTGGTGATACCATGCTGGCGGGATTTCAGGATGATGTTACAATACCACATCCCGAGGTAAAGCAGCTTCTGAGCGTAATTCATTCGAAATGGTATCTGGTTACCGTCCTTATTGACAATCTGGTAAAGATTATCAATTCGCCAGCGCTGAGAAGAGAACCGCTTGTGGAGCTCGATATATGCATCGATCTCCGCCGGCGGCATACCTGCTGTCCTAAGCTGCTGTTTTAATTCCTTATAATACTCAGGACTCCTGATCCCCTGAGAGGTACTTTGCCCGACATTCATTTTCAATCCTTAAGGTTTCGTCACAGACACATTTCCAAACATGGAGCAACTCGAAGTATACTCCATCCCCCTGAATTATATAGATTTTCGGCACCATATTATTAAAGCAATATGGGCACGGTGGCGGCATGTCTACTGGCGGCAAATTTATATCCATTATTGCTTCATCCAATTTTTGATATATTTCATATCGTAAAGATAAGATATCGGTACCATATATGCATTGGCGTCCTTTATCTTGCCGTATGGTCTGACAGTCCCTATCGGAAGGTATATCGCACGCTTCCAGAATTCCTGTGAGCCAATCCATCCAACGGCCCAACCGTCGAGCACCGTGCTCTTGTCCTCTGGCTGGAGGACCTTTTGAAACACATATACCTGGCATTTCTGCTTATGGGGCTTGTTATCGTAACACGAGCTAACGAGGCAATCCCAATGTGTTAAAGGGTACCTGTGCACGGTGGCGGTCTTGATCTCTGTCCGGACATTACCGATCATGAAGTCATAATCGCTGGTATCGTGGTAGGATGAGGCTGGAAGGCCATATGTATACTTGAACATGAGCTCCCCCCTCGGTCCCAACAAATGCCTATGAACGGCGTTCTCGCTGCCGACATATCCGAACTGGTTAGTCCTTCTATCGCCTTTGACCCCTAAATGCTTTAAATTCGCTTGCTGGATTGCCGCTTCCTCTATATCCCAATTCCACTCTAACCTCTTGAATCTCTTCGGTGATTTAACCCTTTCCCAATTCATACCTTCCTCCATAAATGTTGCGGATTAAGCTCTTCGATCTCACAGATTAAGCCATGAGGCTGAGATTGTCTATGCCTATATCCGCTGGTTGTAAGTTATACAGGCGGCTCATGTACGCCCGACTGCAGTTTACCCTCTAAATGTTAGCGGGACTCTCCCCGCTGTCACGGTGGTATTTGTTTTTCGGTCGCAGGCGTGGCCATCTCGCCCCCCTAAGTCTTGCACACCGTTTGTAGACTTACTCGGTAACCCGCTCTAACGGGTGACTGTAAATGTTGAAACCATAATACCATGGATTTGTATTTAATGGTGCAAAATACTTTATTCTTTGATACAATTCGTTGATCACAAACATACAAAAAATAAAATAAATGTTGGTCGCGGGAGGAGGATTTGAACCTCCGGCCTGATGGTTCCAAACCACCCGCGCTACCAGGCTGCGCTACCCCACGACATGGAAGAGGGTAAAGGAGTTGAACCTTTAACATCCGGCGTCAAAGACCGGTGCTCTGCCGATTGAGCTAACCCTCTGATATTACTGGAGCCAGATGCAGGAGTTGAACCCGCCCTCTGTGCTTACAAAACACATTAGCCCCCAGGGCAATCTGGCCTGGTAGCCGATCCTGGACTTGAACCAGGGACCACAGCATTATCGGTGCTGCGCTCTACCAACTGAGCTAATCGGCTCCATTTTATGCTGCCTTAAATTCTCCGCACGGATCGCCATCACGTTTAACACATGGATATCTGCTTCTTGATCCATCCTTTTCTGTCTGACATTCCGGAGGGAATCTGACACAAAACCCCTTGTAAATCGACATCTCTCTATAGTACCGACAATCCTCACATTTATCCTGTGGCTTCGGCATAATACACCTACCCTTTCAGGGTAGACTTACAAGCTTCCGATTTCATTCAGTATACGTTAGATCAGGATGAGGGTTAGTCCACCCTCGTTTAAATGATGCGAGCAGGCGTCCGGTTTCACCGGCCATCACAAGGATTTGCAGATCCTTCAAGCCTCCACGGATTTACCCGCCCTTGGCACTCGGGAGTCCTCTGTAAACCGCAACGGCTGCAACCAATTACGACTCCAGCAGGAAGCGACCTATGCCCTCTATGGTTAATGTTTAAATTGGTAGCCTGGCAAGGAGTTGAACCTTGCACGCCTATCCTGGAGCGACCAGGGTCTTTGCACGCGACTACTAACATACTGAGCCAGCCGACAACCGGTATGGACTGACTGTTCTGCTTTGTCCAGGCCATAAAGTATTTGGTAGCGCGGGTTGGAGTTGAACCAACACAGGCCTAAGCCCACAGATTTACAGTCTGCTACCCTCGCCTATGGGTTGCCACGCTATTGATCTTCGTCCGCTGCCATCCACAGCGTTACAAAATCATCCGTTTGCATTGGAGACGGCTGCGGTATCTCATGAGCCGGATAAACTGTTTTGCTTTCCCATATCGAAAAAAGGCACCCGCATTTAAAGCATCGATAATACTCACCATTAAGATGCTCCCACGGATAGGGATGTTTGCATTTAGAAAGTTTCCCGGCGAACACCTCTTTAATCATCAGCTTTATACGGCCATGGTATTTCTGCATGATCATACCATACGCTGATTGTGAGCTTCTCCTCCGGATCCCGTTCTGGCCTATCATCCTCTTCGCAAAGCCGCTTGTGGAAAACATAATACGCGAGCGTCAGGGGATTCGTATGGAAAAGGCGGCCGGCAAGGTGTTCGTCGACTACCTTCTCAGAAGGAAATGCAATGCTAAGCAGGTGTTTTGACACGAAAAAAATACATTTTCCCGTTTCCTTCTTGATAAAAAGGACACGGTCGCCATCGTCTAAGTATCTGTATTCTCCTGGTACTATTCCCATTTAAGCGTCCTCCCAAAAGACCGATATTTTATATTGTTTACCGCACCGTGGGCACCGTGTATTCACGATCTTATCTACCGAAAAAACGGATACCTCATAAATAGACTCGACATCCACCCGAACACCACAACACGGACCCTGGAACAGCCTGAGGATCTTCGTATCGTTAATATGCTGGTCCTTGACTGTTCGCCGGCTGTCGCATTTGCCGGTCATTAGACAATCGTAAGCCTTCATTTCTGTGTTGATTCCCATTGCATCTAATGGGCGATCCACCAAATATCTATTCATTGCTCCCCCTTTCAAATGAACTGGTAGCCCAGGGGATCTTAACCACCATGGCCGGCCAAAGCCATGGGAGCCTCACCCCCGGGTATTACCAGACCTGCTGCAGTCCAGGTTTTACCGTTTTGCACTCTAACATTCGTAATGTTATTGTGCAAAAAATGGTTGGGTAGCCAGGTCTGGATCCCTGGCCGCCCCGGGCTGCATTCTCCGATACGGAAGAGCGCAGCCTCTGTCCAGATGTTATGAGCCATCGAGAACAGGCTCAAATCCGATAACCACCGCGCTGCTGGCGCCCGATACGTCAGATCCATAGATACCGCGCAGGACGTCCATCAGGACGATAGGATTGCGACATATGCCGTCATGCAACTTTGTGAACACAAACGGCGGGATATCTGCCAGGCTGCAGGTCATGACATGCGTTATGACAGCGTTGCCGATCTGCTGTTCGTCCGAATCTTGCATCGGCAGGACCTTGCCTACTAACATCGGTTTGGCCCATTTATCACCAATGCGGACGGTGAAATTGAGCCCCTTCTTAAACTCGAGGCGCTTAAAATCCAATGTTTTCGGAAGGATAGCGTCTCCTAAAGGCGCCTGGTATCCTTTCGGATTGCAGCCTTCATCCCCGAACTCATCCATTAAAGGATCTGTGCTCATGATGATAACCCCCTGTTATAAAAGGTTTTTGATGTCTTGCACGACCTGCTCGACCAGCACAGGAATGACGACATTCGCCATATCCTCAAGCTCGCTTTCTTCTATCAAGATATCGCCTGTGTAAGAAACAAACCCATTTGATACCTCGACCTTCAACATAAACGTGCCTGGTAGCTTGTGGCCGGCCAGGGTAGCCCGTGCAAATATTCCCTCTCTATTCATTAATGACACCATTATATCACGATTAATGTCAGAATGGTGCACCCTCTACTTCGATACACCACCATAAATATAACAGCCCGAGCGCGGCGGCTGCCAGGGCAATCCAAATGTCGGCATCTTTGTCAGGATCATATTTTTTCAATTTCGTCAATCCTCCTGTTTAATTTAACGAGTACATCCAACACCCCTCTAAGCACAAAATAAATAGATCCGACAATCACGCAGAGCCCGAGAATCATAACGAAAAGAACGTTCTCAATCACGGAGCCCCCTTTGCTGCATTGCTGTATTACGGTCCTGGCTCGTTCTGTACGCTTCCATAGCCTGGTCGTATCCTTCCCAACCGTCGACTCCGAAGGTCATAAGGATCAATAAGAATTTGACATCTGCCTTGAGTGCATCATATTCCTGTTTTGTGATTGTAACGCTCTCATCTGTATCCACATAAACAGAAAGACCTGAATCGGTGCGGTGGCGTTTTATCGACTCATCCTTTGATTCAATATTCGACTCATCCATTATCCGACCTCATGGGGAAGCCTGCCCCTGTTTTGCCCATCGATTGATACCAGGATCTGCGTGAGATTGTTTATAATCGTGTCGCCTACCGGATCCTTCTTGAACCCCATAATAGTCTCAAGCCTATCGAGTGCGGCACCCTTCGAGTGGAATTTGAGTGTCCGCTTTGTCACGCCGGCGACGGACGACTCCCTGATCTCAGATATGGCCCGGGCAACATCGTCAGGCAGATCTTGTATCGGCTTTATATTTCCGTTGTTATCATAAAGATCCTTCGGATTGAGGAATGCAATACAAGCCTCTTCCGATAAGATCCGGTCGAGATCGACATAAAGATTCTGCTCTGCGACGTCCTGGGCCTTTGTCTCTAACTCGCTAAGCCTCTGTATTACAACAGGATCCTTAAGCCATCGTGAGGCCTGAGCCCAGGCGCTTTCCTTCTTGCAATTCGGAAAGACCTGCATATAGGCTTTGCCTGCAGAGCTCGGGTCCCTGAAATAATACTCTGCGAATTTATTTCTATTCGCTATGGCTACTGAGGATTTGCTCATAATATCAGACGGTTACCAATTGATATCGAGTTGAATACTAAACCCAAGGAAGCCTATCCAAAGGTTTATATGGTTATAACCATTCTGCCAGGCAAACTCAAAAGAGGCGCCGGCACCAAATCCAAGGGTCCTTGAGAGAAGGTCAGAAGTCATAAAGGTGAACGCAAGGCCAACCTCAGGGCATCCTGCTGGATCGCTCAGGTAATTCCAAAGTCTGGTTGCGCTTTCCTTAACACATTTGGTTATTTTCTCAAAACCTATAAACATGATGCTCCTCCTTTTATTCTGGCATTTCGCCGCAAACGCGACATGGCTTCGGGACACGATATCCCTTTGCCAGTTTTTCAACCCAATTACGGCCTACATCGGTGGCAACATAGAAATAGGTAAGCCTTCCACGTTCATGCGAAAAATTATATTCCCTTATTGCCTCGAGGACATAATGCGTTGTCGGTGTATTAACAACAATCTCTGTCGCCATCTGGAGCCCACCATCTGGCATGACAGGTATCTTTGGGTAAACCCTATCGGCCCTCTCATAAGACTTCGGAAGGAATGACCCTTCCATCTTTACATCAAGCCGCTCTCCGTCGGCATGACCCCCTATATGCAGGATGTTCGCAAATTCTTCTTTCATGTCATTCTCCAGCGCATTTATCGCATTTTGTTTTAAGCCAGGGTCCTTCCCGAAGCTTCCCGGGATTCCCGCAGAATTCACATGTTGACCTGGACAACTCTGAAGCCGCTTCTATGGACTTCCGGATATCCTTTGTCGCAATATTTATATAGAAATCAAGGGCTCCAAACTTTTCCTTTACCTGTGTAGCCTGGCAACGGCCGGTGGGGTCCTTCTCTATGATATCGGAGCACAGCATATCGATAATATCATACCAGCCATCCCCACATTCGAAGTAAATACCCCTCGGAAATATGCTCGGATATCTGTCAACCAACTGATTTGTAAGGGTTTCATTCATGTTTGGCCCTCTTATCTGGATCCTTTGGAAGCAATTGGCACCCATGAAATACATATCCACCCACAAGGGATAAAGTATTCCTTCCCCTCGAGTGTTTTTATCCTATGGGCGTCATTCGACCCGACCCAATCGAAGCCTGGGTCATGAATGACGAGAAGCTGTGACGGATAAACAACCGTGACAGTCGACTCATCCGGATATGTATATATGCGCCATGCCTGGTCGCTGACATCAAGCCATTCCTCTGACCTAAAGAAGGGTGCATCGGCCGGACAATTAAGGGCCTCTTCCAATTCGTCCATATCCTTGAACCCACCGATACGGTGCCACCCGTCGTCGTCCTCGAATTCGTGAGGTAGGTCGTGCGTCGACATATCGACCATGATAGGCGGCTTTACGATCTGACCGCACGCATGACATTGCCAAACGAGCTCCCTGCTCGGTAGCTTCCCGGTGCCAACCTTCTCCTGGCATTGCGGACAAAGCACATATATGCCGGTATCATCCCTCAAAATGCAATCTGCCCTATCTACTATCACGTTTTTATCTTTCATTGTAACCCCCCGATTTAAAAGGTTATTTCTAACCAGAAACACCATAAAATAATGGCGGCAAATATCGCAGCACCTATGTAGGTATAAACAGGACTGATATATGTCTCTGATATCCACCACGAAAGCCTGCTTAACCATCCGTCATTATTGAAGTTTTCTGATACTACCTGGGTATGGCCGTCACCAAACTTTTTCTCGTATGCTTTGATTATCGAGGATTTTTTTATTGTCTCACCATCGCGGACATCGAACATAAACCATCCACCGTCGGTCAGATAAATTGTGACATGCCATACATGGAGCTCCCTGTTGTGCCCCGTATTCAAAAAAGCAAGCTCCCGTCCTAAACCCCTCAAGCAGTCGGCCACAAAATCGATAAGATCTGGAGCCATATCCTCAAAAGCTTTTTTTGTATCGTCCATCAGGAACGCCCCCCGATTAATATCATCAAAAGAAATGCACCTATGGCTATAGCCAGCCCACATATAAGCTCACCCATTGGTGCCATCCCCCATGAGCATAATCGCCGGCAAGCATACCGTACAATATACAACCAGTATGATAACCAGGCAGATTAATTTCGCGAGCACGAGCATCCGGAGCCAGATCCCTCGCAGCAACCTTTTGATTCCTTTGAACATTTGCAATCCCAACGGATCTGATCATAATGCTTCCGGTATTCCGGAGTGGATGATCGATCCTTTCTTTTTTTAATGTGTTTTGCCATCGGCTAAAACCAGTATCCTTTCATCCGATAATTTCCGGACATCTTCAATATCGATACCATATATTATACCATAGATATCCTCGAAAAGGGGTGGGCACGCCAAAAAAAACATATGGAGTATGGTCTTAGCTATTCGACGGATCTCCGGATGCGCCTGTTTGCTGGCCCTGAGGGTCAATATATGGCGCCACTCCCTGGCATTCGCCGTGACAACGATATCTGCCTTTGTCATTGTCGGTAGGATCTCCCTGGCCTGCTGTGGCTTGTATCCAGCCTTAAGCATGTATGAATAAAGATTTTGGGCCTCTGTGAGGAAGCGCTCCATACGCTTAGCAAGCTTCTGATCCATTCCGGAATACCATTCAGGCTCACAGTATTCTACGTCGCTGTACCGAACATACCTGGTCGACTCCTGAGAGAATGATGCAAGCCTGTGACGAACGAGCTCGTGAGTTACACCGCGGCCGGTCCTGATCAAAACAGTTGCGCCGACATGCTCTATAACAGAATGGTGACCGCTCCTTATTATCATCCGGACAAAGTCTGTCGCTGAATTGATATCATACTCAGATTCTGATTTATAGCATGTTCTACCGGCTATCTCAAGATATGTCAAATCGTATATTTCGAAGCTTCTTAATGCCTTTACAACCGGCTCAACCATTTCCATCTTTTCCCCCCTTTATCAGAACTAACCCCAACCTGCAATAATGCGCCCTTATTACGCTCTGGACCCTAAAGTCCTCGACCGGATTGTTCGCGGGGCAAAACGGATCATGCCTGTATGAACGCAAATCGGCACCGCAAAAAGTACACTCATACCATTGCCGGTGCCGATTATCCATTCCATATCCCCCCCCCAGGTTATTATTTGCCTTGCTGTTTTTGCTTCGGCAGCGACATCCCTTTAGCCGCCGACCCCGAAAACTCCTCCTTCACCTTAACGGATTCGCTCGGTGGAACGCTTCCCTTGCCGGCGCTACCCGGGAATTCCTCTTTGGGCTCAATATCTTTGATCGTGGACTGCATGTGATACCTCCTTGCATTTCTTCGGATAAATTTTAATCATTAGGTGGTTTCCTTCTCCGGAAAATCCTTAATGACAACTCCCGGGCTCATCGGTGCGCGGTATTCATCCCGCATACGGTCCTCATCGGACCACCCGGGGATATCCCCCAGGCATTCGCAATCCTTTGTGCGCGGAACCTTTGTTTTCATTTTAGTTTTTACGGCCAAGGTTTCCTCCTTTTTCGACAAACTCACATATTGAATTTAACATAAACCTAAGCGCAAGCTCCCTATCGACGTCCAAACCCTCTGTTTTAACATGACATTCATGACAAAGGGGTATGCAGTATATGTCTGGCGGCTTCATCGAGACGCCGCAATTCCCAAATCGGCGATCATGGTGGGGATCATTCGGTCCCGGCCGGCCACATTCGGGTCTGATGCAGGCATACCTCGACACATGCTCGCGGTATTCCCTGCAAATAAGCTTAGCGCTTTTCAGAATGCTGTATACCATTATATGCTATGTCAATATTAAGTTAAGTCTCCAAAAACACGGAGGATTTTATTAACATTCGCAGACACGGTCGAAGCCCATACCCCGAGCTCCGAAGCGATCTCACCTTGTTTTAAAAGTCTGTCAAAATATAGCTCGCCGATATTCCTCGATAGCTCTGTCGGGAATTGCTCATCTTTTATTTTTTCCCAATAATCTCGCTTTGCCTTCTTTTTAATGAGCTCACGCTTAGCTGTCTGGTGGCGCATATCGACTGCCTGGTCAGTTATGCCGAGGATCTCAGCTATTTCACAATTTCGTTTTCCCTCGAGATAATACAACTCGAGATACTCCCAGGACTTCTTGCTTATGTTCAATCCCTTAAGGATCTCCATTGCTTTGTCCTGTTCATCTGAGTCCCAACCGATTTCAACCCCGTGATTTAAGTACATAATATCAACAAAGTCAAATTTGCTTTCGTCTGTATCTCCGGCGGCTCCATTAAGCATTACTTCCTTGTGGGGTGAGGGGTTGCGAAAATCCTGGCTTATCCATCGTTCAACGGCGGCACATGGCTTTTTAGTCTCAAGACAAACCTTATTCTTGCATTCTGTGCAATCCTTAGGCCTGTCGTTCGCTACCTTCGCCCTCCGGAAGGGGGGTTTCAGATTCTGCATTTTGCTCCTCCTTTATCAGTCCGTATATGAGAGCGTTATAATTCCGGATATCTCCCAGGGCGTCCATTATGGATTCTCCCTTTACCTTTAATTTCCCCTTCTCAACATAGGTGCGTACCCTTTGCATCTTATCCCTCATCCTGATCATGACACCAATCACAGGATGAACACCAAGTCCTTCGCTATCTCTGAAATTGGCATATGGATCTCCGGACCCTCCGGTATAATCATGATTTTTTTCCTTCATTATACCGTCGCCGTATTCGTCAATTTCATGAGCGCAATACATCGGATTTGGGTATCCGTTTATGAATTCGGGGATTGATTCGTCGGCGTTAGACGTCCATCCACCCCAAATATCCGGTGTAATATCTTCATGTTGCGGTGGCTCAGAAATAATTTCGAACATCGGCCTTACTATCGTATCTTCTTTTTCGGAATTCTTCGATACGCTGGCATAATGATAGCAATATTCAGCGAGGTCCCTCGGCGTTAATGTGTTTATCAATAAGGATTTTGTTTTGAATCCGGCACCTTCCAGGTCCACAATAAGTTTAGTTATCTCATCTTCTTTAAGAAGCGTTTCTATATGTGAATCCCTAAAATCTCGCTCGTGGATTAGAAATTTTTCATTACCAGACAGAACATAAATCTCTGCCATCACCATTTGTATAGCCTTATCCCAAGTCGGATCTTTAAACAAATCTTTTGAGTAATCCATCTTTATCCCCCCTTAATATATCCATAACGGTTACGGCAATGCCATATGCTTGCCAGATATCATCATGAAATGCGTGGCCATCTGTGTTGAACCATGTGTCCTTGGCCTCCCTGATCATTGCTGTGCGCTTGATTTCACCAGAATGGCACCTGTGCCATGCATCCGGTGCGAATCTCTTTATGAGAGCGTCCCTGATCTCTTTGTCGCCTCCAGATTTTTTACGGGTCAGGTGGTGGATCTGCCTCGATCGTGATACCCAAAAGGTATTTGATTTACAACTCCTTGCATGGTGGGCGCCGGAGAACAGTCCGGACCATATTGCAGCATCTGAAACTTCCCTGCCGGCCCATTTCCTTGAAATGATATATTCCATTGCGATTGTTTCCGGCACGACTTTAGGAAAACCTGGTCCTACCGTGAAGCCATTAAATCTATCAAATAATTTTTCATTTTCTAAAATTCCAGATTCAGCCGGCTGGAGGTTTTCGTATATTGTGCAAAACGCTGTTTTCTCAGATCCCGGGTCTATTCCCATCACCAACGTTGGAATTGTCATACTGTGCCTCCCAATTATCGCAATACTCATCAAATACTAAAAACATGCAGCGCTTTGCATTCGTGGCGTCACGATAATAAAAACATTCTTTCTGGCTATCGTGGCTACTATGTGCACAGCACTCGCTTAACCCCCAACCCTTTTTGCAATGGCTTATTACCAGGCTCATATATTCCTTTTCCGCGCAAGATAACGGAGGGGGGTGACCAGCCCCCCTCCATATTAACCGGTTCAGCCACCCCTGGTATTCCCGATTAATGATCGATAGGATTATAGCCCGATCTTAACTGAGGCTTTTTTACCTCAAGGATACCTGTGCTATAACATTCATAAACTCCCTCGGGGAGAAGCTCATTCCTGGACTTTGCCTTTCCGTATCCAGTAGATGTGCTCGGCGTTATAATGCTATCACCGCTCGAGGACGCCACGCTCCCCTGGCCGCCGAAGCCGATACCCCAGGAAACACCCTCAAGATGTTTTCCCTCTGCTCCCTCGTATACGGGAATCATATGGGTTACCCCGTTCTCCATTGCGGATTCTGCTGCTTTACCAACGACGCCTGTGGCAACAGCATCCAAACCGTCGACGGTAACATATATGTAACCCATAAACTTGCCAGCCTTACCGTATGAAATACTGGAAGTAGGCTCGCCCTGGAACACGAGTCCTGGGGTCACAACGGCATCTGGAGCTCCGTCGGCGAGTGCCTTGGCCTGCTTTTTTGTAATAAAACCAAGACGTTCAAGGATATTATACCCCTGGACCTTGGCCTTGAATGCCTTGGCTGCTCCATCAACCTGGCCATCCGGAACAGTCGGGCCGGCCGCGGACGGGTGGTTCGCCTTGTTCTCTGCCTCTTCGAATATTACCGTCTGGCTGACACCCTCGTTATTCGCTGATTGATTTTGCCCCTGGATCTGCTTCTGGTCTTGTGCCTGGACCTGCTTTTGATCCTGCTTTTGGTGCTGCTTTTGGTCCATGTCGATCTCGTTATCAACATCGACAATATTAGCGTTCAGGTTCAGGTTCGTGTTTTTATTGCTGTTGGTATTTGTGTTCAGGTTCGTGTTTAGATTCGTGTTCGTATTCTTACTGGACGAATCCACCGTAACAATCGTCATACCGGGGTCTGACGATTCATCCGGAACACATTTCCACCCCTTTTTAACCTGGCCAGGAGGACAGTCTGCGGCCATAACCGACGTCGCGAACATCAAGGAAACAAACAATACAAGCATAATAACAAAATTCTTTTTCATTTTTTTACCCCCCCATATAATTTTTTGATCGTCCGCAGGGGAGCTCTCTACTTAGGATTTCGCTACACCCTGCCGGTGCTGTACGCACATCAACCCATAAACGGCTTTTGCGGACTATTTGAGAAACATTATAACACCTTTTTTGCGTTAATGGTGCATTAATAGAACATTAAAACGGAATATCATCATCCTCTGGACCAGGGTAGCTACCACCTTCTGGAGGATCTGCCTGGACAGGGCTCTTTTCATATCCGGAATCACCACGACCGAGATCGATAAAATTCATATCTCTGAGGACAAACTCTGTCGTGTAATTCTTCCGGCCGTCGTTACCCTCCCACGAACGCGTCTGTACCTGGGCCTCGACATATATCCGGCTTCCCTTTGAAAGGTAGTCCTTGCATATGTCTGCCCATTTTTTGAATGCGACAATACGGACCCACTCCGTCTGTTTCTTTTGCTCGCCGCCGCCCTTCGGAGTCCATACCTGGGTTACAGCGATCGAAAAATTTGCTACGGGATCTCCGTCTCTCGTATATCTGACCTCGGGATCTCCCCCCAACCTACCAATAAACATGCATTTGTTAAGACCTTTTTCTCCCATTTGTTGCCTCCTTTAATTTGATAGAATTATGAATCCCTGGTGCTCGTCAACAACTATCTTCCGAACAGCCTGGATCCTGCCGTTCCTTACTTCCGTTACGGTGAATCCGAGGGCGACGGGATCATACCCCGCCATTTCTGCATAGCCGCTTGAATGTTTTCTATCTTCATCATACTTAACCGGCCGATACAGTTTTAAGAACGATCCGGTGTTTGCGTAATACCTTAATTCGTCTGGTATATAATCAACGTCACCATAATATTTTTCCGGATTCGTATACCCCTGGATTATCTTCCCCCCACCGACATGCCTCATATAAAGCTCCTGGTGAGGAGTGTATACCTCAAGCTGGTGGGTATGGCCCATGCACATTAGCATGCAATTTGAAGCCTTTGCGGCGAGCTTCATCATTAGGGATATCTCCCTGTTTGCCTTGGCCCTCTTCCCGGGCTTAACCTTTGAGCTTATCGAACCCCATCCATGCCCAACGAAATTTCTAAACATGACAGTACCGTGGACAGTCTTGAATGTCAAAACAGCCTGATATGTACCAAATTCGCCGCCGACTCTTTTCGCGTGCTCATATGTAGAATTTCCAAGAGGCCTCAACTTCCTGGTATTAGAATGATTTCCATCCATCCATACTAAAAACTTTTTAGCATATGGCCTGTGCATATTCTCGGATGCATCTACCATCCAATACATATCCTTTTCAGCGTCATGTACCCCTGGGTCAAACCTGTAATCGTCCATGTAAATACCCTCATGGATATCTCCGACATGAACAGCGACATTACGAGACGCCGGCAGCCCTCCCCATTCTGAGTCTAAAGCATTAAGGGCCATCATATACCCTCGCTCATACATCATGCTGTTTCCAAGGTGGTTATCCCCTATATGGAATAAATTAAAATCGTCTGGTAAAACAAAGTCAAGGTGCCTCATTTCTATACCCCTCTTTTCCTGGTTGATCCTTCACGACAGTTTATGCACCGCACATAACCAGCATCCTCCTCCCTCAAAGGACCTGAGCACGCTACACATCTGCCCTCATTAACCATTTTCTGTTCATAGGCCTTTCTTATCCTATGGACTTTCCCCCCGGCACGGCGAATATAATCTTTTCGCCATTGGTTATTATATTCTAAGCAGGTTCTACACCGAACCCTACCATCTGCTGTACTCTCTTTCCCACATTGGACACAGACTCCGGCCGCACGGTATGCTGCGTATTTCATTTTAGTCTGATCCAAAAGGGACCTCCCTATCGGAAAGGTTTTCAAACTGTGCGAACCGTTTTAAAAACTTTAGCTTCGCAACGCCAAGAGGGCCATTCCGCTGTTTGCAAATTCCAAACTCGGTATAGCCCTCGAATGGTGACTCATGTTCTTTATCGGAATAAACCTCTGGACGATAGAGGAATGAAATGACATCTGCATCCTGCTCGATATTGCCAGACTCCCTCAGGTCAGACATTCTCGGCCGTTTATCGTCTCGATTTTCAAGGTTACGGTTTAATTGGCTCAATACAACACTCGGTATATTCAACTCCTTGCTCATTTCCTTAAACGCCCTTGTCATGGCGCCAAGGTCCTCGTTTCTATTGCTCTGACGTTTTGCTGTCCCACCGACAAGCTGTAGGTGGTCAATAATTATCAACTTGATCCCATGGGACCGCTTTAATTTTCTTGCCCGTCGACGTATCTCGTTATATGTAAGACCACCCTCATCGTCGATTATTATCGGGAGCCGCTTTAGGGGATCTTTGACAAATATGATTTTCTTCATATCCTCTTCGCTGAACATACCAGATCTAAATTTCTGCCCGTCTATACTTGCCTCAGCAGCCGTAAGCCTGTCAATCAATTGGCTTTTTGGCTGTTCAAGAGAGAATATTGCTACGGGAAGCTGTAGTCCAGCAGCGTGTCTCGCGATTCTTAAAGCCAATGCTGTCTTACCCATGGACGGTCTGGCAGCTACAATTATCAAGTCTGCCGGTTGAAAGCCACAGGTAAGAAAGTCAAAATGCCTCAACCCCGTTGGGACCCCTGTGATATAACCTTCCCGGCCCTGGATCTCTTTCCAGTATTCAATCTGCTTGTCAAGAAGATGGCCAATTAACTCGGCATTTCCATCATTGCCTCCAGATGGATCTATCGCAGATATGGACTTTTGGATATACTCGATTGTCTCAACAGGATCATTCGACTGATCAAAACATCTTTTCATTCCAGCGTTACATAATTCTATCGCCCTCCTTAACGCTGACTTCTGTTTTAGTCTCTGTATTGTATATCGTATGTCAAGAAGGAATGTCTTATCAAGCAGATACGATAGATATGAGGCTCCTCCGGACTTCTCGATATTCCCATTATCTGACAGGTCGCCGAACACGGTTGTCAAGTCAACAGGATCCCCGCAGAAATGAAGCCTCTGTGCTGTTTGGAATATTAGCTGGTTCTTTGTCGCATAAAAATCGCCAGGCTCCATCGAGTCCATAATCTCCTCGAGGGATTCGGTCGACCTAAACATTTCGCCAAGGATAGCCTCTTCTGATTCAACGTCACTCGGTTGTATTTGCAATTCAGTCATGAATTATCTCCGGTCTGTTTGGCCCATTCCGTCTCGAATTCGGAAAGTTGTCTGTTCATTTCCTCTACCTGCTCAGCGTATAGCTGGTCGTCGCTCTTTCTGAAAAACTTTGGATGGTAATCCTTTTGGCGTTTTATCCATGTCCTCCAGGTCGCCAGGAAATTAGCTCGCTTTACACCCTGGTCCTCGTGCCAATCACAAAAGCCATCGTAAACCTCACGATAACCCCAAAGCATACCGAGCTCCTTTGCGACCTCGATAAATTTTGGAAAAATCTTACGGTCCTTTTCGTCCCTGATCAAAAGCATGCACGACGGGATATATTTTTTTACTCCAGACCGATTCCCGCAAACGATTTCTTTGTAACCAAAAAACCCATCGTCTTTTTTTTCAGATTCCGGCTGCACCTTGTTTTTATTTTTATTATTATATAGTAATACCGGCTCCAATTCAAAAGCACCCCTTACAGAGGGGTAAGCCTTTCCTTTTATTACAGATATTTTATCTTGTGTTTGGAATGATTCAATACCACAATTAGAGGTTAATGTGAACCCATACTGGCTGGTCTTTTTTACATTTATTAATAATGATCCCAGGCAGATAGTAACCTCTTCATCGTAAGGAAAAGCCTCTGTAGCCAGACCCCCACCCTGGCTCGCATCGAGAATCAACTGAACCATTTTACCATTAGCACCCATTATAACCCCCCGTTTTCTAAGGTTTTTGTTAAATCAAAATCATTTACATCGTCGACTTCATTCGGAAGCGGGATCCAAATATTCCACTCCGTACTGGCCCAATGACGAATGGCCGCGAGGTAGTCCTCCATTTGTGATGTATTAAGGACAGTCGTCGATAAGGTTATCGGCAAACCAGGGACGGGCTCTATAGTTAAAAACATACTGGCCATGGTTGAATGCATATCGTCGACTGAGTACCCAAAATAATTACACAGGTACTTCCTTAGAACGACTCCACGATAGTATGCGTTCTGTTCATTCGACCTTATCGTTTTTTTCGTCGCCTTCTCAAGAGAAACGAATACTCTATCACCAGGCTTAAATTGAGCCTTGTGCTTAGAGTATAGGTCTGGACGGTCAAGCCTCGGATGGCCCTGGTCGTCGATCGTTGCTGAAAATTTAATTCCCATTTTTAAATGATACCACAACTTTGTCGATAATGGTGCATGGATCGTCAGACAAATACAAAAAGGCCAGGTGCTCAGCGATAGCGTCCTCCTCATCCTCCCTTATCGGGCGCCCGAGCGAGATTTCTATCCGCTCCAAAAGCATCAAGGCCAGCATCCGGCGAAAATATTTTTCTTTTGCGCTTCTTAGGTTTCTCTTCGCTATGTCATATGATATCCCGAGGTCCTCAGCTATCTCATTCACAGGTACAAGCTCTTCTGACTCCGGTTTTTTTCCTGGTTTTGATCCTGGTACAATCATTTTAACCCCCCTGCTTTATATGAGTTTTTTATCGTTTCGTGACCTGAGTTGATCATGGCGGCCGTGCATGTGAATAATATTGTCAAAATGATCCATGCGATTAAGACTGATCTGATCTTCATTTTTCTCATTATAAATTCCCCTTGTTGATATTAATTTTGGTGGGGGGAGCTACCGGTGCTCCCCCCGGGTTAGGTTTAGTCGGTTACGACGAATGATTCACCGTTCATTGTGATCGTCCTGAGGGTATCCAGGTTAATACTCCGGAACCCACCAACCTGCATGTCAAATACGCGCATGACAGGAACATCCAGACCAACGGATTTGCCGGTGAATTTGACGCCCTTCTTGACACCAAGGCGGCAATTCATTTCGCGAAGGGATCCGTCCTTCTTGATAAAGGTTACGGTGAATACTCGGCCATTGCTGGCGCGAAGCTGGTTGACGACGTTTACTCTGTGAATTGCTTTTTTCATGTTTAGATCTCCCTTTTAGTTTTGATCAACCGAATGTGATCGTGTTTGATATCGCTGACAAACATTGCAGCCTTAGCCATACTAAAAAATCCGAATGATGCGAAATGATCTTTACTCTCTACTGTTACAATTATCATCCCGCTGTCTAACTTATTTACCTGAGCCCTGAGGCCGTTCTTAAATGTTTCATCGAATGTCATTTTCATGTTTTTTCCTCCGCTGTTGTATACTATATCGGCAGATTCTAAAATAACTTTAGCTCTTTTTTTACATTAATGAAAATAAAATTGCAACCCCACCCCAGGCAAAAAGAATTAAAATTAAGAAGCCAATTAAATTATTTGATTTTCTCGATCTCAAGATCCGTCCTCCCGCAAATTGAACATGTCAAATTCAATGTGTTAATGTCATTATGTAGGCATTTAAAATTATCTGCTCCCACAATGACACGCCTCGCACGATTGCCTCTTCCCCGTGTAACGAGCTCAAACTTTCCCTTATCCTTACCCGTCTTGATTAGCCTGGCAGCGTATGCCGGCCGCCATCCGTCACCGTAAAACGTCCCTACTACTGTTCTCAGGTCCTCAGTCGTCATTTCCCTTAACTCGTGGGCTCTGTTCTGGATGTTCTTTTTCAACGTGGTCCTCCAATTCGTCGCATGTGAATCCCTTTTTAAACGGAGTGCAAAAGGGGCATTGGTATTTGCCGGCGACATGTTTATATCTTTGTTTTGCCATTGCAAAATCTCCATATCTCGAGAGTGTTATATCCGCAATCAAAGCAATGGGTTATCGAATCGTCCTCTTCGACCTTTACCCAGGTATTTTCGCTTGAGCAATCTAAGCACGGCTCAGGTATAGACCGCATCCACTCGACCTCACATTCGTCACAGCAAAAAATATCGTGTAAATTTATTGGGTTAAAGCAATTAAGACAGAACATTTAAAACCTCCAATGGGGGAGCCGAAGCTCCCCCCGTAAGCCTTTGATTTATTTTCCGATCAGGGCCTTGGCTGCTGCGAACGCCTTGGCTTTCATGGACCGGCCGGCACCAGACACGGCGGCCTTAAACCGGTTATTGATCGATCGAGCAGGTTTCTCGTGATCGATATACTCGGTAACCGCATTCAGGGCACCCCACAGGGTACGGTATGAGGTTTTGAGCTCGGCGCCACGGCCATCAAGGAAGCCCTGCATAATTTTAAGGAAGGCTTTCTTTTTTGCATTCGGGCGCTCTTTCCAGGTTTTCTTGAGCTCTTCGGCGTCGAATACGATCTCAGCGAAAAACTTGAATGCCTCGGTGGTCGGCATGGTATGCTTTACCATTTCCTGGCACAGTCTGGAGAATTCAAGCCAACCGAGCTCGATAAGGCCTGCTTCCAATTTGACCTGGGCGGCATCAAACTTTTCGGTATGCGGGACCTTTATCACAGTCGGACCCTCTTCTCCGTTCTCTGAGGCGGCAATCGCAAACTCCAATGTGTTATTGCAAACAACGCGAATTGACGTAAACATAAGGGTGGTAGCCAGCGACGTATCATAGCTCGTCATGAGCAAGACATAGGGATAGACCTCATCACCGTCTCCCAGGTCGACACAGTCGCCGACTTCGGCCAGAGCCCAAACACGCTTTCCGTCGTCCAAGGATCCAGCGGTATGGATACGGAAGCCGTGAAGCTCGATAAGATCGCGATAGAATTCAAGGATCTCGTGCGGCTGGACAACGTTATATCCTTCGGATACTATTGATAGGGGTGAGAAATTATCTGTCCGGAAAAGGACCTTCCGAGTAGGCATGTCAGCCTCGATCTTCGCGTCGCGAAAACCACCGGCTATTTCGTATTTGACGATTGACTCCATAACCCGCCAATCTAAATGAGCTTTCTTTTCCCACTCCTCGATAGTTGCATTGGGGTCTACCTGTTGTCCAAGTCCATGCCAAGGTTTGTCGCCAACATAAGCCATGCTGTGTTCGCCGTTGATTTCGTAAACTTTGTGACTCATAATTTTTCTCCTTTGTTGATTGTTTTTGTTGGTATTTCTCTGACTCTACTATTTATTATCGGCAATGTCAATATAAACTTTAGCTTTTTTTTATTTTTTTTTGGCGGCCCGGGGAGGCACCGCCAATCTGGTCAGATGTCATTCCTCAACTTCGTGATTGTGGCCATTAGATCTTGAGCTTGCAGGGCGGCAACCCTAAGGTCACCAGCGGCATCGTCATTCATTACCATAACTCTGAATTGGCCCAGGGTATCTTCGACCGCGAACATTTGCTTTTCAAGAATTCTTGCCAAAGATTTGTTGCACTCATTAACACCCTCGCTGAAAGCGTCCATCGATTTACTTGCCATTTTTACCTCCCTCAGTTTTTAATTAATTTCGTTACCGTTATCATCTTCCATCCTGAGATACCCACCACAACTGACGAGATCTTGATAATAAGGATCAAATGAATTATGCGAGGTCAATTCTTCGAAGCGAGCAATACATTCGTCTTTTGTATCATACTCCTCTATCGCGTTTGCCCCATTATCATTTGTCTGTTCTATTATTTTGTATTTCATTTTGGCCTCGTTTTTGTGATGATTCCGTATCGTACTATGAATATTATCGGCATGTCAAGAATAAACTTTAGCTTTTTTTTATTTTTTTTTACATTATTTTTTGGCGAAGCTTGTCAGCGATCTCAAGCTTCCGTTTTATTTCGTTTTTCAAGCGCACCCTCTCTTCATTAAGCCTATCTATATCTGAGCTCAAATCATAATATAGCTTTTCTCCAGGGCTCATATCGTCTGTCTGTATCAAAAAGGTTCCATAATAACTGCTTTCTGAAACCCTGACAGGGCGACCCTCAAGTAGCTTCGACCCCCTGTAAAAACAAGCTTCTCGAGACATATCGACATTTGTGTCGCGAACAATAACTTTTACTTTTGCTCTTTTGCGAGGATATTCATTTTGCCTTTCTATGCGTTCGAATGTCAGGGCATACGTTGCCTTAGGCGCCAGGTTAAGGGCGATTTCATCAAGGAATCCCTCGTGGTATCCAAGGTTTTTTATTGACCTGCCCTCGACATCACCCTCGGTATGTACTTTCCAATAGCCAAATGCCGGATGATCTTCTTTTTTATTCATGATGCCTCCCCTCAATATAATCACCTGAAATTAAAATAAATTCTACCCTTAGAATATCCTTAATTTTAACATCGCCAAGGGCCTTTATGGCGTCGACAAGCAGCCTCGATATTCTCCTGGCTACCATTTCGGACCCTGGCATCTGATACATTTCCCACCATTCACGGTGGAATTTCGTCCTCGCTAACCGGTCAATAACGGCGTCGCCCCTTCCCTCGTACGCCATTCTTATTGATCGCTTCCGCAAAAAATTTGGCTCAGTATCGGCGCAACCAAACCGACTGCTTTTCCTGATGTAATTTTCAAGGGCATCCAATTTTTTCGCAAATTTTAATACTCTGTCCATTTCAATAATCCTTTCTGTTGTTATTTTTTATTGACCCCAAATGCCGACATCCTCATTACTCAACTCGTCCGGATCAAGAAACTCTGGATATTCAGCAAGGTTGTCCTGGTTGAATAGCCGTTCCTTTTCCCGAGCCTCTTCAATATATTTCGTATACTCCTTTACCGCATGTTTTTGCCATCCCTGGCGCTGTCCTTTTGCTGGCATGTCATTCCCCCTTTTCAATTTCAAAGTATTCACCGCATTCGTCACATTGCTCGGCGCCCAACGGTACCTCAGTCTCATTATCGCATCCGCAATTCGGGCACTCCCATTCCCACCTGTAAGCGTAAGCTGTTGCTTTTTCCATTTATTTAGTCCTTTCGTATTTCCTGCCGATTATAAATGCACAAACGATAGCTGAGAATATTAGAACCGGCGCAGGGTTTTCGATAAAGTCCTGTACCCAATGAATAATAACAAATCCCAAAAATAGAAAACCAAGAATACCACCGATTATTTCTAAAATTTTATCCCACATTATTGATCCCCCTAATCAAAGTAAAGTCTGGTTATAAGTTTTTCAGATCTGTCCAGGTCGCGGATATCGCCGGTCCTCAAATACTGTTTATATGCTCGGCGGCACGCCCTCTTGTGGCGGGTTACGGCGTCCTGGACTTCTTCTTTGCTCCATATGGTAAATTTCGGTTTATAATCTTTTATGACATTGTATCCGGCCATTTTATTTTCCCTCAAAAAATTCTTTGGTGTATTCATCGATCTTTTCAAAAGAAAGACCCTGCTTCCAGAAAAAATGCTCGACGTCCTGCTTGAATTCCATATCGACGTCCTCGGCATCCATCAGCCACCGGATAGCCGTCTTTCTATCAGGGGCACCAATACTGATTGTGTATTCGATCATTTCCTCGAATACCCGAAGGCTTTCGGCCTGATTGACGGCCTCTAAAGCCATATTTGCCTTGGTGAGGTCACAGAGATATTCGATCTCAATATCGAGATCTTCCTGCGTCCACCATTCTTTATAATGGCCACGAGGACGGAAACCGTGGGCGTCTTTGAAGAGATCTGAAAGGCATGTTTCTGAAATGTGTATCATTTTTACCTCCTGAAAAGTTGTTGTTTTCCCCTTACTATACCATAGTATCGGCACATGTCAAGAATACTTTAGGACTTTTTTTAATTTTTTTTCAAGGGCAAATAATTCAGAGGCTGCGTTGTGGCCATGGAGCCCTATCTCTATGTGCTCCTCTGTCAGATCTCTGAATTTACTTGTTACCTCTATAATAGATTCCCTGGCCTGCTCAAGTATTTCTATGTCCCTTTTTAAAAGGGCCTTTATTTCAGGATTCATAATCCCCCCGGTATTTTTCTTTTCGAGTATAACGTTTTTTGTCCCTGTGCACCTGAGTCTCTCTAACCGTAGGCTTACGGACCTTTGTGTAATGGGGAGCCCTCCAGCCGCACCGCCGGCACTCCCCACTCTTTGTCATTGCAGAACCACAAGCCTCGCACCTTATCCTAAACATAGACCGAGACATGACAACCCCCTAATCTTATTCGTTTTGACCTGTTCGCCCGGGCCATAGCCTGTTTTATTGCCGCAAACTGCGACAGCCTCTTAAGCTCAACTTTCGCATTCTTCTTGCTCGATTGAACACTCTGTATTTGTAATTGGTACTTCATTTAGAATAACCTCCATTTCCTTAAATGCCGCGACCCTGGCCGCGAAAATTTCGTCGACAAGACCCTTACCTTCCAATATAGATTGCTCTTTTGACCTTTCTGCCAGATATAGCCGAAGTCGTTCCACCGTCATAAACCCATCTCCCATTTAATTTGATATAACCCATTTCGACCAATATAGGATCCTTCGGGCTCGAGAATCCGGCCTGTTCTGACCTGCGAATAACCCGCAAGTTTAGCTCTTCTCTCTTTTGGAATTTCCTCCAGAAATTAATAAGCCGCATAAACTCATCGGCGAATTCTTGCCCATGGGGTTTGAGCCGTTTATCCACCTGGGTATTGGCATAGATGTGAGCCAACTCATGCAGCACAACCCATACGCTGTGTCTATATATTTTTACTCTGCGCTGTCTCGGCCAGGCAGTACCCAGGCGCCTCGAACATTTCCTGTTTGACAATTCAACTGTAGCACCCTTTAGTTGATATGCATTCTGGTACTGCCGCATGAACTCAAGCATCGGCTTTTTTTCTTTTTCTATAATGGTGTTGTTCAGCCTGAGAGCGTATGCGTAAATGACCTTAACCTTCGAATTGCCTGTCCCGATGTTGTTCATGTATTTCATTTTTCCCTCCGTTGGTTTTTTGTTGCGTTACAAACTGTATCGGTCACCTGAAAATAAACTTTAGCATTTTTTTTATTTTTTTGTCAACATTTTTTTTAAATATTTTTTTGCACCATTCCTGGCATAGTTGTGGTAGTATAGTTCCATGCCTTACAAAAACGACACAGGTTACCCGTCGTCCACCAAGATCCTTGAATATTGGATTGATAAAAAATGGTTCAAGCCAATCCATTCAGAGCGCGGATCTGCGGTGCACGGCCAATGTAGCGCAAACCTCTTAGGATTACCGGTCATGCCACAGGACCGCTGGCCTACATATTATGAATCATTTCTTAGGCTTAGGCCACATATTTTGGAGGTTTTTGTCGTTGAGGTCCGGTACGTTGATGAAGATCTCGGCTATTGTGGCCAGCCGGATCTGGTCGCCAAGATGGATGAAACCTATAATAACTGGATCATTCTTTGGGACTGGAAAACTTCGCAGGCCAGGCATAAGTATTGGGGCCCACAAACGGCTTCATATAAACACCTGGTCGAATCCAATACTGGACTACCGATTGATCGGTGCGCGACGGCTCGGCTGAGGGGTGAAAACAATAACCCACACCTGCCACCGCTGGTCGATATTTTTGAACCGGAGCAAACAGAATTTCATTGGCAGGTATTCTGTAACGCCCTGGTAAACCACAACTTTTTTGGAGGACAATATGGATATTGATCTGAACGTAACCAAAAAACGAGAGAGGCACGATCTGGTCGTCTCTAAAATGGCAGATGCTGTCGTAGATGATAGGGATTTCTCGATCAAGAATCTGGCCCTTTTTGGGAAAAACGTCATGCTTAAAGTCGAGGCCATGCAGGAAGAGGCTAATTCATTTCGGGCAACCTCGGCGAATAAAGACGACGCCACCGAGAGGGGAGCCCAAGCAAAGAAGCTGGCAACTATATTCGACAAAAAGCGGAAGGCCTATAAGGAGCCATACCTTCGCCATGGTAAAGAGATCGACTCCGTCTTAATGCCAATCGTTAAGGCGCTGAGAGAAGTCGAGAAAACCATGGGCATCAAGCTGTCAAAGGTACTGCATAGAGAGGCCGAGAAAAAACGCCTGGAAGAGGCCGCTCGCAGGGCTGCTGAGGAAGAGGCAGCCAAAGCCGCAGCCAAGCTCACAAAACAGAAGATCGCCCCGCCTGTGGCCTCTCAGCCAGCCGCAGCACCGGTCAAAAGGGTTCAGGCTGAGACTGGATCTGCCGGCCTGAAATATAAACCGGAGTTTAAATTAACCGGATCCCTGGCTGATGTTGATCCAAAGTACCTGCAGTTGAATGAAGAGGCCCTGGCCGCCGCATATAAGGCCGGAAGCCGAGGCAATGATATCAAGGGTATCGAGATTGTTAAGGTGCCCGTAACCAGTTTCGCAAATAAAAGGAGTTAATTATGTCAGACAAAAACTTGCCGGCAATACCGGTCGAAAAGGGTGAGATCGCACCGAGCGACATTGAAGGCCTATGGTGGCTGGCCAATAGATTCTCAAACTCTGGAATGGTTCCAAAGACTTATGTCAATTCTCCAGAAAAGGTCATCGTCGCCTGGGATATGGGTTTGTCCCTCGGGCTGAACCGCACCGCAGCCCTGCAGAACATAGCCGTGATCAACGGCATGCCATCAGTATGGGGTGACGCTGCTCTCGGCCTGGTCCAGAATTGCGAAGAGTTCATCGATTGTATTGAAACCTTCGACGGCGATATGTGGGATGGTGACAAAATCAATAAGAATTTCAAGGCCGTATGCACCATCAAGCTCAAGGACCGTGAAGATGTTGTCAGGGATTTCTCAATTGGTGATGCCATTAACGCAGATCTCTGGAATAAGGATATTTGGAAAAAATATCCAAAGCGCATGCTGCAGATGCGAGCTCGCTCATGGGCTATCCGTGACGCTCTCCCTGGTGCCCTGAAAGGTTTGAAGGTTGCCGAGGAAGCCATGGATTACGACGTTAATATGGTCCAGGGTGCCGACGGATCCTATACGTCAGAGCCAGAAGTCATGTCTAATGAAAAGGTTGAAGAGGCTCTCCAGTTTATCTTTGAAGAAGATGATATGGAACCTGAGTTTTTTCAATACCTTATAAAAACTATGGAGGCTAACGACGCCGATCCGAAAGCATTCCTTGAATATGTCGGTGACAATGCCAAGGAATTAATGGCGGCCTATAAAGCCGAGCCCGTGGTAGAGGCTGAGGTCGAGCCGGAAGAGGAAGCCCCTGAGCCCGACGTTGTGAAGGATGAAGCCGGCAATGTCGTCGCCGGCAGGACCGGATGGAAGGCTCCGGATTGGGCGGCCGGTAATGAAACTCTATTGAACCTCGGTATCAAGTTTAATTCTGGTCTGAAAAATGTCGTCGACTGGATCAATATAGTTTGCGAGCGCCAGGATCTCAGACCTGGAGACGTTGTCGTTTATATCGAAAAACATATTGAGAAGGCCGAAAAGACCTTTGGCGATTACGTCGAAGAGATCCGCAGGGTTTCAGACGAAGAGTTAGCCGATTCAGAGGGCGCTGAGATAGAGCGAGAATTCGAAAAGTCTGCCGAGGAAGAGGTCGCCAAAGAGGATCCCGTCGTCGAGCCCGAGCCAAAAATGACTCCGGCCGCAGAGATCCGGCTGTTCAACCATATGTCTGCAGCCGATCTCGAGGAATGGGTAACCAATAACCCTGAGATTGTTGACTCCTTATCAGAAGAGTCTCACGGTAAGCTGGTGGCCAAATGGGATCGCCTGATTAAAAAACCTTTCCCTGGTGGTCTGGAAGCAGATGAAGAGCCCCAAGAAACTGAGCCCGTCCGCACAGCCCAGGAGAAAGGTCCGGACCTTGATGATATCGAAAGCAAGATGAAAGATAAGATCCGGACCCGACTCCTGCACCTGCGAAAAACATACCCGAATACCTGCGAAGAAATTCGGGAGAAACATGGCTTCGGCCAAATGGTAGCCAGCGACAACGCCGCCAGGATATGGGTAGATGATGTGGTCGAGCTACTCGCCAAAAAGAAGTCCGCTGGAAAGGAGTTAGATTAATGGAGCGACGACCAGATGAATCCTTCGAGGATTATAAGGAGCGCCGGAAAAAGGCGAATGAGGATACCAAGGCCAGGCTAAAAGGCCGGCGGGTGTTTAACTCCACCTACTATGTGATGGAGAAGGATCCTGAAACCGGTGAGGAAAAACCCGTAAAGAAAACACAGACTCACCAGCGTGGGAAGACTCAGCTATCCGGATCAATGGCAGATAAAAACCGATATGATGCCTTGCTCCGTAAGGCAGAGAGGAAAGCGAAAAATGAAGAGAAAGCAACCGAACATTAAGTTTGACTTCGATGGATCCCTGGTGGATTGGGCCACCTATTTCAGGAAATGGGTGGAGTCAAAGAGGTTCACGATCGTCGATAATGGTAGCTTTTATTGGGAGCTACTTGACCAGCATGGTTCACCTGTGAGCCATGAAGCGGCTTCGCGGCTCGTATACAGATCAATGTCGCACATCGAAGAGTTTGAGCCCATGGACGGTGCCGAGCTATTTCTCGGATGGTATTATGCACAGACCGGAGTTCCAATACAGGTTGTCACCTGCAGGCCGCACCATGTTGCCGGCTATACACACCAGGTGTTCGCCAGGCTATTCCCGCACATACCGTTTACGATCTCGTTTGTAGACGACGCTGTGCATAAGCCTTTATATATGGAAGATTGCACGGTATTTTATGACGATCGCCGGAAAACAGCGGTTGAAATGGCAGGCAGGGGATTCACGGTATTCATGCCTGTGCGAGATTATAACTTTCCGATCCGTAATTGCGAGGTGCCAGTTGTCAGGCTTAACAAACTGGATCCCGAGGCATCATATCACCCCGATATGCTAATCGGCGGCAGGATTATCCTGGTAGATTCGATAGCTGATCTGACAGACAAGCGGATAGTAAATCTGCTTTTCCGATAGCCATGACGTCAAAAGTATGGGGGCCGTGGCTGGCCCCCCGCGCATTTATTTTGTAATGCCGTGCAGCTTTTCGTAGGTACGAGATGCACCCAGGCCGAGCATGGCAAGGATTAAACTGACAATAACGCCGGCATCGAGATCTGGTGCCAGGATCTTATCCCCGACCAAAGCGGATCCCCACTCGAGTAATGGAAAGGCCAGGAAATGGGCCCCGAGTGCCAGACCGCAGATCCAACCGATGAACGGTCGCCAGCCGGCGACAAAGATTGTGCGGTGGCCTGCCTCGATCTTATTGATCTCAACTTGCCATTTGTCTGGCTCCTGCAGCATCTTCATTCTCAGGAGCTCGGCAGCCGCCTTCTCTTCCGGAGTCTCCACAAACTTGTCGATCGCATCGGCAACCCCACCTACCAGGCCGCCGCCGGCACCACCAACTAAACTGCCAAGGATCTTGATCAGGCCCATTATTTCCCCCTCTCCATTATGCCGGCCAATTCGATTGCACGGTAACCTACCTGCTTAGCCCACCTACTATCGAGCATCTCAGCGGAGGCCTTGCGCCAATCAGAACCTTGCATGGCCGCTATGAATTTTTTGAATTTATTCAGGCCCTTATAGCCCATATTAAAAATCATATTAAAGATAACTTCCTGCCGGCGATCGTCAAGCCATTCAATCTGATGCTCGCTCAGGAAGGACTCGGTATCCCTTAGCTTTTCGGAAATATCATAGGATAAAATTTCATCCCAAATATGATCCGGAAGTTTGGATCCCTTATGGAATGCATGGCCATAGCCACCCGTCAACACACCTACCGTATCAACATAGATGTGGTCACGGTATCCCTCGTGACGCTTAATGTCCTGCTTAATCTTTTTGAGATTCATCACAACCCCCCGATTTTATAGGTTATTTATTATTCATCTGTATCAAGAGCGTCTTGACCTCGCCTACCTGATCTCCGACGCCATCAACTTTCCGCTCCAAAGAATCTTGCCTGGTGTGTATTCTGTCAAGCTCGCGCTGGATAGAATTCCCCTCTTTTTCATGGAGTTTTGCGCTATCCTCCTTTGTGATATAAACCTCCGGAAACTCAGCAACTTTTTCAAATTGCCAGGCACCTAAAAAGCTGAGGACTCCCATAAACCCCATGATTATTATTGTTATCCACCAGCTATGCTTTTCTAAGGGCTTTCGAATCTGATTAACCATTACGCCTCCGCTCCGATTTATTTGGTCCCTATCTGGCGTGACCCAAGGGTATCAACCTGGTAATGGATACCGGCTGTTTGAATTAATGCATCACCTGCGAAGGCGTCACCTACTGCCGCGATCCTTGTCAGGGTAAAAAAGAACTGATCACCTATTTGTACTGGCGTTCCATTCGGTCCAGCCGTGCTACCATCTATCGCTGCAAAGTCTGCTCGATAGTTTTCATACTGCGTATCGACGGCCGTATCTCCCGTGGTGATCACGGTTTTTGTGTCGGTCGTTTCGTCGTCACGCATGATTACATAATCCATTTGCCAGTTCACATTATCGGTCCCTGTGGGAGCCGCAATTATCTGGAAATGGACATGAGGAATAAAGTCCGAACCGTTTTTATAATCATGCTGGATCTCAAATCCGGCATGGACCTTTTCACCGACTGCGAATGCAAGCGTCTCAATCCCTGTATCGGTGCCGCCTTCATCTCTGAATGAATCAGTATCTGGCTGAGAGGATGAAGGTTGAGAGAATTGAGCCGCACCGAGGTTCAAATCCTTGTATACAGGCTCAACTAATTCGAGAGTTTTTTCGGTACCGCAATCGACTTTTAGATCTGATGGAGCGACGGCATCTGTAAGGATGATCATGTCGGTTCCGTCATATTGCAGGTAAGCGTCCTGGGACTCTCCGAGATAAACCTTTCCTGTATCGGTCAGAACGCCAAAGCCGTCTGTCAGGGTTTTGAATACCCACGTCCCATTATAGCCAAGCTGTACGGAAAAGTCTGGATCGGCATTGAAAACATCCGACGCACCACCGAGATTTTTTTCGAGGGTAATCGTCAGATTTCCAGAGGCAGCATCGTTGACCATATTGAAGTTGCTCGAGAATGAATCATAGAAGAACTGGAATTCCTGGCCAGCATACATGGCGGCGAAACCGTCTCCATCCGTATCACCAACGTCCCTCAGGGTTTTTAGGGCTGCGCCACCAGCATTATAAAGAGTGACCGGTCCGTCCGGATCTAAATCCCCCATGACTACGCTGCCACCACCACCGGCCTGGTTGCCATTAAGGGTAATGTGCTCTTCATTGATAAGAGCGGATATCTTTAACTCTCCGGCAACCGATCCGTCCATTATTCCTGACGCTGCGCCACCAGCCCTATGAACGGCAACATTCCCGCCGTTAGGATTGGCGTTAAGGGCGGCTGAAAGATCGTAATTCGTCGGATCAAGCACAGCAAACGTACAAGCCGTGCCATCTGTAAAAAGATATGCGATCGGATATTTCGTGTCTAAAGCTACCTCGGCACCAAGGTAAAACCCGTTGTCGTCCTTTGTCCCGAGAAGCATCGGGATATCTCCGGAGCCTGAGTCCTGCAGAAACCGGAAACACTCGTTCCCATCGATAGTCACATTGACAACCCCACCTGCGCCGGTATCTATAACCTCGACGCTCGAGTCAAGCTGCTCTATCTTGCTAAGATCTAATGCGGCAATCGCATCATCGACGATTTGCTGCAAAATCTCTTCGGTATTCCATCTACCTATCCATCCACCCATGGTGGTACCTCCTTATTGCATGGCCAGCCAAGCATTAATCACGGCAGGGCTATCGGCTGTTTCCTCGAAGATAAACTTAATCTTCCGGCATATTTTCGGATTGACGTCGAATAAGGCATTGCCATCCGAGTCTGGCCCACTCGCAGATGTGAAAGCTGTGGCGATTACGCCGGCTGCTTCCTGGTCCACAAAGACGGGATTTCTATCCATATTGCTCAGCTTATATGAAATATCAATCGCGGCGGCCACGCTAACGACGTTTATCTGTAGGGAGAAAACCCCTTCAAGATTGAACCGTTCAAGATCTATAACATACTCGACGGTCCCGAGCGCCGGCAGAGCCTGGTCACCAAGAATCTGTATTGCTGATGTAGGTGTACTCATTATAACCTCCTGAATTTATTTCTTATTTTCGTACATTTGCATAACCCTACGGACGATCTCATTTTTCTGTCCGGTCCATTTATCGATCTTGGCTTTTTTCTCGTCACCGTCCATAGTTTCGCTTAGCCAAGCCTTCCTGATTTTACGGTTGAGCTCCGTCAACTTCCTGCGATCCTTATGGAAACGCTTACGCATGGACAGCTTTTTACGATGCTTTTCTTTGATCGCCCTGGCTGCCTCATAATCACCGATCGCGTTCAGGTGCTTCACGTCTGCGTAAAGCTGGTCGGCTTGCCTCGTAATGTCGTATAACTTACTAATATACTTGGTGTAACGAGGATTGTCGGCCTGCCTCAAAAATCGACCTATCATCGGGTAATCATCCACCCGTTTTGTCGGACGCTCCGGATAGTCCATCAACCATCTGGCTGCTGGATCTGTAAAGAATAGGGCCAGATTAACATAAGTCGCAAAGTATCCTTTGACAAGGGACTCTGTTCTTTTTGGCGGCGTACCTATTAATTCACCGAGCATCTTGAAAGTCTCAGATGTCCACGGTTCAGCCCTAAGCCCTGGAGATAACTTGGAAATCCGCTGACCTTCAATCGGCCTGCCGGTGAACATACTTTTATTAAATACCTGTTCGACGATAGGGATAGCGGCCTGAGGCACCGGATTGAATGCGAATGTGTCCATCACCGCATGTCCGATAGTCCTTAGCACATATGTCCATGGTTCATTCCCCTTAGCGGCATCGGCTGTGGCTGTCCACAGAGTAGATCCAATAACACCCGTTTCAAAAGGCTTCGGGATCCGGATATGCCAATCTCCAAGCCAGAAATTATAGTATTGCCATTTCTCCCAATCCTCGAGCTCTTTATATCGATCATCGTCGGCATACGCAGCCCAGGCGGCCAGGGACATAGCGGCCAGGATAAGAGTCTTGCCGGCGAATACTTTGGGGTTTTCCCTGGCAGCGCGGCCCATTTTATAGAGGCCCTGGATCCTGGCATTCAGGAACGGCACCACCGAGGTGAAAAAGTTTAGGGTATCGGACGTTCCAGACATTTGAAAGTCCATGATATCTCGAGCAGCGAAAGAAGCCTCAAGCTGCGTTTTACCTTTCTTCCTAAGGTTGCTATACAGTTGTACCCTGGCGGCGTTCTCAGAGGCCTCACCGATCGCCTCCCATAGCCTCCATGGTGAGCTCACGACGTTCCATACCTTACCGCGCATCTGTTTCTGAGTAACCCCTTTCAGGTGCTTCGACACAGCCTTAGGATCATCGGCCCTTACATATGATCCTGCAAAGGCGTGGCCGGAGGCCAGATACTCGACATACTCTTTGTCGTTGAATAGGATCTTGCCAACACCACGGAGCGAATCAAGGAATGGAATAAAGTCATTCGAGATCATTCCGGTATGCAGGGTATCCCGCAGGAAGTTTGCCATCTTAAAAGCTGGCCCAAAGGTGGCTCCCATGGTCAACCACCGCTTCGGATATCTCAGAGCATTCACGAGCATATTGTCAGCGGTCACATTCCGCATCAAGCTCATGGCTGCGAAAAGCTCCGGATCATTCACTCGGTAGAACCTTGTTTTACCCTTATCCTTAAACCCGAGGACCGGCTCTCCCGTTTTCTGCTCGATAAAGGTGGCCTTGCCAACCCCCTTAAACCTAACGGTATCCTTCCATTGGACCTCTTCGACAAGGGGCTTCTCAACTTCATTACCGTCTTCGTCAAGGCCGTAGTACCCGCTCGGCAGGGCGAGTCTCTCCGCAGTCCGGAATGCATCACCACGAGATTTATTCTTAATACTCTCGACGACAAGGTGGTTCCAGTTTTTCATAATATTTTCAAAGGGATCGCCAATCTTTTTCTCGGACCCTTTGAGCCGTTTTATCTGCGCGGAAAGAAATTTGGATCCCTGCTTCGGGCTCTTTACAAACTCAATCGCAGTCTCTTCATCCTCGAATACACGATAAAACGGAATGTAAAATTCCTGCTGAAAAAGTTTTCTTGAGGCCGGATCTATAAGGCCGGCTTCTTGCGCGATATCGAGGATTGCATCATTAAACGCTTGGAATTCTTTGTTAAGTTCATCCCAGGATTTATTCCCTTTTGGATCGCCAACCCAGGCCATGATCTTATCACGATCTGATTTACCGAGAAGTTTCTCTCGGCCCTCTTTCTCCAGGGCCTCAGCCCTCTTGACAACCAGCCAGTAAAAAAATTTCTCACCATCTTTTTTAAGGCCCTTGACCCATGGGATAAAACCCTCACCCTTTGTGTCGACAGTCAGAACGTCGCCGGCCGCATTCCATTTCAACTTTCCATGCAGAAGCTGTCCGAGCATCGAGGTCGGTGCACCAGGAATACCCCTGTGCATCATGTACTCAACGCCTTCTCCGAAATGCTTCTTAACCGGAGCAAACTTGTCGACCACCAGCGTGGCTTTATTTTTCCAGAATGAATTCCATGCCTTAGCGGTTCTCTCCCTGAGTGGCTGGTCTGTACGGCCGATCTTGGCGTCTATAACCTCTTTGGCGTCCTGAGTAATCGGCTCCATGGTATCAAAGCCAGGAATGATCGGAACGTCGTCGACGGTATTCATATCAAACCAGGTTTCGTCGACAAATTCTTTAAAGCTATCGTATCCGGAATCCTTCATTATCGCGTCAAGGGTAGACAGGTCCGTATTGTCGTCATAGATAAAATCGTTTAATTCATCCATGGCAGTATCATACGCACCGTCCCTTTGCTCAGGATTTAAGATCTCCCTGTTTATCGTTTTGATAATAAGCCGCTCGGCCTTATCAGCTATTTCGCGCCGGTCCTCCCGTGTCGCATCCCAGGTCATGGGAGCGATATCTTCGAGCCTGGAGTCTACAAACTCGGAAAAGGTTTTATACCCGTCGACAGCATCATCTATGATGGAGTCAAGAAGGTCCGACTCTGTGGTACCATCGTCTATGAAATCCTGCAGATCATCTTGCGCGGCCTCCCAGGTATCAGTAGCCCTGTCTGTAAATCCAAACTTGTTATCGATTGCAGTCTTTACCGGATGGTAAAGCTCTTGCGCTATTGCTTCACGCTCGATAACCGTAGCATCCTCTGGCATGAAGTCAAACTCTGGCATAGGCGCAACCCCAATAGGTCCAGCGACCGGAATCATATTCTCGTGAGCTCGCTCACCTATAAAGGTACCCTTTTCGTCACCATCCAGGGATTCATAGAAATACTGAGGACGGTCATTTCGCATATCCCATAGCCGGCCGGTAATCCGGTACATTTTTCCGGTCTGTTTTGACTTGACCTTTTGGCCGGCTTCGAATTGCCACCCGTCGTAGGCGTCGACCTTCTCCCTCATTTCATTCGCGCCGTCTCGGATCTTTTCATTAAGATCTGCAGCAAAGTCACGGAGCGGCTTAGTTATCAAGTCTTCGACCACAGGCCGTTCCTCAGCCTGAGGTGCCTTGGCAGCCTTCTCGATCTTTTTGCCTAACGATCTCATGGACCGCATAAGGGGCTTGCTGACCGTTTCAATCCCATATTCAGGATGGTAATCGTCGGCTATATATTGTGCGAGATTATCCAGTTCACCGGACAGGAGATACTTGCTACCCTTCTTTGTTACGGAGATAGCTCCATCTTCGATCTGTGAATCGTAAAAGGTTTCTATTTCATCTGCCTGCGCCTTTGTTATTTCTATGGTATCGCCAAGCTCTATTGCATTGAACTCCACGACAGCTTCGTCTTTACGGGGGAGGTCGGCAACCCCGAGCTTACCATTTATTTCCTTAACCTCTTCATCGGTAAGGATCCGGTTTACTTTGATCTCACCGCTGATCAACCATTCTCCGGTCATATTCGGATTTGTCTTATACCGGTAATGGCCACCCTCTGGTACCTGGTCAGAGATCTGAGCCGTTCTCGGGATGATCTTACCCTGTTTTGTAACGGATGCTCGCTTATTCGCTTCTTTCTGCCAATTAACGTCGTTTGATACCTCGACCTCAGCCCATACCTGGTTATCCGGTCGGTAGTTTGGTTTCTTTAACCGGTTATCGGACTTGCCTCCGATATGGGTAGCGACAGGCATGTCTCCAGAATGCCATCCTGGTCTGAACGCCAGTTGACCTATCTTGGATTTAACCTTACCTCCGACCATTGGGCCCACGTCGGCGGCCAGCCATTTACCCATAGGCACAGTCTCATTCGCCTTTACAAAAAGCGGATATAGTTCACCGTCCTTTTGGGTGAATAGCTTGTAGGCCTTCACGGTCTTTTTCGGGATACGCTCCGGATCTGTGATAACATCGAAGTCTGGCTCGACGTCTATCTTTTTCCCCTCTTCGTAGCGGATCTCATTTTGGATCTCACCACCAGGTAGCAGGGAGGATTGGAATTTTCGAGCGTCCTCGATCATGCCGAGCAGGTTTCCGATATAGGAATTCGCCGCATCGACATTGTCGACGTATTTCACATCATCAGGGTAATGGAGATTTTTGATTGCGATCTTAGGCTGAGCCGGCTTTTTCTCCGGCATCGGTTTGCCTTTTTTCTGCTTCCCATACGGTGGTAGAGTTTTCTTATTCGGATCAAAATTCTCACGGATGAATTCTGCCTCGAGGAACTTCCTGATATTCAGCCTGATCAAATCGATAGACTTCTGCAGGCGGCCGATATAAACCTCACCGAGGGACTTGGATTTTTCCTTACCCTCGACAAAGGCTGTGATCGGAGTCAGGTCGGTCGGTGCCTTCGGATCCATGATCTTCCATGGCTTTCCGTCCTTATCGATCCCATATTCGCTAAACGCCATGAAACAGCCAGATTCTGACAAGGCGCATTGTTTGCAGCTATAGAAATATGTGCGCTCGCCTGAGTCGCATGGGCATCCGGTTTTACGGAGCTCTGCAGGAAGCTGATCATGCAGCTTTGTATCGGCAGCCAGGACAAGCTGTAGGGCACCCTTTTTATTCAGGGCCTCGATAGCCTTTATCTCGCTCGCGTCTGTCATTAACCAGGCATTCGCTATACCGTGCTTCTTCATATTCTCGGCCAGCTTTTTAGGACCGTAGAATTTGTAAAGATCGGCATCGATGGATCCCATTTTAATAAACGGAGCATTAGGCTGAGACTTCAACTTTTTAAGCATATCATGGTGCCGGCTGAAAATATGGATCGGCCGGTCAAGCAGCTTGGCCAATTCATTCATACCCTCAACCTGTTCGTCTGTGATCAGGTCGCCGGATCCGAGCATACGGACAAAAGGTAGCTCGGTCTTTTTCTTTTTCATGACCTCGGCAGCCACAATCTTGGCCCATCCCTTAGGATCTGTCAAAACATGAATGGTCGACCTAAGCGCTTTTTTGACGGCGCTCATTCTGATCATGGCAGCGGCCGCATAACATTCTTTACACGGAGTTGTTGGGTGGCAGGTGGCCAGTAAGAAGTCTGCCGACATACCAGCTTTCCCATTATTTCCAAGGGTTTGTGTCTTGGATTCAATATCGTACATCTTGCCGTTCCGCAGGCTGTGAAGATGATCAAGGAACCGTTTGCGCTCCTTACCCTTTAGGCCTTTTGAATCAGCAATCTCTTCGATGGTTTTGGTTTTATCGAGCAACGTAGCAACCTGGCCATCGTCAATCACCCTGTAAATTTCATCCAGTAAATCATAGGTTGTGATCGACCTGGTAAGTTCCCTCTTATTTTTTACATACTTTCCAGGTACTTCGACGGCTTTCATGGTAGGCCCAAACAGAACCTCAAAGGCCTCGAGCTCTTTGCTGAGCCGATTATTGACAACGCCGAACTCTTCCTGTTCAAAATCAACATCCCACCCGCGCTCTTTAACATCGAATAAAATCTGAGGGTTACCGGCTGCTCCAACTGGTAGGCCAGCCGCACCGATATTCTGCGCCAGGGGTGAATCCATGAGATCTGCCTCTGGCTTCGGAGCTCTGATTCTATCCAAAACTTCTCTTGCATACACATCAAATTCGCCCATGCCGGCAGTATACTCACCAGCGCGATACTGGTTATACTGGCGCACCATGGTGGCCATGAGCTTTTGAGCGGTAGCAAGATCGTCAAAATAGACACGATCAAATTTATTTGGCTGAGCGAGGATAGCGTCGCCCATTTTCTTAATAACTTCGCTGACCATGCCGACGATTTTCTCGAACAGGGTTTGGTCCTCTTTCATGACCTCGCCCAAAAACTTTTCATCGAACAGGGATGATCCGAGAAACTCTTGAACGTATTCGTCGAATACAGCGTCTTCAATATCTGCAGGATTTAGTTCATCTGCCGGAATACCCTTCTTTGCGGCCAACTGCCGAGTGTAAAACGGTAGTTTGCGATTACGGAATCTCGTGTAGTCGCCTTCATTTCTCATCCTCCACATCAGGGCCTTCAACACCTTGTATTTCTTTGGCATTGTTTTTTCTATCTCGTGACCCATCTCGTGGCCGGCGACCTGGAGGCCTGGAGTTTCGTTCCTGGTATTGATAAAAATAAATCCGTTCTCACGATCTATGTCCCGCATCCGGATTGTATTGCCATTCGTATTGTTCAGGAATGCGTTATCGGTTTCAAAAAACACAACATTCTCAAAGCCGAAAACAGTCTTCATGAAGCTGACGATAGCCTCTCCATTATTGACATTCTCTGGTTTGATCAGATCAAAATCGTCCTCGGTAAGCTGCATATCCTCTGGCCAGCGCTGAGACATTTTGATGTAATGCTCTTTGATATTGGCCAGGGTTTTCCTGACCGGCGGCTTTACAGTTTCCTCTACAGCTTGAGGCTTTTTAGGATCACCCTTTTGCAGCCATTCCTTAAATTCAGGCATGGACTTTTTGGTGACCCGCATCTGAGTAAAGTCGAATCCCTTTGGGTAATGAGCACGGTATGCCATTTGAGCCTGCTTCCTGGTCTTATAGCCAAGCATTACCTTTGGTTCATCAAAGGTCCCGTCCTCATTCGCCTGATCAATAATGTAAACATTCTCGGAGGTTACGTCGTCACCGACGAACACATCAACACCCTCGCCGTCTTTTGCCTTGCGGCCGGTTTTAAAAAAACCATATACGGCTTTCATACGGACACGCCAGGAAGGTTTCTTGCCTGGTGGCACGTTCTCTTTCCTGGTGGACCCTTTGGCGTTCTCGATCGATATCGGAAGGCCCTGGATTTCGACTTCCCCCTTTCTGTAGGTGCCGTCTTTTATTTCCTTGTATGATGGGTTTGGATCTGTTTCGGCGGCTGCTTCATGAAGCTGTTTCGCGGTGGTGACCTTCTTAGGTCCTTTGGCAGATACTGTGGTGGCATTGCGGAAAACCTTTTTCCCGAATGCATTTACAAACCCCTCCCTGGCTTTACCCTCTTCCATCATTTTCCGCTGCTCAGGGGTGGCCTTATTGTAAATCTCTCCGGACGTGGCTCCCATTATTGTGGTGCCATCCGGAAACTGAAAAAAATTCCTTTTCCCTGGTGGAGAGATTTTTTCTTTAGCTTTTGGTGCCGTAGGCTTTTTAGCTTTTTCTGTTTTGCCTTCTCTGGCAATGATCGTATTGGCGATCTCTTCGGCCTCGAGCCTGCTCTTACCCTCACCCAAAAGGGACTCTATGATCTCCTCCCTGGTTTCCTGTGGGGCTTCCTTTTTCTTTGCCTGTTTATCTATCTCTTTCTGGCGCTCCCTGGCCGCACGTTTGGCGCGGTCTGCAGGGACCTGCTCGACGTCCGCAGGAGTGGCATCGATAACTGCCTGCGCCTCTTCCTGTGGAGTCATTTCTGCAGATACAATAGGCTCTTCGATAGCCGGCGGCGGCTCGGTGATGACAGTCTCTTCGCCCATGGTCCGGTCGATCTCAGCTTGCCTGGCTTCAGCTTCGGTTTGCTGTTCGCCCTCCACGCCCCTTATATATCCTTGGCGTTCATCTGGCGTCCGGAGCGGACCTAACTCAATATCTTCAATCGGGATAATAGGCTCGGTTACTGGTAGCGGTGGTGGTTCAGTCGCCGGCAGCGGTGGAGGACCACCTGGCTCAGGGATAGCACCCTGTTCAGCGGCAGCCTCTTTAATGCCACGATCAAGTATTTCGGCAGCTTCATTCGGAGACGTAACCCTTTGAAGATCTCCAGTTTCATCCCTCTTACCGGTGAGCATGTCATAGGCTTTCCGGAATTTACCGACTCTCTTCTCGGTCTTAGCGCTCTCTGGTTTTGCGTCAGCGCCCCCAAGCAGTAGGCCGTATGGTGCGGCAGCGAGCCCCTCAGGAGTCGCCTTCTTAACACCTTCCCATGCCATATCAGCAAGCATTTTTGCCTGAGTCCTTACATCGGCCTCAAGGAATTTCTTGCGTTCATCCGGCATGGCCAAGGTGCCCGTGACCTCTTCTGGAGCGCCTTGCAGGGTTTCAGTTACACCTTCTGTGAATGCACCCAAAATCCTCGAAGCAATAAATCGCTTTATACCGGACCCAATACCTGGGGCCCTTAGCATCCATCCAAAAGACAGAGCCTCCATCGGTGCCTGAATACCGGCATTCGCTAAGGCGGCAGCCATGGCCTCTTTTGGAGAGGCCCCATTAGAAAGGTTTTCCTCGTAAGAGTTACCGGCTATATTGACAAACATCATGGCTCCGGACAGTAGCTTACCACCTTGAAGATGGGCCAGCGCCTGGGCCTGGATCTGCGGAGCGAGGCCTACCACATTCGATAGGTAGTTCTCGGCCTTATTCTTTTCCTCTCGGCGCAATGCATATCCGAGATCGCTTTTTAGATTGGGAGATTCTGTAATCTTTTCAAGGGCTTTATAGTTTATGTCAGCGAATGCATCAGCACCACGGACTGCCATGTCTTGAATTTGATCCCATACATTATCGGACTCGGTAGGTATAGCGGCAGGCTTATTTGGATCATATCCGGCAATATCCATAAAACCCTTGCCAAGCCAGAATGGTGATCTAACCATCTGCTTGACGGTTTCTATGGTCGGAGCCTCTACCTCAATCCCCTGTAATGATTCTGGAAGGAAGGCCTTTTGAGCTCTGCTCTTTAGATCTTTGCCACCGTAAATCTCAGAGGTAGGACGAACACCAGTTACAGCCTTAACGCCGGCACGGATAGGTAGCGGCATTTGGGATAGACCAGCATCGATAGCCCTTTCAAGCCTCGGCTTTGTCTGGATCCATGGCACCTCGATATCGTCCGATACGTCAGCGACGAACTGGTCATAGGCATCAGGACCGCTTGGCGATTCTGGTGTAGGGATTGCTCCGGTAGGAGATTGTGGAGCTACAGGATCATCGTCTCGCAGATTGTCTGCGACAAATTTATCATAGAAATCAGACATTTATAAACCTTCTTAGATTAGCTTAGGCCTGGGAATCTTTCTCTAAGCCCCTGCGCTATTTCAGCGTCAGAAATCTTTGGGTTTGCCCTTTTCAGGGATCTTGCGTACTCGAGCATTTCCGCTGGACTTGGCTGCGCGGCGTCTGGTCCAGGGATTGCTGCGCCGGCTGGAGCGACTGCGCCACCGGCCATAACCTGCCGGCCACCGACTGAGCCTGTCGGTAATGCCATGGCCTGTTTTTCTTTGGCAACACCGATCGCTTCATCGAGCCCTTTCATATATTCTCGGTAATACTCTGCGGCCCTTTCCATAAGGGCGGCTGGATCCAAAGCCTCGCCCTGATCCTCGGCGTCGTCTCTGGCCTCTTTAACCATATCATCCCAAATTTTTGCCTTATCTGGTTCGCTGGCGGCTTTCTTAATTCTCTCCAGCTTACCAACATCTCCGGTCCTCATGGCTTCGGCAACGGATTCTTGTGAGAATTTTTTAGTCAACTTCTCCCACCGGTCAAAGCGGTCGTCGGCGGCCTTGATCAATGCCTCGTGTCTTTCCTTTACCCGCTTTTGAAACACCTGCAATTCACCCTGTGTGGCATAAGCCTTTGGTTTTCCTGGTGCAACGGACTCCCAAATTTCATCAAGACTGTTTGCAATACCCTCTTTTGCAACCACAAGCGGATCTGCCAGCGGATTATTCATATTCACACCACCACCGGCCGGCTGTGCTGGAGCACCTGCAAGTCCATCACGCTGCAGTCTCGGTGTTCGATCGTCTACCTGAAAGGCTCCATGCTGATATTCACCACCCTGCATGCCTGCCATTTGTCGAGTAGGATCGTCTGTGAATGTAGGGGTTTGGCCAGCCTGCCGTGCAAGCTCAAGATACTCTTTTATGGACTTCGGCTTTTCGAATGCATCTGGACCAGGCACAACCCCACCCGTGCCGGCCATGGTCGGATCGGTAGCGACTGGAGTGTGGGCGAGTGCCAGTTCATTTGGGACCATTGATTTGGCCTGATTAAGATTAAAGACGGCTTCTGGCTCTGTCTCGTCCCAAATAGCTCTGTTTTGTGGAATATTTTGAGGCATGTAACCCTCCGGATTTTATACTAATCTTAGGCCGTAACCTACCCTCATGTACTTTGGAGTCGGCGTTTCTTGACCAACTCTTTGGGCCAGCGGCTGTGCCTTATAATTTGCGACGTCGAGAGCATAATCATCTCGAGCGGCCTGGGTATCTTGCATCCAATTCTGTACTAAGGCATTGACTTCATTCATGTAATTTGTCTTAGCCTCGTCAGTCATGGCAGAATATTTCGCATTGTAAATAGCCATATCTTCTCTGCGCTTCTGGCCGGCTGCCTGCATTGCTGTCCTGGCAGATGTATCATAAATCTGGCCAAGCGCCTGGCCATAACCCTTAACCGTTTCCCTGGCCAGTTGTCTCCGCATTGCTGGATTGTCTGCAGATCTATTTGCCAGCATCTGCTCAGCGGTAGCCTGGCGCAGTTGAGCGGCCTGGTTTCCTACAAGCTCCTGTCGTTTGCCGCGCTCGTAGCCGGCATCCTCTTCTGGAGGGGCATACTCAGGCGCTACATAGGATGGAACATCAGGATATGGAGTGGTTTGGAATACAGGTTTTTCCAAGGGCTTATCGAGGATAACGCCGGCACCACCACCACCACCAACGCTATAACCACGACTCTTGCTAACGGTGCGAGGGCCTGTCATTTGACCCCATGGCCTACCGTAAGAATCTTGCCTATTCTGCGTATTCGAAGGTGTTATTACCACCTGTGTCTTGGCGCTCCCTTGATTGCCGGCAGTAGGATTGCTCTGCATAAAAGCGAGTCCTGCAGCATCGGCTCTATACCGGTCTGACATTGCCTGTAGGGATCTATTCACCTGTTCCTCGGTGCCACCACCACCATGTCTTGTAACCATTCCGGAACCACCACCACCTGTAGGTGTGGGTATCGCCCCTTCAGCCGAATACCTTGGCTCTATTCTCATGAAACACCTCGCTTATATTAAAAATAATCTATTTTATACACCATGTCAATATCATTGATACTGTGTAAAATCAAAGCCTTCTCCGGCTTCCTCAGCCCTTTTGATATCTGTCATGATGGACCTTATCCCGACTTCTGTAAAATATCCCCACCCACAATCGGTGTTATTGCAATCAATCAGGGTATTCTTTCCCTCAACCATGTACCTCGGATTTTTATTCAATTCAAATACAGCTACTCCATAGCCACATTCTGGACAAGATCCATTTGGTAGCACATGGATAGAACTCTTCGCCGGCTGCACATCTGAGAGTCTTACGCTCTTAACGGCAGCTTCCACGGCAGGCAGTCCATGCTCTTCGATATCTTCAAAGAAATCGTTTAATATCAATAACATAGATTCCCTGCAGGATTTGTGTGAACTCTTTAATCTGGCTGTGCACCTCATATTTTGTATACCCCCTGGTGAAGTTGCGTGGTGAACGAAAGCGCTATCTGCGTATACGCTGGAAACGCCACCTTCGCATCATCTATAATTTGCTGGACCATTGCCTCAAAAGCAGCCTTTCTGGAATCGGCAAATGGTCTATTCAACTGATTATTATGAATAAATCCTGTATGATCATAAAAAAGGTCTGCGTAAAACTCTTCATAAAACACGGGATTTCCACCACCAATATCCTCTACCTTATGATCGAATGCCACGAGGTGAATCAGCGAGTCAGGATTTTCTGGAGCATCCAAAGCAGGATTATAATAGTCTGAGGCGAGAGTCAAGTTGTTTCCGGATATCAAGGAGATAAATCTATCCGGAGCCTCAGCGCCGGCCCCAAAGGTATCCCCCTGGACGTCGATATACCAGTTTATATTGTGGCTCAACCTCGGCACGATACCAGTATCAACACAGGCCCCGCCGACCTCTATATTGGCTTCGAAGAAAACCTCGATCGTCTCATACATAAATACCTGTTCGTAGTTGTATTCTGTGGACGTGAAGCCATAAGCCCACTCACCTGATCCAAGGGCAGACGGTGATGTAAGTAATGGAAAACTCTTTGTAATTGTCGTGAAGCAGTCACCTTGTTGGATTGGTGGCGGCGTCGTATTACAGAATGAACATATTACCTCGCAGGATCCAGCGCTATCGTAAAACTGCGTAAAACCGCATCTCCAATAGATCACATCGGTATAATCGTCACCTATCCCATCAAGCCCCGTGTCACAAGGTGGTAGCACATCTTGACTAAAAGAGCAACTCCGGCCGATGGTAACATCCTTGGACCCTATTGACGGCACCAGGCCGCGCCAGTACGCGAGAGATGCATCCAGCACAGGCAGGGTTAATGTGCCGCCGATACCATCTGGAATATCTGTCGGTATTTCCTCTCGCCACATATCCCATACAAAAGATCGCTCATATATACCGGCACCGGTATTCACGCTGATCTTAATATCGAAATACTGGCTCGGGCACCTTTCATCTTGGAATGAAGCGATATCTATATTTGCCTCAGACAGACCTGGCACAGGGTTAATGGCCCCGCCAGGATTATCGGCCTCCATATATGCCCGAATCCTTAACAGCCCATTCCATCCTATATTTCCAGGGATCAAAACCTCGATGATATCTTTCCCTGATCCTGGGTACCGGAACTGCGTACCGCTTGGAGCGAATGGAAGTTCAACAAGTACAACGGGGTGTGTCGGCTGTAAGTCGATAAGCGTCCACGTTCCAGGGCAAACCTCACCCACCGCAGACCATTGAGGATCCGTTGAGAGCGTCACGACCACAGGATCGATATCGAAGACAAATATAAAAGGCAGCCCACCACCAATAACACCGTCGCCGGTAGGCGTCGGCCATGGCACACCTGGTGGAGGCACCCAACCTGGAGGGATATCTGAGAAGCCTGGAGGTGGTTCGAGCTCATATTCCATCTGCTCGTAACCCTTTGACTTGTAAGGCTTTTTGTGCTCAGACTGCTTTAGAAGATCGGAGCTTAGGGAGTTGCTTGCATCGGTAGGGATCTCTGGCGTAAATTCTGCCTGCTCTGGTATACGGGTAGTAACGGCAGACCATTTCTCTTTGGCCGACGGCCGGCGAGCCTGTTCCGGATATACCGTCGCCGGAACGTACATCCGTTTTTCCCAATCCTTTTGAATTGCCATTTATCTCTTCCCGAGCGCACCGAGATCCACAGAATAATCATATAACCAGGTATCCGTATCAATCTCATTATTTCTAAACACCAGGGTAAGGTGTGTTTCCTGGGTAGCGTTCACGACCAATCTATGACGCCTCACATCGTCGCCTGTTTCCTCGGCGCTCATGTCGAGCTCGTCCTCGTGGTCAGGATATGTGCGAGAATCTTCAAGGATATCAAAGGTTAATACGGCACCCTCGATTGCCAGCATACGGATCCAGACCTCTCGCAGATCCAGAAGCGCTGCAGCGGCATTCATTTCAAGGTAGGCAACCGCATCGATCGCGTCACCATTATCATTCAGGCCGTAGTTAAAACGACTGGCCCATGACTTGCTGTAATTCATTTGAATTACTGGCAAAGATCCGCTTCCGGCGTCAACTTCTCCAACCGTTGTCGGAGCGTTGGCATCGTCTTCAAAGGTATCAAACAGCCAGTCGCCGGTCGTTAGATCATAAACAGGGAAGACATTCGGCAATTCGGCACCCTCTCCGGAGCATATGCCGAATCGCACAACCTCACAGGAGCTATCATATGCAGCCCAGGCGAGGCCCTCCTTGCCTTTTGTGAGGCACTCAGGAAATCGTGGATCAAAGTAATTCTGAATGTCCTGAGATATCCTGGTAACAATACGACCATCGGTTTGATAGATACCGTATCGGCTTATCCAGTATGCTCGCGTCTGAGCGGTTTCATCCGTCCTGATCACAGATCCCTGTGGACCATCGATAACCGTGACGGCGTCTTCATTCAGGGCCCCGACCCTGGTGGATAACACAAGTCGACCGAATGTAGATGGGCTGTAACCCTCGAAAATCGTTGTGCATCCACCGTCCATGCCTCTCTCTTGCTGGTGGACCAGGAGCTCATTATGAAATTTTTTCATGGATATGATCTTATTCGGCCGGCCATCACCCGCTCTCAGGATTGCAAAATCTGTACCAGACAAAACATTTGGCCCGATAGTCGAAGAGACATACAGGTAATGCGGGAACCGATTAAAGGAATACGCAGCCCTATCTTTGAACGCTGCATTAGATATTCCTATGGCACCATAATCCTCAGAAACATTAGTCATTACAGGGGCATAGGTTACTGACAGATTAGCCTGTTCAGATAGAGGACCTCCGGTGAACTGTATCTCATACCAGTATAGCGCAAAATTTGAATCATTAAACCTGTGCTTTTCAACCAGGGTTTCAGATCCATATAGCGTTACCTGGCCCTTCTCAGAGAATCCTGAGCTCCCGTCATTAAAGGATATTGAGCTAAAGCTAACCCCTTTCCACCCGCGCACGGCAGTAATCGTGGCAGTATTCGAAACATTATCATTCGGCTGCTCACCAGGATCAAACTCAAAAAACTGGACCTTATCGGCTGTACCGATGTAAATCCTATCTGAGGACGTGAGCTCATTCAATACCACAGACCCTGCAGCGTATAAAAAGGTTTTATCGTCTGAGGCGTCATATACTTGAACCTCGGCCGGAATACGCGAGATACCGTCCCACAGATTGTGCTCCAGGGACACAAACTCCTGGTTTCCATAGGTGATACTGGAAATCGTAATTGTGCTCCATGCTGAGCCATTCGGAACGATCCTGTACCAATATCCGGTGATACCAGCGAATGTCGCAGGCACCTCTGCGGTCGATTTGGTAAAGGTGACAGATCCACTCCCTGCGAGCCCGTCAGACCCGTTGAGGGTGGTATCGGACACGATCGTTGCCGTACCCCAACCGCTCTGATATCCCCTCCAGTAAAGAACTCTTGTCGGAGATGCGTTAGTATTTCCCTGTGTTATCACAAAGTTAAGTATATCTGCAGGTGTTTGGCAGCACACCATTAAACCAACATCTGTAGAGGCCAGGCCTCCAAACTGATAATCAAGACTGTCATTACCGACTACAAACTCCCAAATATCGGAACCACCTGATAATACATCAAAATTTGTATTATAAGTTTGCGAGTCGTAATGCGCCCCTTTTATCTTTTGACGGTTTCCAGCCCAAAGCTGGTGCTGAGATATTGCATCCGAAAAAATCATAATGCCGTCGATATCTGCATAGCTCGCCGGCTGCAGGATGATATCTCCGGAGTCATAGAACAGAGGGCCAAATACACCAGCGGTGAAAACAGGCGGCTCGTTTGTGGCCTTCAATAGAATGCCGTCCGAAAGCTGGACAAAGGTGTGGCGCTCGAAGTCGGCCGTGTCAGGATCTTCTTCCCATGACTTTGTGAACTGCCAGTTTGAGATCGGGAAGCGATCAATAGAAGCGAATCCGGTGAACAGCGGTATATCTGGATGACAGGCAGGAGGGCTGTCGTCCGCGCCCAATCTCGGCGCATACAAATATGCGACATTTGTGGGTACCGGTGGTGTGTTTAGATAATCAAAGGAATAGTTTTTGATCATCAACCCCATGATGGTTCCAGGTCCATAGATCCCATTAAGAACATCCTGAATATGCTGTAACCCTGCGGCATTAAAGGTAAAAGTATACTCTGCACCGACGACTCCGGATGGAGTAAAGATATTATCGGAGATCAGGGTATTCGAGGTGAAATCATAGAAGATATCTGGTATCTCAAAGAATGGTGGCACCTGTGCGGTAACGTCGACCAGGCAGATATCCATGTAATCAAAATTTGGAGGCCCACCAAATAGGGCGGGAGCGTCGAAGGCAGTCTCGATCCTCAGGGTGGCATCCGTGATCGTCGTCCCGACAAATCCGGATATATCGAACATCATTATTGCCCTGGCATTTTGAGCGGTGAACCCATAATCCACCGAAACCATAGGAGCATCCGGAAGGGTAGAATCACCGAGAAACATCCTTGACGGACCACCATCTCTTGCCTCTGTCCAGCTATCAGCGAAAGCTGTCCAAACGACGTCAGAGAAATGCGCTGGACCCCCATTGCCAAGGATCCAGGTCCCGCACATAGACTCTTCATAAATATCAAAGGCCTCTGAATGTAAGGCCTCCATACCACCACGTTTTCTTATGCCAGGGTAGTAATTTCGGAAGTTATTACAGACGCTTAGCTCACCTATGGTAAGTTGAGCGGCAGGCCTACGGGTGACAGTCCGACCATGGAAAGGCGAATAGCCACCTACCTGAAATCGATCTTTTCTGAATTTATCCATTTAGAACACCCAGGAACTTCCACGCGATCCACCGTAATGCGGGAATTGAACCTGAGTAGTTCTGCGGGTATAGCCCGATTGCTTTTTACTCTTTGCCTCGGTAACCCACGAATCATATTCAGCTTCCTTGATCTTCCCGAGCTCTTCATCGGACCACGGTTTATTTGTGAGTTGCATCAAACTGCCAGCGATACCGGTACCGATCGCTCTCTTGTATTGCCTCCAAAAGAAATCAGGTAACTCGGTGGCCGTATGGGCCGGCATAAGTATCAGCCTGGCCTCGATACCATCCGGAGCGGAATCTAATTCTGGAGTAGGGTGCAAAAATAAAATATTATCGAGCTCGTCAAAATAGAAGTTTGTGGGCTCGTTTCCGGTGTAATATTGCCATCCCCCAGCATTCTTATCCGGCACGTTCTCAACCCATGCTCGAAGCGGTGGAAGGTCCCGATATGTATCAGGATCCTCTCCATCAGACTTGAATTTAACGCTCTCGATTATAACGATATCTGCGGCATTCGGATCAGGATCTGCAGGGAATAGCCCGTCAAGCGGATAATAGTTGATATCAGCAACAACATCAAACCAAACATCATACCACCATAAGGCAGTACGCTTACAGAAATCCCTGAGGGTGTCTCGTATTTCATCCTCAAGCAACGTCTGGTATTTGGTATTATCTATCCCCTTGACATATTTGGCAACTTCATCCTGCCAACCGGTCAGGAAATCTATATTGGCCATAATTAACCCTTCGCCTGAATGAACAGCTTGCCGTGTTTTGCAAGCTCGTCAATCATGGCAATGGCCTGTTCGCGGAGCTCTGGAAGATCATCCATTGGTATCAGGTTGACCTTGTATTTCTCCAGCATATAGGCCTCTAAGGTATTGGTTTTGCGAAACTTATGGAGCTCTTTGATCTCGTCTTCCTTGATCATCTCCTGGGTTTTCATGGCATCCGACACGACCGTCTGCTCTTTGGCAGGCTCTACAACCGATAGGATATCATTCTCCTCCAGGTAGCCATCTTCATCAACACCGATCTCGCCGGCAATGTCTTCCTGGGTAACCGCAACCTCTGGATTTTCCTCACCATCCTCGAGGAACTCACTCTCGCCGTCGTCCTTAATTAGGCCGGTTTGGGCGACCTTTTTCTCGAGATCCGGAGCGGCTTCATCTTCGGCGGCCTGCTCTTCTATCTGCTCTTCCTCGTCAACCCGCATAACAACCTTGCCACCACGAGCGGCAACACCCTTCTCAAGATCCTTGTCCAGCCACCTCTGATATTGTGCTGGAGACATGGGCGTCATGTCGTCGCGCTGAGCGAGCCCGACCGTCCAGATGTGCACCCTTTCATCACCATTCGGCAATGTCTGTAGAAGATATTTTGCCCTTACAACTTTTTTCTGTTTCATGATAACCCCCCATTTTAATTAGGTATTCGCTATTCGCAAACCAGAAAATAAAAAGGGGAGGCGGCTATGCCACCACCCCTTGATAGAGTTATAATTATTTTACCAGATTACGGGATTATGAAGGGTACCAGGTTGTCCTCGAACCCATCAATATCACCGTCCATGGTATGGAAGCCGAGCATGAAAAGCTGCAGCACCATTTCGTCCAGAAGAGCACCATCCGTTTCGGCCAGGCTTTCGAATGTCAGGTCGATCGATGTATTACCAATCGCCATGTAATACGACGGAAGACCGGAGTTAACGGGGGAGCATGCGGCTGGACCTGTAAAGCCGGAATAATACATCTTGCCAAAAAGCAGATCTGCCTGGTCAACGAAAAAGTCCGGATCCGCTGTTGCGTCTCCGGAGACGTTTTTGACGATCAGATCATCGACATTGTCACCGAGGGACAGGACATTCCCTGGCTCGGTGCCGGCGTAGGCGTCGTCGACAATAAAGCCGGCGCACATGATCATGAAGCCGCGCTTTACGTTAAAGATCTCATAAATATCGCCGGATTCGATAGAGGCCGGAACCACATCGAGGCCTGTAGCCGGATTGACCAGCTTGGTTTCGCCGGAAAGGACTTTGGCCATATCGAGGGTAACGCGCTCAACGTGGAAGCCAAAGGCGTCGTAGGCATGGTTATAACCGCTGCCTTTGAATGCATAGGTAGACATATCTTAATACCTCCAGGGTTTAAAATTTTAGTTTGGGCACGGAGCCCGTCAAGACTTAGTCCATCAGGGCTCCGGCCACGGGGGGGATATTTAATCCCTCGGGATTAGCTCGGATTAGCCCTTCCGGACGTACATATCGACCAGCGATTCTGGTTTCAGAACCTCGTAGCCGTAGACGTTCAGACCACGGACCAGGGTACCAAAGGTACTTTCGGCTCGCAGGCTTTCCATTTTGGTCATTTGGGCGGCGAATGAAATCGCGCTCTTATGACCGGCCATTGGATGGTAAGCTCGGAAGGCACCATCGGTAACGCTGGTCAGCAAGTTGCTGGCGTAGATGGTGAACCGATCGATCATACCGATCCGGCCATTTCGCAGGATGCTGGTGCCGTCGCCGGCAAGGGAAGCATCCTTGAGATCGGACTTGAGGATCATACCGCACATCCACGGAGGCAGTACCATCCAACGGGAGTCCTCAGGGATATTCTGTTCGTCGAGGACAGTACCGACGTCCACGATGAAGTCCAGAATATTGGCCTTGGTGATCGCTACCGGAGCACCGGTTACGCCAAGGTCGAAAGAGGCAGAGTCAGCGCCGGCCGTCGCGCCTTGGTTGGCGGGATCTGCATCGGCATAGACGTCGCCAAGAAACTCACGGTCGACGACGATCTTCATTTGCTGACCGGCATCTCTGGACCAGGAATCCATCAGGGCGATATCGGTTTGGTGCTTGTCGATATCGTCGCAGATCATATTGAAATACTTGGCCTTGTCGATCAGGAGCTCTTTATTCGGAGCTTCCGGCCGTTGGATCTGCAGGCTCTGGCCTTTGTTATAGTCACGGATGATGATATCCGGAACCGTGCGGATAATGACTTTGTCGCCTTTATCCTTGATCTCGCCTTCATAGTCCGTATTGGAGATGGCGGCGATTACGGTTGCGGCATAAAACTTAACGAGCAATTTGCCCGACCAAATCTCCGGAATAAAAGTACCGGAGTATTGCGGGGTACCAGGGGCGGCTGGAATCATTTTATTTCCTCCAAGATTTTAAATATTTATGCGGTCTGACTGGAGGATTAGAAGGCCGGTCAAGCCTTATGTTACTAACCCTGCAGCGATTGCCGCTTGAAAACGATTGCTTACCTTATCGAACTCGGCCTCGGTAATTTTCTGAGTCGTAAACCGCTTCTTAGCGGTATTGAACTCTTCACGGGTGGCATACTTGGTTTTATCCATTGCAGCATTCCCCGTTTCCTCACCGACTGCGCCTGTGGCATCCGGAACCAAAAGGTTCGCTTTGGGATCCTGTGCAGGCTCTGCCGCGCTATTCTGTGCTGGTGGGGCCCCGCTCTCGGCCAGGTATCGGTTAAAAACCGCTATGACTCTTTGCGAATTGAGCGCCTTGGCACTCTGAGTCAATATCTGGATTCGAGGATAGCCGGTCATTGGATCCGGCTGGTCACACCATGCCAAAAACTTCGGATCATGGTTGATGGTCTGCCAGTTTGGTAATGCGGCGGCGAGCTCGTCAAAGTATTTGTCCTTTGCGGATTTAACGGTCAACTGCTCAACCGTCTCAAATCTTTGCATAAACTCATTATCAGGTGCCGCTCCTCCTGCCGGCTGACCAATACTCTCGAGCTTCGCATAAAGCTGAGAGATCAGATCTGCCTGGCTGTTAAATCCCTGCGCCAGGCGAATAACTTCGTCACCGTATCCGTCCATGGTATCGAGGTCAATCTTCGAGGTTGCGCTGGAAACAAGATCGTTTGCCGGTGCAGCCGGAGCAGGCGCGGCCGGAGCCTTCGTCTGCTGGTCGAGAATGGCCTCGAGACGCTCGATGACCTTCTGTGAGTTGTTGAGTTGTCCCTGCATTGCGATCTGCGACTCGCGCATATCGGAAATCTCTCGATTGTACTTACCCTGCAGGACCTTGTACTTTTGCTCCCAATCTCCCCCCGTGGCCGGAATGTCTGGAGTCGGTATGGCTTCGGCTCCAATTTCTGGATCGGCCGTTACGCTCAAATCGATCTCTGAATCCGGCACATTGTCGGCTGGATCCGGATGCGTCGGCTTTAATGGTTCAGCCGGTGGATCGGCCGGCGTCGCAACCTCGGGTTCGGGCTCGGTGCCGGCGGCTTTTGCGATTAGAGCGTTTGCTGCCTCTTCCTGTTTGGAAACGGCAGAGGGAATTTCGGGCTCATGACTTGCTTTCTTTTTGGGCATTTTGTCCTCCTTTTGAGCCGCATATGCGGTATTCAAAGTCTTTGACCGGAGCCATATGGTATTCCGATCAAGGTTGAGGGAGATAGCCCAACCAAATTTACAATAAATTCAACAACTTGAACTTAAAGAGATCCGCTGTACGGATTTTGGTTGACCCCCCTTGCAACTACCTTATACATTACATACGCCGTGTCAAGCGATATTTCCTTTTATTACGACCGCTTATGAGTCGTAGGTAACTCTTCTGCTTCCTCAAAGCGAGGATTTTGGGCCGACATTAAGAAATAACCCCATCCACGGTATGGATCGAGTAGCAATTCTGGCACGGCGAAAGCTCCGTAAGCATTATCCTGCTCTTTGCTAATATAGAGATCCATTTGAATAAAACTCATACCTGCGAGCGATATCATTAACGTAGATCTGGCCCATGAACAGGACTATCTCCCCGTTTTTATAGAGGTATGTACCATTTCTGGTATCATCCTCGGCGTTGGCCTTGGACTCTATGACAACCCCATTCACAGCGAGGATCTCTTGCCACTCCTGGCCAGCATGTTCAGCCGTAAGGCCATTGGCCTGGAATTTGGACATGGTTTCCTCGATATCAACTCCGGTGCATTTCCTGAGGGCCATGCGTAGCATCTGGCCTTGCATGGCCACCAGGACTGACCGAGACTTGTCAAGGTACCGGTCAAGCTGCAGGCTCATGAAGTTGTCGACGTCCCTCGATTTGAGGTCCTCTAACCGGTCGCCCATTAGCCGGCCTCCCCGTCATTAGGAATTATAGTTTCCTTTTGGGAACTATTGTTTCCCTCTGGCTTCGGGATATGGCGGCAGACCAGGCCAGGTTTTTGCTGATCACCAATAAAGGATATCGTGGGAATCAAAACACAACCATGCTTTTTAAGGATCCCTTGGACTTCCTCCAGGCACCTGCGAGCTTTGAGCTCATTCAACATTTCCGGACTAATTTCTGGCTGATTTTCAGACATTGTAACCCCCCTAATTTATTGGTTTTTATGAAAAATAAACGACAACCTATGCTGCGTCAACCATATCCTCAAATTCTTCAAAATATGCTATGGCTGATATTTGACCCTGAGCCGTAAAAACACCACCACCATTTTTCGTTAAAACGATATTGGTCACGGCTCCAGTTAAAGGCGAATTAGCGTTTGGATCAAAAAATTTATTCACCTTTGTATTTTTTGCGACGGCCTGATTTGTGGCTATCGACTGTATTGTGCCACCATCATTCCATTCGGCATCCCATGTATCGCCACCTGCGAGCGCAGAGTCCACTCTCATTTGAACCCCTATCAACCGAGAACCTGCCGGAACAGCTACTCCGATCGACAAAGATGCAAAAGCCGCAATTCCGGTGAGGGCGATACTTTGCTTCCTAATTATCTTTCCATCATAAGCGGAGTTTTGAGATCCAATCTCCATAACCTCCGCTGTCACCGTATTCACATCAAGCGAAGATGTTACCGGAGTCGTCCCGCTCGTCAATATAACTAACCCATTCTCGGATAAGATATCTCCCTTGAACCAGGCGTCTGTGCCATCAGTACCATTCCAAAAAACAGGAACAGAGCCAGCTTCGGAATGGATCTCTCCGATCATAACAGCATCGGTCCCGTCGGTTCCAGGCTCGAACATTACAGATCCGTCCTCTGCGCGAATCTGACCCTTGAACCATCCGTCGGTTACGTCGGTGCCAACATCGAGAACGATTGTGCCGTCATGGGCTGCCAAGTTTATCTTGGACCATCCGGTACCGAGAGATCCGGCACCTGGACTTGCAACAATATCTGACCCGTCTATCGTTTGCCACAAAGAACGAAGGTATGACGTACCCTGGCTTGAGCCGGATACGAGGATTTCTGAGCCATTCTGAGCACGGACATCACCCGTGAACCATGCGTCGGTCCCGTCAGTACCATTACCGAGAACTGCGGTTTCGTCGCCAGCCAGAATTCCCCCCTGGATATCCCCTATGAAATATCCACCACCGACTATCTGAATAATACCGGCAGTAATTTCGCTCAGGGTTTGATCGGCTCCAGATAATACGATAGGGGATCCGTCCTCGGCCATAACGTCTGCCGTTATGAACGCATCCGTTCCATCCGTCCCATGATCCAATACAACCGTGCCATCTGCAGATTGAACATCACCCCTTAGATCAGCGATTGCAAGGGCGTCCGCGCCGTCGGTACCATGCTGAAATACCACGGTATCGTTTTCGGCCAGGATATCACCCTTTATGTCATATTCGATATATCCATTAACTGCGGCATCTGCCAGGATATTCAAATCCTCTGCGGACGCTACAACCAGGACGCCGAGATCCCCTATGCCCTCACCGAGAAACAGGCGTATGATATGGGTATCTTTGAAAAAAGCATCTTCTCTCCAAGACATAACTTACTCCTTTTCGCCACCAACCCCCCGACTTAATTAATCAAAGGGCCGCCGGCACTCGCCATTGGCCCCATGTTAGCGGATTAAGGCACGTCGCAAGGCGCGATCGTATTATCCTGATTAAGAACGTAGGTCGCAACTACCGGATAGCTATTTCCGGATGGGCCCTGGACCCATACATCGATCTGAGTTGTGCCGGCAGGGATAGGGATATCAAGGACCGCTTGTGTCGGATCGGTCACAAAAACCGGAGGACCGTCACCGTTAAGAAGGACAGCGTACTGAAAATCGCCCAATGACTGCTCCAGCGCCGTCGCTCTGATGGACGTGATAAGATCGAATGCCGATACCCTGAGTGTACAAATACCAGGCTGCAAAATACCGATCAGCCCGTTGACACAAAGGAATTCAAATTCGTAAATACCACCGGACAAGCGTTCATCGGTGATAATCGGGACTTCGAGGCTCGGGCCCCCACCACCGGACACAACCGCATCGATCTCGGCCGCTGTGCTAACCAGATTTGTACCGAGATCGGTCAGCGTATCTGTTACCTCTTCACCAAGCTGGCCATTATCGTCACCGAGAAACAGCCGGCTAACCCTGGTGATACCTAATTTGACGTCTTCTCTAAAACCCATTATTACCTCCCAACCCCCTAAGATTATTAATTAATCAACTAATGACTGTCCCGCAGCCTTTTGTCGCAGGACTTCCAAATCATCTATATTTGTGTAGGTCTGTGGTGAGTTGTCGAGCAAAGTTTTGATATGCTTAAAGGCGAATGCGATACCACGTTTAAATTCATTCCCGTCGTCCACAAGCCCCTCTTTTAACACATCATATGCTCGATCGACGAACTTGCTAAAGCCGACGATCCCCGTCTCACCCATGCGAGCACCGTATCCAACCTCACGGCCCTCTACCTCATTGAAGCCTGGTACCATTACAACCCCCCCCGATTTTATTTAGATTCTACCGGCCTCGTCAAGCTGGCCCATATACTTTTTCTTGGCGCTCTTGCTAACGTATCCGGCACCTTTCTTTTGGTCGCCAGTATCTCCGGCCTGGCTCTTCATCTTTTTATTCCGACGCCTAACTCTGGATTTCACGTCGCCGCCCATATCCGGCATCTCTGTGGACTTTTGCCCATCTTTCGCATAATTTCCGGTACTTGTGTCCATCTGGACCTCCTTATAATCTCGCCATCCGTTCAAGAGGCGGCATTAATTTATTTTCTCCACCGTCCCGTAGAGGCATTGCACCACCACCTCCACCCATAGGCATCCCCATCTGAGCCTGCATCATATTTTGCTGCAGCATCATCTCGAGATCCTTATCTTCTGGAATGATTTCTTCCTGCATTTTCAGGGCCTTAACATTCTCTCGGAGCACCTTGGCCCTTCCACCGTAACCGATGATAGCCATGTCGACGTCATTATTAGTTAGAGCGAGGAATTCAGCCCGACGTGCCTGCAGTTGCTCAGCCTGGATCAGATATTCGCTGGCCCTGGCCATGACCTCAATATCACCCCGCGCATCGATATCATCGAATAGCAAGATATGTGTCCACATCGATTTGACAATCGGCTTGATCACATTCTGGTCAATAGCGACAATGGCATCCTTCATGATCTTGGAGGCCGCAGACATTAACATGGACAACCCGTGCGCGGTCTGACCGGCACCTGAGGCCGCCCCGCCAACACCGGATTCATACGCCGGCACACCTAATTGTTCGCCGGCCTGGTTAAAGAAATACTGGTAAACCTTCATCAGCATATCCGTCAGCGCATTCGGCTGATAGAAATGTATCGCCTTGTTATTCTTACCCATAGGATCCGATTTGGTTTTCCAGATCTTCCAGGGATAGAGCTCTTCGAGGTTGTCGCCTGGATCCATTCGGTCCTTATGTATCTCAACTTGTGGGCCTGAGGCAATCGCCAGGTTATTAACCATGGCCCGAGCGGTAGCATTGCACACCCGCTGGCAATCTTCCATGTGCTCAGGTGGCGCAACACCCCATATGGAGTCATTCGACTGGTCAAAGGAAGCCCCATAATAAGGCTTCTCGCCAAGGGGATTATCATTCAGCCTGGCCATGATCACATGCCGGCCGACCATCATGCAGACACAGGCCACAGGCTCTGCCGGATTATCGATCTCTTTGGGATCCATCCCCCAATCAATAAGCAGGTGGCCAGGGATTTCCCCATGATATTCGAGGGTTTCGATAACTGCCTGGGGATCCTCTTGCTCATTTGGCCTGAATTCAATATTGGCTCTTTCCTGGTCTGTCCAAAGCCAATCCTGCAGCATGCCACCACGGTACTCTGTGAGGACCTCGTCAATGGCGTCCGAATCAAAGCCTGGAACACCCTTCATTTTGACAAGGTCATTCTCTCTAAGCCTCTGCCTTTCCAGGGAATATCCATCATTGATATTTTTGGCACCGGCTGCGAAGTACATATCGAATGGGCTCACACATTTCCATGAACGGTAGTAAACCCAATCGACCTTAGGGGTACGCTTTCCGTCTGGACCATCCTCCCATTTAAGGGCTTTCTTTCGACGGATAAAGGGGCCTTTCAAAAAAGCGGTCGGATACGTTGCAAAGTCCTTGATAAACTTGGCAATCTCTCCGTAGAAGTCACCCTCGTTAAAGCCGTCCTCGATGATATCTGTGATACGCTCGGCTTCCTGGGCGGCCAGGGCTCGGTCTTCACGCTGCAGATCATTCCGCAGATCCATCATGCGCTGATCAATCATATCCGGAGTGATCTCTGCCGCTGGCACGGTCTGCAGGATCATAGCCACCTCAGACTGTACTCGCTTTGTGAGACGGATCTCCTGCTCAACCGGTAGGTCTGGAACTGGTGAAGGGGAAATACCCCATGGCTTCTCACCCGCTGGCAGCATAACGTCTTTGATCCAGGCCTCGATAGTCCTGCATTTGACGTTAGTTAGCATCATGAAGATCTGAGAGCCACCAAACTTGCGGATATGCGCCAGGTCATCCGGATCATACTTACCCTTCCGTTGCCGGATGCATTTTAAAAGGCGCTCTTCGACGAACCATTTGGTATTTTTTGCGGATTCCCAATGCTGCTTGATATGAGAGGCCAGGCCGATTATCTCTGGCCGATTCTGCATTTCCTCGGCCTTTTTCCTATCGGACTCCATCTTGTCAAGCTGGTCATTGTTTAAAACCCGCAAGAGGCCATTCCGTTCAGGAATAGCCCCATAGGTGGATTGCTGTACCGCTGGTGCAGGCATATATGCTCCCTCGACTTAGAGGGCTATCGTCATAACCCTCCGATTTCTTTAAATAAAAATAGAGGTGGATTATCCTGGGTGACTATCGCTCCAGACTTGCCACACCCACAAGGATCCCATGCACGGCCGCCGAATATCTCGATGGCGTCCAATGCTAATTGAGACGGTGACAGGTTATCACCGCAAATTCGACATTTTATTTCATGATCGTCTCCTGCCTCGTATTGAGCCCAACCTTTTTTAATCATTCAGAATATACTCCATGTCAAGGTTTATGTCCATCCCTTAGGGCTTGCCATTTGTTTCTGTCTCTCTACATGCTCCGGCGAGGCTTTCGGTGGCGGCTGCGGGACCGCGCCGGCAATGTCTCCCTTCAAAGCGAGCTCTTTAAATGCTGAGGCACCATGGCTGGCCCAATCATGCAGGATCTTCTCTTTGAAGCAGCCGAGCTTATCATTCCATTCTTTACGCAGGGAATCCAGGCAATCTATCCCCCGCTCACAGCCGGCTTCATCAAAATAACAGATCGGCAGGAATAGCCTGACGGATTCAATCTGCATCGTCTCTGATACACGAGGGCCAATATCGAATTCAACGCCAGCTTCCTTACATAGCTGCCAGACGCTCTTATCCAGCGCCCAAACGTGCTGAGCCAAGTCATGAGGGCCTTGCCATAGCCTTATCCGAGATTTGTGCTCCTTAGCCCATTCTATCGCATAATCACGGTAATGGGGGAAGCCCTCACCAGAGTTTTCGTAATAATGTAGCAGGTGGACCTCACGGCCGACGTTCTGAGCGAACCAGATCGCTGTTTCATCATGATACCCAATATCCCAATATGTGTCTATCGGCAGGTGCTCGACGACAGGGACCCTACCTATTCGGCCCTGCTTCCTGGCGGCTCGCATCTGTTTCTGGTAGTAGGCACCCTCCATAGATTTATAAAAGGCCTCTTCCGGAGTCGACGGGTGCTCTTGAAACATAAACTCACCCTGAGTCGACTCTGTCTCGACATACCATGCCTTTTGCTCTTCTGTCAGGTGGATCCTGTGCTTAACCTCGAGCTCTTCGAAATAATCCTTCAACCTATCAGGGGTAGCTGTCCCGCTCGGCTCGAGTCGATTGAGATCATTCTCTGGCCACCCGAAAAAGAAAAACTTGTACTGCTTCTTACCGAGATTAGACCTCATATCCTTTAAGGCTCTGGCGGTCTTGACCATCTCGTAATATTTACCCTCGCGCCCCTCTGCCGTGGATTCGATCGTCACGATATTGCCGGCATGGATAGCATTTAGGGTACCGGTGATAACCTCCTGGGCTTTCAAGGGATACTTGGCGCAGATCTTCCCGAGCTCAGAGATATGGATCAACTGGTAGGTACCAGACCGGCCAGACGTCGTCACCCTGATGGAGGATCCGTTTTTAAAGGACAGGTGTTTGCTCGAGATCTTGCTGCCACCCATCTGATTTTTTAATTGTTCCGGAAGGTTATCGTAGGCGAACTTCACCTTCTTTTGGAAAAAGTCCTCGGCATCATCCTTGTTATGGGCGATAATAGCCGCATGCGTATTAGAGTTGAACATGCAGATATCCAAATATAACAGACACATAAAGGTGGTGATACCGTGCTGGCGAGATTTAAGGATGATATTGCAGTACCACATCCCAAGGTATAGTAGCTTTTGGGCGTAGTTCATTTGAAATGGGATCTGGTTACCATCGGCATCTACTATCTGATACAGATTATCTATTCGCCACCGCTGAGATGCAAATTTTTTATGAAGCTCGATGTATGCATCTATCTCGGTCGGTGGCATGCCTGCCAGTTTAAGCTGCCGTTTTAACTCGGTATAATACTCAGGACTCCTGATCTCCGGCAATTTGCTTGTTTCTACAATCATTCTCTATCCTTAGGGTATCCTCACAACTGCATTTCCAGGCGTGAATGACCTCAAAGTAGATCCCATCCCCCTGAATTATATAGACTTTCGGCTCCATATCATTGAAGCAATATGGGCATGTCGGCGGCATATCGACTGGTGGTAGCTTTATTTCCATGACGCATCCATTGCCTCTATCAGTACAAAATCCGGATTCAACTTCATCCGTTTATCGAGCTCAGCCCCACCTCTATACGCATTACGAAGGCTCGGCCTCTGTGTCATAAACAAAGAGCCGTCCGCTCGAGTCCCGAGATAGCGGCCAGATTCACGGCTCATAACATAGTAATACTTTTCGCTATCCGAACTCATACCCCCCCCAATTTCTGCTATAAGCTATCGTAATAATTAACAATCTCGACAGCGGCTTGTCTGCACCATTTCCTAAGAAACCTTGTTGTGGCCAGGCGCTCTGCCTCCGTATATGAGTCTCCGATGAACAGGTTACACCCTGGCCCGACAATCATAAGTCTTATCAGATATTTATCTGAATTAGGGTAACAGCCGATAAACACCGTCGGACAACAAATTCCATCCGGCAGATACATTGCCATCAACTTTTTGACTCTGTCCCTGGCCTTCACGTCCGGAACGAGTCCGCTTTTTACCTTCATTGCATAAGCCATCCTTTTATGTACTTCATGTCGTAAAGCGCTGAGATCGGGATCATATATGCATTCGCATCCTTAATCTCACCGTACTGACGCTTCGTACCCTTAGATAGCTTCTGTGCGCGACTCCAAAATTCCTCTGATCCAATCCATCCTACAGCCCAGGCGTCATGTACTGTGCTGCGATCTTTAGGCATAAACACCTTCTGAAAGACGTATGCCTGGCACCGCTGCTTATGAGGCCTATCATCCCAACACGAGCTCACCAGGCAATCCCAATGCATCTGAGGATACTGGTGAACGGTAGCCGTCTTTATCTCAGTCCGTACTTTACCGAGCATAAAGTCGTAATCGCCGGTATCGTGAAACACCGAATCCGGCAGTTTGTAAGTTGACTTGAACATCAACTCACCCCTTGGGCCCATTAAATGGCGCTGCATTGCCTTCTCTGTCTCTGCATAACCAAACTGATTTGTACGCCTATCACCGCTGACTCCGGCCATCTTGTCCATGGCCATTGCTACGGCCTGCTCTTCGATCTCTTCGTTCCAGACTAACCTCTTGAATCTTTTGGGTGATGCTACTCTTTCCCAGGTCATTTTGATCTCCTTCAAATGTTAGCGGATTAAGCTCTTCGATCTCACAGATTAAGCCATGAGGCTGAGATTGTCTATGCCTATATCCGCTGGTTTCAAGTTATTCAGGCGGCTCATGTACGCCTGACTGCAGTTCACCCTCTAAATGTTAAAACCATAATACCACAGTTTTGTATGGAATGGTGCAAAGTTTTGTATAAAAACAACACATTTCTTGTACCAAATCGATCAAAAAACAACATATAAATTGTGGGGTGACCCTGAGATTTGAACTCTTTCACGATATTCACAGTATCGCTGGCTTGCGCCACAGCCACGAGGCCACCATAAATGCTGGTCGCGGAGGCAGGATTTGAACCTGCGATCTGATGGTTCCAAACCACCCGTCCTAAGCCAGACTGGACCACTCCACGATGGTACGGGATGCTGGACTTGAACCAGCAAATTACGGTTTCTAAGACCGTTGCCTATTCCAATTCGGCTAATCCCGCACATGGCAGCGGGTAGGTGATTCGAAAACCTGGACGCTATTAACGCCACCGGTTAGCAACCGGCTGGATTACCACTCTCCTCAACCCGCTGTAATTACTATAAATGTTGGCAGAGGGTGGATGAATCGAACACCTACGTTTAACCGCACCACGGGGTTCAAGCCCGATTTGTCCCTTGACGGCACCCTCCTTGGAAGAGGGTAATGGATTTGAACCATTAACAATCGGCGTCAAAGGCCGATGCTCTGCCAGTTGAGCTAACCCTCTAATATTACTGGTGTTCCTGGTGAGAATTGAACTCACGATCTCGAGATTGAAAGTCTCGTGGCCTTTACCATTTTGGCCCACAGGAACATTACTGGCTGGCGCGGTAGGACTTGAACCTACGATATCCGGCTTAACAGGCCGGTGCATTGCCAACTTTGCTACACGCCAAATTGTGGAGCCCGATGTAGGAATCAAACCCACCTTCCATGGGTACAAACCATGTTAGATCTCAGACCAATCGGGCCTGGCAGACGTTACGGGATTTGAACCCGCGCCCTCCGGCGTGACAGGCCGGCGCTCTGACCAGACTGAGCTAAACGTCTATGGTTGGCAGGGAGGGATTTGAACCCCCGAACTCCGGAGAGGGCTGATTTACAGTCAGCCTGCTTTAGCCTCTTGCATACCTACCAACAAATGGTGCGAGCAGGTGGCCGGTTTCGCTGGCTATCATAAGGATTTGCAGATCCTTCAAGCCTCCACGGTTTCCCCGCTCTTGACACTCGATTGATCTTATCACCTTCTGGATGGACTGCAACCCGATCCAGGGTGACTCGATCGCCCTGTGCCCTCTAAGGTTGCCGAATGGCATCCTAAAATGTGGTGGCCGATCCTGGGCTTGAACCAGGGACCGCTCGATTATCGGTCGAGTGCTCTCCCAACTGAGCTAATCGGCCTGGCAGACGCTGCAGGAATTGAACCCGCCCACAAGGGTTTGGAGCCCTCGTCGCCACCTTGGAACATGAGCGCCTATGGTAGCGGAGATGGGATTTGAACCCATGACCTTCGGCTTATGAGGCCGACGCGCTTACCTGGCTGCGCCACTCCGCATCATTCATCCTCAAAAGGCCAGGCCGTTCCGGATATCTGCGTAGGGATTATGGCCTGCTTCCTTCCTGCGTACTCTTCCTCCTCTTCCATTTTGGCCGGTCGCCATGGCTGATTTGAGAATATCGCCTTGCATTTAAAGCACCTATACCATTGTCCGTCAAGATGATCCCATGGATAAGGGTGCTTGCATTTAGGGATCTTGCCCCCTTTTATCTCCCTAAGCATCAACCTTGTATGGCCACGGGATTTCCGCATGGTCATACCATATGCTTATTTTCAGCTTCTCTTCTGGATCTCGCGCCGGCCGATCATCTTCCTCACACAATCCCTTGTGCAGAACATAATAGGCCAGGGTTAAAGGGTTAGTATGGAAGTCCTGTTTCGCCAGGCTGTGGTCGACCATATGCTCCGACGCCAGGCTAAGCATCTGTTTTGTAACGAAAAAAACGCATTTGCCCGTCTCTTTCTTGATAAACAGGATCCGATCACCATCGTCTAAGTATCTGTAATCCTTAGGAACGAAGCCCATTAGCTGTCCTCCCAAACGACCGATATATTGTACCGTTTACCGCACCGTGGGCACCGTGTATGCAGGATATTATCCGTCGCATTAACAGACACAATATCCACCCGAACCTTGCAACATGGGCCCTGGAACACCCTCAGGATCTGAGTATCATTCCTGTGCTGGTCTTCAGCCGTGCGCTGATGATTACATTTGCCACGCATTAAACAGTCAAAGGCCGTCATCTCTGCCTCAATACCTCTGACGTCCAAAGGGCGATCACCTAAATATTTTATCGGCTTACCCTGTTCACATTTCTCCATATGAACCCCCTCTCAAATGAAACTGGTAGCCCGAGAGCTCAGCGACCACAGCCGGCCAAAGCTGTGGACCACCTTACCCTCGGGTGTTACCAGACCTGCTGCAGTTCAGGTTTTATCCTTTAACGACCAGTATCGGCCGAAAATTATCAATAATTCTAATCAGTTTAGACGAACCGCTCAATACATATCCTATGTCCTTATATGCATAGGCCGATTCATCGAGCAGCTTCTCGACTGGCTGAGAAACCATTATACCATCCATTGACTTTGAATGGTCTGCCATGTCGATTGTTTTTTTGGCCCTGGTGCGCGACATGGTACGGCCGCATCCGTGAGGCGCTGACTCGAGACACTCTTTATTGCCAAGCCCCTCTGTGATCCAAACACCATCCCGCATATTCGCTGGTATGATGCCTATATCCCCCTTTGAAGCCGGCGTAGCGCCTTTACGATGGATAACCCCATCATCGGTAACCGTCGCATGGTTATGGTTCTCATTCACCATATCCATCATTAGCCTGCGGACCTGGCCAGACTGGAGCCCTAAGGCCTTGAGGGCTTTCTTCATCATGAGCTCTCGGTTGCGAAGGGCAAAGCTGAGAGCCCAATTCATATCTGCCAGGTATTGCTGGCCGAGCTCAGACTCAAGAGGTATCGGCCCACCGGACATACGCATATAGAAGTCACCGATATTATATCCAGACTTCCGTGATCCTGAATGAATGGTAACGCCAACCTCTTCTGTGCGCTGGCTGATACCGTACTCGAGGAAATGATTGCCACCACCGAGAGTACCGACCTGCCAGGCTGCCTTCATATTGACCGCATCGGCTAAGGCTTTGTATTTACTGGCATTCCTAAACCGCTCGAATCCATTGGATTTAGTCTTTCTTGAGTCGAAACCCACCGGAATCATTGATAATACTCTCTTCTTGATATCCGTCCTGGTGGTCCCGAGCTCGCCATAGGTTATGCCAGTATTCACATGGCACATACCGCATCCAATGTCATAACCCACAGCCCCTGGCCAAATATAACCGTCCAATAATGCTACAGATCCTATCGGTAGATCATAGCCGGCATGCACGTCTCGCATGATAGCCAGGCGCTTAACAATGTACCGATCTGCAGCATATCTGCCTGGATCCTGCCGTGGATACATAAGGGCATTCACGATCTGATCCTTCGCAGGGTCCTCTATATCTTCCCATGGCAGCGTTAATTCCAGGCGGCCACCTGCAAAGTCGATAGCATCTTCCGTGGTAATCAGTTCAATAGCCACGCCTCCCCCTCTCGTTAAATGATTGGGTAGCCAGGTCTGGATCCCTGACCGCCCCAGGCTGCCCCCGTCCCTGTGCGACACGGGGTACAACCTTGTCCAGATGTTATGAGCCGTCCAATACAGGCTCGAAGCCTATGACGACCGCGACGCTGGCACCGGAAACTTCCTGGCCATAGATCCCGCGCAGGACGTCCATCAGGACGATCGGATTAGCGCAGATCCCGTCATGATGCTTTGTAAAGATGAACTTCGGGATATCGGCCAGGCTGCACACCATGACATGGGTAATGACCGCATTCCCGATTTGCTGTTCGTCGTCGTCATTCATCGGCAGGACCTTGCCCAATAGCCCAGGCTTTGCCCATCTGTCACCAATACGGACGGTAAAATTGAGCCCCTTCTTGAACTCGAGCCGTTTAAAATCTAATGATTTCGGCAGGATAGCATCACCCAAAGGTGCCTGCGCTGCCTCACGATCGTCTACAAACTGGTCCTGAGCATTCTCTACACTCATGATAACCCCCTGTTATATAATGTTTTTAATGTCTTGCACGACCTGTTCGACCAGGACCGGAATGACCACATTGGCCATATCCTCGAGCTCTGATTCATCTATCAGAATGTCACCAGTATGAGAGACAAACCCATTTGATACCTCGATCTTCAAGACAAAGGTGCCTGGCAGACTATTGCCGGCCAGGGTAGCTCGTGCAAAAATTCCTTCCCTCTTCATTTCGACCACCATAATGACACAGGAATATTCATTCCCTCTTAATTTCGACCACTATAATAACACAGATCTGCTTAGAATGGGGCACCCACCCGCTCGATACACCACCACAAATAAAGCAGCCCGAACCCTATGGCTGCGAGGGCAATAAAAACCTCAGCATCTTTTTCCGGATCATTTTTCTTCAAGGCGTCTCACCCTCGCGTCCAGGTTAAGCAGGATCTTTATTATCCCGCTGAGCACACCGCATGCGAATAATGCGGCAAAGCTGGCCACAGCTAAAAGGCCAAGCACAAGTATATTCTCAATGATCTCGGTGTTGGCTGGATCCATAAACCAGGTGACCAGGCTATTCACCACGCATCTCCCTGGCTATCTCATATCCTTCCCATTCATCGACGCCGGCAGCCATGAGGCACAATAGGAACTTCACGTCCTTTTTGAGAGCGGCGTACTCTTCCTTTGTTATCGTCACCATCTCGCTATCGTCGATCAGATCTGCAGGATGATCCTTTGGTTCATCTATCTTTAAGCACCCGCCTGGCCCGATCTCGCCATGAACGTATGCAGACCCATTAAAAACCAGGTCGCTACCGCATATAGAGCATTTCATCCTAACCCCCTCTAATTATAGGATATACACCATTCGCTGGCGATCTCGTCCATAACCCAACATAGATCATCGTCGCTTATATCGGGATCCTCAAAGTAGACAGCCTCTTGCACGGCCTGTGATTCAGCCTGGCCACGGCCCTGCTCTTCATAGGCCTCATGGATATCATCGAATTCGTATTCCCAATCTGAGTCGAGATAGTCGCCCTTTAGATCGTCGATAGTCTCCATGACCTCTGATTCTCTGTCTTTAACCCTCTGCAATACTTCGCTTTTATTCATTTTAACCTACCTCGTGGGGTAGCTTCCCCCTGTTTTGTCCATCGATTGATACCAGGATCTGAGTCAGATTATTAATGATGGTATCCCCAATCGGCTCTTTCTTAAAGCCCATGATCGTCTCGAGCCGGTCAAGCGCTGCACCTTTGGCGTGAAACTTTAGGGTGCGCCTGGTAATGCCTCCGGCCACAGACGTCTCTCGGATCTCAGATATTGCCCTGGCAACCTCATCCGGCAGATCACGGATAGCTTTAAGATTGTTATTCTCGTCATACAGATCTTTCGGATTGAGGAACGCGATACAAGCCTCTTCTGATAGAATACGATCAAGGTCAATCTCCAGGTTAGCTTCGGCAACCTCCTGAGCCTTTTCCTCGAGCTCGCTAAGCCGCTGTATTACAACGGGATCTTTAAGCCAACGTGACCCCTGAGCCCAGGCAGACGTCTTCTTACAGCTTGGAAACACCTGCATATAAGCCTTGCCTGCAGAGCTCGGATCCTTAAAATAGAACTCTGCAAACTTTCGACGACGCTCTATGGCAACAGAAGATTTACTCATAATATTAGACGCTTACCAGTTAAGAAACAAACTGACCGAAAAGCCC